CATGATTGTCTTTCAGATATTGACGCTTGGCTGCTAGCAGATTCCTGAAGATACGGCGGATTAAGTAGGCTTGAATCGTCTTGCCCTCTTTCGTCTCACCCATCTTGAGCATAAGGGCATGGTGTACCCTCACGGCCTCGAAAACTAGGTCATCATAGCTTGAGGTGATTGATAAGTCAGCCACTATCAATCCAGACAACCTTGCTCGCATAACAGGGTCAAATGAAGCAGCGTATCGGATAGAATCAAAGCCTGAGTCAAAAATGTATGGCTCAAGGCTCGATTCATTAGGCCTTCAGGCTGGTTGTTTCAACCCAAACAAGTAATAGCCCACGGCATTGTAGTACTCAGCCTGTTCTTTCGGAATCTTGAAGAAAGGGTCAGTAATATCCGACAGGAAATATGCTCCACCGCCAACAATAAACAGGTTATCAACTTTGTCTAAAATGTCGCCAAACTGGTCTTCAATGATGACTTTCAAATTCCCGATGTAGTCCAATTTTGCTTCTTGGATGAAGCTTGCTACTTCATAACTCACACCTCTTCGTTTGAAGCTGCCTTCGTTCAGGATTTGTCGGGCTTCAGTCAGGGTCAGATTAAGGCCGTGAGCCTCTTTGACCTTCTCAATCAATGCTGAAGCAATGACGATAGCACCTTGCTTCTCAATACCTCGCAGCATGTTTGCAGAAGTCTTACCATTAACTACATGGCATACATCCAAAGTTAGAAAGCCCACGTCACACAAGACATAGTTCAATTGCGGGTTGAAGTCTTTGCTGACTTGTGGGAATGTAGCACCGTATCGGTCGATAGTCAGCTTGCTGGCTGCGCCTTGAGGTAATACAATCACTCGTACATCCTTGCCTAAGCCTTTGAACAGGTTTTCTACCGTCTCTTTGTAATAGCCTGAATTGCTAACTTGAGCGATAGACAACCCCAAGACAATGATATCAGGCACGGAGATGTCCAAGTCCTTGATAGCCTTGAGCAGGAACAGCGGTGTCGCTTTCTCAAGGCGTGAGTAGTCGGAGATGTCGATAATGGCTGAGTTTTGAATACCCAATGCTGCATCACCAACATAGAATGAACGGCCTTCGTGCTCAATCAAGTTCACGTCATTCACCAGCGCATTCTTTTCAACTTGTGCAACGGCTGAGGGAAACTTGAAGATGTTTTTGACGGAATTGCTGTCGCCATAGACAACTTTTACATCGCCAAAGCCAGTATCAACTGCTAAAATATTCATATTGTTTTGCCTTTCGTTTAAACGGTGAAATTCGCCATGCCTTCGTCAATCTTGGCCTCACGCTGATTGCCTTCTTCGCCCTCAGTTGACTCGAAGTAGTCATCTTTGACTGTCTTCTGGCCTTTCGGCTGATAAGCAGCAACTGGTTCCATCGGGGATTCCTCAGGCACTATTTGATGGCGGTGTGGTTCAAACAATCCTTGAGGTACAGTCGATACGGCCTTGACTTCGCCTTTGCGGAGGCTATGCGACTGATTCTTGCCTGGTCGTACAAATTCGATATTGACGAATTCAATATCATCTTCGCACTCGATAGTGATTTTCATGTAATTCCTTTCATAGGTTAAATCCTGTAATGATCAAAATTGCGATTATGCAAGCAACATTCATACCACATAGCACCCAATAGGCCGTTGACCACTTTGATTTGACGGCAATAAAGCTGAAGATGCCTGCATAGATTGAATGAAGCAGAAGTAGCAAGTACAACATCGCCTCAGCCTTTCAAGATTTCGCTGAATTCCGCCTCAGTTACAATCTTCACACCCAGCTTGCGGGCTTTTACAGCCTTGCTAGATTGTGCGTCTTTGTCGTCTGTTACCAGATAATGGGCTTTGTTGATAGCAACTTCTGCTACCTTGCTACCCCAGTCAGCCAGTAATTGATTGCGTGGTTTGCTAAGCTTGCCTGTAAGAGTAACAAAGATTTCGGCTTCCTCTTTCTTAGCAACTTCAGCCAGTACAACGTTGAAGCCAGTCTCAAAGGCGGATTTGATAAAGTCAAAATTCTCTTCAATAGACTTGGCTGGTACATATGTAGGCAATTCAGCTTCCAGTTCCTTCGGCAATCGGCCTAATTCTTTCATGCTTGTGAAGAAGTCTTTGCCTGTCTCGGCATAGTATGCGTTGATAATCGCGGTGGCTGTATCGCCTACACCATTTAGATTCATCGCTTGTAAGAATACAGGCAATGTAATTGTCTTGAGGTTATCCAGCAGTTCATTTCCACGTTGTATGAATGCGGGAGTCAAGACGGCTTCCAGATTGCGGCTATCAGAGTCAACCAGATTCTTCAGGGCTTGTAGGGTAGTCAGCTGAAAGTGCTCAATCATGGCGTCAATCTTAGCTTCAGCGAAGCCGAAAGGCGCAACAGCAGTCATCAAAGCCTTAACCATGACTGCTTCGCGGTCGAGTTCATAGGTCAGGTGAACGCCATCCCATTTAGTCGGTTTGCCGTTCCATGTTGTAGGAATGATTGCTTCGGTAGATTTGATTGTACCGCACCAATCAGGAATGACTTCATTGGCTTTGGTCACTTGGATGATTGAGCCTTTGCCGATGTTGTTTTCCAAGATAGCTTTGAAATTGAAGCCAGAGCACAAGCTGATAACGCTACCAGACATTTCAGTCGGTTGAATGCGGATGACTGGAATCAGACGGCCTTTGTCGGAGGCGTTAATCTCAACATCTAACACTTCGCATTCATACACTTGAGTAGGAAATTTGACGGCATAGCTGGAACCATCGGCGTTTTGAATAACAACACCGTCAGTCAAGAACGCATACGCATATTCAGGCTTGTAGTAGTTGAAGAGGCTATCCCCAGAGGTGCGGTCAAGAACCGCTCCAGCGATGAACCGTACAACGTCAAAATCTGCCGTTAATGCTTGTTTACGCTCAATTGCGTCACCAGCAATATCAGTCTCATAAGCGACAAATTCAATCAGCTCATTCAATTCATTAGGTTTAGCTGTATTTGCAAGGCCTGCTACCATATTGCGCACGTTAGCATAGCCCTCAGCCAGTCGGTCTTTTCGGACTACCAGTTCACCGCGCACCCAACTAAGCTTGCCTGTTAACTCTTCGCTTAATTGCTGTGGAATGTTAGCTTTCGGCAGGTTAGCTGTAACATCATATCCGTATTGCCCGTCATTTCGGGTCAAGACATATTTCAGACGGCCTTTGTCGTCATAATACGCAACGGCTGAGATTCCGTCCAGTTTTGAGGATATGCAGTCAACTTCTTCAGCATTGACTGCTTCAGCCCAAGCAGCCATCGATTCATGTTTGCGCTTGCTTAACGAACCGACCGTGAAGGAATGTTTGTACTTCTTGAGGTGACTACCAGATTCAGCTTTGTTGCCCCAACCAATCGTCAAGACTTCTGAATCGGGCTTTTCGGCTCGAAGCTGCTCAACCAAAGCGTCAAATTCAGCGTCAGACATGATAGCTTCGCCATTGTAATAGGCTACAGCTGCCTGTTTGATTTTGCTTTCTAATGCGTTCATATAAAATCCTAGTGACAGGGTGTTGATACCTTATATTCTCAACAACCAATCTTAATTTTTCGCAAAAATAAAAGCACCTAACTCAAGGAATCGGGTGCTCAGCTATCTGGTCATTTGCTACATGTGTTCTGCATGCTTTTTGAGTACATGTCGTAGTCAGGAGTGACTGTAATCGTGCTGCCTTCAGCCGTCTGAGAGTAGAAAGGATACTGCACTTTCATGTCTGCTAAGCAGCCTGTCTTCAACAGTTGAACGGTTACATGGAATTCAGTCTTGAACTCCCTGCTTTCGGCTCGCTTGTATATCACTTTAGCAGGCTGAGACAACTCATTCAATTGCTTCTGGAAGTAGGATTCGGCCTTATTAGCTGCAAGCCCAGTCAGGATAATAGTTACAGTAGCAATAATCAACGCGCCGATTGGTCTATCTTTTCGTACAAGCAGGAAGATTGCAAGGACTGTTGCTAAAAATGCGCCTGCGATTACAATTGCAATCCATACGCCTTCTGGATTGAGAATCATGTTGTTACTCCTTTGTTAGGTTGATTACTTCTTGCAAGCGTGTTCTAAGGCTTGTTTGTAAAGTGGGAATGTAGGTCTCACGGTTATTGAACCACCTTCAACGACCTCCCTGTAGGAGTTGTAGGTCACTAGCATGTCTGACGTGCAACCATTCTTAAACGCTAGGGTCAGATAATACTTGTTACCGTATCTTGTAGGCTCAGCCCTCTTGTACTTAACGACCGCTGATTGGGTCAGGGCAGTCAGTTTAGACTGAAAATGCTTTTCAGCGCGCTCACCCAAGAACCAAACAGTTGAGAAGACAATAATGAAAGAAGCTACTGCCCAGAGTGGCTTGTCTTCTATAAAATACAGTGCTGTAAAGCCAGCGGACAAGAAAGATAGGATAAAGAATACAAGCCACACTCCTTCAGGATTAAGAATCATTTTAAACCTCCCTCGTGTAATGCAAGAAATTGCCGCCCAACTCTAGCTTGTAATGTCGGGTCGTTTCAGGAGCGTTAGCTAAAGCAAGAGCAATAAAAGGGTAACAGTCTTCAGGCAGGGCAAGGATTGTATCCTCATGCGCTAGGTACACTTTGTTGCCTGACCTTTTAAGGGATTTGATTGACGATACCGGCACCATATGTACCTCGTCAGGCGTAATTATGTAAAGCACGCCATTATTTACTTTGGCTGAGTATGGAATATCCATTTAAATGTCCTTTTCATCGTAAGGTAGTGATTTCTGCACGTTTTGATAGGCCTTAACAATGGCTAGGTACATTTCCTCAGGGAATGAAGCTTTTGCGTATTTGCCCCAGTTCCAATATTCAATCTCGGTCTTGCCTTTCGTCAATTTGATTGTTTTGATACATGAGGCATAGAACCGCGTTGCGCCTTTCTCCGTAAATACCATGAGAATGTCGTCATCACTACCACGCATTTGTATATAAGTTGCGTAAGGCAAGGAAATTGGAGTTGTGGGCTCAGGTGCTTTCTCAATTTTAGCCGATTCAACCACTGGTCGGTTAGTCGCAGGTGCGCTAGATAAAGCGTCAGCAATCATAGCATAGTATTCTCTAGGCAGCTTTATGGTTGAGCGACTGCGTGCGGCATTCGTATAAGTGACCCAAGTCTCGTCACCAGACATAGACAAAGTGATTGTTTTGGCTGGGAGTGTATACAGGTATGTAGGCGTAGCAATCCAGAGCCAGTTATTGTTCACTCTCGCATAAGGAGGATTCAACATTTCTCGGTTTCCTTTCTTCGTTACCCTCCCAACATCTGTAAGACGTCAGGAGGGATTACAGTCAATATTTCGGCTTATTGACGGATTTTCACGGTAGCAGGTACAGGAGCGGCAGGCACTTCACGCACTACAACCTCTCGTACAACTTCTTTGACTACAACAGGTTGAGCATGAGCTTTAGCAACACCGCCAAATACATAGCTCAGGCCGATAGCTGCGCCGAAATTACGGCGTGTGTCGTAGTTCAGGCCTGCCTTAGATACCCAACGACCGCTTTCAGAGATATGGCTAACGCCGACAGCAACTGCGCCCTCATGTTTGAAACCGCCGACACCCATACCAATGGAGGATTGACCTGGTTGGTAGGCTTGAGGGATGATAGCAATAGCATTCGCGCCTGCTACGCCAGCACGGGATTCACGGCGTTGGTCGTGCAAAGCTTTCTCAAAGCCATCTTGACGCGCCAAGAAGCCCTCAGTCAGTTTCTTCAATTCAGCAATCTGAACGTCTTGAGTTGTATTCCAATTGGTTTGCTGGTTGTTGTACTGGGTAGCAATAGCTTGTACCGTTTCAATCTTGGCTGAATTCTGCTCAATACGGATGGTGTTGTTAGACACCTGACCCGCAACCGCGTACAGCTGAGAACCGTTCACGGCATCAGTTGAAGTTGAGGTTACTTGACCCGCAGCAACGTTTTGCAATTGACGTTCATTACCTTTAGAACCGAAAGAAACGGCTGAAGATGGGCGATGACCCGCAAATTTGCCGTATGTTACGCCATTGACTTCTGAAGTTACGGTTTGGGTGACGGTGCTAGTTGTAGAACCAAAGCCGACAGCCACGTCTTGGTAGTTTTTAGCATGAGCGTTTGTACCGATAGCGGTTGAGAATCGGGATTCCGCAGTCGCACCGCTACCAATAGCAGTTGAAGATTGACCTTTAGCAACAGAGGCTTGACCGATAGCGGTAGAATAACCGCCCAAAGCGTTTGCGTGTTGACCGACTGCTACTGATACTTCACCCTCAGCTGTAGCGTGAGAACCGCCTGCGAATGAGGCCTTGCCCTTAGCTTGAGTGGCTTTACCGATAGCCGTTGCGCTGTTACCAGTCACGCGTGAACCGCTACCGATAGCAACGGTCATATTTTCCTCAGAATAGGCCTTAAAGCCTGCTACCACGTTCATGTTACCATAGCTTTCGGCTTGCTGACCGATTACAGTTGAAACTTTACCGCCAATTTGGTTGTTTCGACCGATATTTACATGGGATTGACCGACAACGAATTGGTCGTGACCTAATACTACATGGCCTGAGCCATATACTTCAGTCTTGCCAGTAACATTGACTATGTTTTCGGCCAATACAGGCATTGAGACGGCTGCGATAGCCAATGCGATTACAGAGTGTTTCATAGTGTTTTCCTTTCGGGTTAATGTAGCACCATTACGGTGCGGGATTTTTAGTCAGTTGTAATAACCATGCCTTTTCGGGCTGCTTCGTCAAGATACCCTTGATTTGAGTTAACAAATCGCAGGTAACTGTCGGCTTTCTTGTAGAACGCTTCAAACAACGCAACTACAAGCTCCCTTTGAGTTCTGCGGGCTTCGTCTAATGGCGGTGAGAAAAGATTGTAAATATGGCCTACAGCCTCTGCCATATTTTCGGTCATACCGCCTAAGGCTCGGAATAGTACTTTGCCGTCTTGATAGACAACAGGCCAGCATGAGCCGTTTCCGTATGGGTTATCAAGCACCATGAATTGCTTCGTGTCGGTAATAGTGCAGCCGTTAATCTCCAAACGCGGCATGTCGAGGATAACTTCACCGCCGACAGTAGCATTGACAAGGTCGCAAGATACCTGTGCTGAGTCTTTCAGGGTGGACTGGATTAGCGTTGCACCGCGATATGCTCGTGAAACACCCGATACTCGACAGCCACTCACGTCTGAGCCGTTAATCTCGCTCATGCCCTCAATAGTGCTGCGTTGAACGACACTTTGATTGACGACCATTGAACTGCCTTGAACCGTTGAACTTCCACGGACAATCGAATCAATCACGCTTGCGCTTCCTTTTACTGTACTGCCTTGTACTAAAGCATGGCCTGAGATAAATGCGTTATCCCAGATTCTAGCACCCTCAATAGCAGTGGCATCTTCAAAAATCCAAGATTCGCCACAAGGGGAAAGAACCTCTGGACTGTCGACAATACCGCCGATTGTTCCTTTCGGGATAAAGCCGTTGATATCTTTGAGTGCGCGGATACGGTAACGACCGCTAACATTTGTATGATTGAGTGAAATCAGCTCATACTTATCACCCACTCGACAACCGTGCCACCCACCGTTGCCTTCTTGGACGTGTTGATGTAGGATTAACTTAGACATTCATGTCTCCTATGACTAATTAACTCGCATGAGAGATTCCATATTTGTTTCGGCCTTTTTCTCTTCCTTTGAGGCTTCAACGGCTTTCGCACCCGCCACGAAGATTGCGAACATTTGAGCGGTATCCAATTTGCGATAAGCAAAGAAGTCACCGCGCAATGGATGTTCTGCTTGTTCTTCTTCACTCATGGCGTAGTATTCCAGTTGAATCTCAGGGTCAAATCCCCATTCTTCTGCTTTACGCACCATGAATTCTTCAAAGGCTTCCAGATATTTGTTAACACTCAAATCGTCCATTTCAATACTCCAGTGATAATTGGTTGTTTATAGGGTATAGTCTCAATCGCCAATCTTAATTTTCTTGTTACCAAGAAACTCTGTCAACCACCCGGCCGTAATACTGAATTGTATCCCAATCAATTTCAAAGCCGTCTGCCTTCAGCCTTTTAGCTAATTGCGCTTGGTCGATTATTGAGGCGATGTAGATAGTGGCGGAGGCTGATCCCTTCTTGTAATGATGATATGAATGGTCTAAATAAACCAGCTCAGAGTGTGCTCCAGAATCTTCCCATCTCAAGTCCAAGTCAGATGCGCCTTTAGCAGCGATTTCTTGTATGATGCCTAGTAGTCTTTCATACATCTCATCTGGAGCGCGTTTCTGGAATTCAGCTGTAGCTTGTCGGGCAATATCTGCGGCTTTCGGCTCGGATTTAAATTTTATCATACTATTCCTCCTAATTGTCTAACAAATCTTCAGGCGACGTAACAAATATGCAAACCAGAGAATTTGAGCCTTCTACAAACTCAAACCAAATGATTGCGTTATAATTACCATACTTTCGGTAAAACTCTGCGGAGTTTTTACACTCACGTGCCTTGTAGTCGTCATCATACCAGTTATACATCTCACGGGCACGGCTCATCATAGGATAAACATGGTCGATATGATATATGCTACCGTTCAACATCTCCATGGCTTCTTCGCTTGTCATAATAGCTTCCTTATTTATCCCACATGATATAGCCTGCGAGTTCACACGTATCCCCCCAGTAATCGACTGTGAAGCCTTCCTCGCTCAACCAGCGGCATATTTGGCTGAAATCGACTGTTCCGTGATCAATATACACTTTAGCGAGAAGGCCATGATAACGGATGCGTTTAGTAGTAACTTTTATTTCCTCGTTGTAGTCATTATCCCACCAAACTTGTAAACCAGCTGCACCTTGACTTGAGAATTCTTCAATAATAGACTTAAAACGGTCTTGAATGCTCATGCCTTGTTCTGCAATAGCTTTCTTGTAACAAGATTTGGTACGCTCACCAAAGCTTAGATTCTCTTTTGAGCTTTCCATACGATTTCCTTTAGAATAAATGACGCTCCCAGACTTCAACATAGTCTTTGACTTCATCTTCACTCACGTCAGGCTCGAAAACGTCTGGATTGTCTCCCTTGAGGTTGTATTCCTGCAATAGATGTCCTAAACGGTAGAATCCGCCGTTGTAGGCCACGATTGTATCGTCTTGAAGAGGGGTCAAACCTCCACAATCTCGGAGCGTAACAGCGCGCAGTTCATGGTCTGATAGTGTGAGGCTGCCGCCCAACTGTTGAAGACTATGGAATATTAAAGCCAAAGTTTCATACAGTGTAGGGTTATCACCAAATTCTTCGCTTTCTAGCAGATAGGTGAATATCTCATCGGAGCTTTCGGCTTGATAGTCAATCCAGAGAAAATGCGGAGCAAAGCTAGCATAAGTTTTAGATTCCAAAGGGATATCAGACACTAGCAGATTGAGCTCACTCATGCGGGTATCGCCATTAGGGTGTGAGGTCATGATTTAAATTCCTGTTAGAAAGGATTGATTGCATGAGAAATGTCTCACGAACCAATCCTAATTTCGTCAATTTTCGGCCTTATTCGCAAAGTGCGTAGCTGAAGATTCTAGCACGAGGGTCAAAAGAGATGACGTTGTTATTGCCTTGCACTTCGTTGTTTTGACCGACCAGAATGACGGTATTATCATTGCCGACAATCGTGTTATTGTCGCCGATACAAATAATCAGGTTATCTCTGCTCTCTTTATCGGTCACAAGGCTTTGAGAATTACCGCCAAGAATGATAATGCTGTCTGAGCCATCTTGGAGTGTGGTATCGCTTTTATAGCCTTGTACGGAGGCCACGCAGCCCAAGCCGTTCAATTTTACTTTTTGTTCGTCCATCGGAAAGGTCACGGAATCATAAGTCAGTAGCATGTGCTCCTCAGGCTCAGCGCAAAACTCGCTGCCCATTGCTAGGGTGTCAGCAATCTTGCGAATAGCTCGGAGTGCAGTTTCACGTTCTCCCTCATCTTCACAACGGAGCGTTTGAACGGCATACGCTTTGATGAATTCAGCGACTGCTGGAGCATTGACTTCTAAGAAGCCTCCCCAAGTCACCATATGAATGCTGACTGATTTTTCTTGGCCATAACGTTGAACGAACCATTCATGCAAGCCTTTAGACAAGCGACTTACAGCATCGGCATTGACTCGTACATTAGTTTCAAACTTCATGATTCTGACTCCAGATAGAAAGATTGGTTGTATATAATGTATTATCTCAACGACCAATCTTTATTTTTACGCCGTCTTAAAAATAGATTGAGCCAATGACTCTAGCACGCTCGTATGGGTGTTTGTACCGCCCCAGCTCAAAGTACTCATCTGTAATCCAGCCGTTGATTGCGTTCATGTCCAATACGTGCATGTTGTAAACGGTTACAAACATTGTATCGCAAGTTTGACGGTCAATGGTTAGCACTACTGGTTTAGCAGCCCATTCATCCTCGCCGTCATAGGCCTCTGCAACCCAATTGATAGCTAGCTCACGGCAGCCAGCTTTCTCAGCTTTCTCGACACATTCTTCTAGAATCTTGAATACCTCGTATGAGCGCGCACGTCTGCTTATTGCTACCGCCTTGCGCACAATTTCAATTGTTGAGTTCATGTTTATTCCTAGCAATTAAGCCATGAAGGGCAGTTTGTCGGCCTTAACGAATCGACCGTCATATGTGCGACAGTACCAAGTATCAGGTTCAAATAGAGGGTTAAACAACGCACCCAAGCTTTCTTCCTTAGAACGCACCTCACGCCTAGTGCCGTCAATCAATCGGATTTCAGTACCAACGGAGGCTTTGAAGTACAAGCCCAAGTGAATATGATTCAGTCCAGTCATAGTCAAGACATTTCCTGCGCCCTCCACGCTAACTACACCGCCACGTGTGATGGTAATCTCGTTATCGTTTCCACTGACTTTGATAACACTAAAATCGCCGATAGAATCAATGCGGTTTCCGTCACCGCGTACAACGGCTAAAGCCTGCCAGATAGGATTGAGGGCGATACGATTTCGCATGCCTTTGCTAAACAGCATGTTTTGGGTGCCAGATACGCTGATAAAGCCTTTTGCGCTGTCTTCAAAACAAACACTAGCAACAGCATCAGGGGCAAAATGCGTGTAATCGACTTGCCCTTCAGAAGAGTCAACACCGTCACCAATGGTGAAATGTCGTTTGAAGCCGTCTTCATCCCGCAACTCTTCTAGGGCTTTAAATACGCCCAGTGTTTGCATCCCATAGCCTTCTGTTACAACCATGTTAGCTAATACGCCGAAAAGCTCGGAGCGCGCCATAGCAGATTGTGTCAGAATGTCGGTGAGCAGCTTGCGGGATTTGTCACCCAAGAGGGATTGCGATGTAAGGTCAGCAAGACCGTCAGGCAGAAGCTCATGAATTAAGCTTTTAGTAATGTCCATGATAGTTCCTAGTGATATGTTTCTCTGACCGCCTGCTAGGTATCCCTACAAGCGGTCAGTTAATTGATGATTAATCCTCTGAGAAATACAGGCCGTTTTCAACGAAGTAGCTGTCGCTGAGTTCTTCATCCCAGACTTTATCCTAGTCAATACATTTGCGGAGATAATCAGGCAATACATTCAAAGCAACGTTTTCCAGTTCCTCGCAGATTTCTTGAGCAAATTCGGCCTTGTCGGAGTATTTGCCCCGATATGCGTCCATGGCTGTACCCAAGTCAAAGATGCCTGTAGCTTCAAAGTAAGCTTCCATGATTTTGCGTTCATCACTTGAGGCTTCTTCCCATTCTTGAAGCTCATCAAAATACTTCTCAATGCTCAGGCCTTCTGGGTAGTCATCGGCTTCTTCGATACCGCCTGCCTCTTCAATTTCTTCGTAGTTGCTGAATTCAAACAGGTAGCACCATTCGCCGTTTACTTTGATAGCCATGTTATTACTCCTTCTTTCGGGTTTAGTTGGTTCATACTTGTATATCGCATGCGCCAGATTTAATTTTCTAAAATTTTTAGCAAAAATAAAACCTCCCAATCGAAAAGACTGGGAGGCATTCACGGTCAAGGTCGGTTGCGGTCTTACGCTTCCTTATCCGATTGATAATTCATCCATGTAACAACTAGTAGCAAGGCAATCATGAAAAGCAATAGCATGATTAGCAAACTTAACTCTAAAGCCGTGGACCAGGGCACGAAGCCGTTGATATTGGAATACATGTAGATGATACTACTTGTAAGCAACACCGCAGTGATAAAGCCCGATATTCCGCTGAAACTCATTGATTGCCTCTCATTTGAGATAAGACTACAACGGCTCTAGCAAGTGCCTCTTCCAAAGAAAGGTCATTCTTTGAAGCCTCACCGACAGGCTTGACGTCAGTTGAGGGTAGCTCTTCAAGCGGTTTGGTCGGAATTACCTTGACTTCAACCTCACCTGCTTCTGTTCCATTAGGCCAGAAAAACAGCGTGCTACTTATGGGGTCAAATGTATAGTATGAACGGCCTTCTTTAAGGTCGTATTTTTGGTGTTTGTTCCAAGTCTTCAAGAAACGCTTATCGCTACTCAAAAGCCCAACCAAGATTGACGGGTCTTTTTCGGCTACAGCACGACATAGTCGGCATAAGGCTTCTTCAGCACGCTCACCGCGTTTCTTCATCTTCTTCAGCTTTGCGAGTTCCTCAGGCCGAATATCAACATAGTCAATTGCAGGTAAATCTACAGTACAAGGCATGATTATTGCTCCTTTACATATTAAAACATGACGGGTCAGGTGTAGCCTTAGACGGCATGTCTGATGGCTCTGTCTTGCTTACCAAGTCTAAAATCTCGGTCAAGAATCGGTAGAACGCGTCACCCTTGCCCTCTCGTTTGACGAAAGTGCGGCTGGTTGTATCCTTGCTTGAGTCAGCGAAGTAGTCAATATAAAACCAAGATTCACCATCTAGCTCGAAAGGCTTGCTGACTACTTTGATTGTATCAATCAATACGCCCTCCAACTTCGACACGATAGTTTCAACGTCTGCGGAGGCCGTCTGGATTCCGTCTTGTTTCGGTTTCTTAGCTTTCGTCTCGGTTGCTGCTTGTAAAGCCTTATCAACTTGAGTTTGGGATGAGTTGAAAGTTACAAGCTTTCCGTTTACCTTATCAAACAGGCTGTAAAGCTCCTTTCGTTGACAATTTTGTTTCTGTACTTCCTCCCAGAGTTCCAAGAAATACGAATCTTTGCTGAGGATTTCGACCAAGATTGTCTTATCTTTCTTAAACAGGATATGGCTGATAAGTTGTACCGTGTTGAAAGCTCGCTGAACTTTTGGCTCGGTTACAAGCGTTGCTGCTTGTTTCTGACGGAGGCCAAGATTGACGCGGTCAATGACTTGCTTAGCTATTCTACCGTTGCTGCGCTTGGGGCTAAAGTGGATGATGAATGGTCGTCCTTGTCTATTGAATCGGATAGTCGTGGCGTCATAGTCAAAAATGCTATTGAAGGGTACATGGACTGTTCTGCCGTCAGCCATCGGTACAACCAAAGAATAGCCGTCAGCTGAGGTGTAGGGTGCAAAAGCTTGAGTCACAGGGATTCTTCCTTTCTTTAGATTGTAGCACTTGTAGGCTGAGTCGGAGCAAGAATTTGAGTTGTTGCTAGCATTTGGTTAATGCTCTCTTCAGTCGCTCGCACCCAATCATTACCAGTATCAGGGAAAGCGTGAGTCAATTCGTTCAGTCCAGTTGAGTGTAAAACAACGTACTGGTCATGAATGCGCAGGCGGTTTCGGACAGCAGGTATAGCAATCTCAGCGCAAGCTTTCAACGGCTTACCACTAACAACGCCCAATACAATGACTGGGTTATCCCCAAGGGATTTCACGGCTTGACCGTTGCGCACTAGATTGATTGCATCTTCAGCACCAAAGGCTCGGTTGGCCAGTTCTTCATAAGCTACTTGAGCTTGATACGCAAATTCAAGGAGGGCAAAGGCTTCCTGACCGATTTTGCAGGATTTGAGGAAGCTATCAACGCAGTTTTCGGCTTGAAAAGTTGTAAGCGTGTCTTTGAATTCATGACGGCCATCAATATGCTTTGAGACTTGCTCGGCGAATTGTTGCCAGTTGTAATCGGCTTTGATATTCATAGGGATTCTTCCTTTCTTTAGGCTTCTGGTTTCTGTTCTAAGGCTTTGCGGATTTCTTCGTTGCTAGCAAGTCTCCATTCGCAGTACAGCTCAGGAAAGTTTTTGCGTACAGCAATCTGACCGTTTGGTAGGATAGTCAGATAATGCTTCTTGATATCAGACATAGGTACACCGCCAGCAACGCTGTAATTAGCGTTGAGGAAGCCTGTCAATTGATCGCCACTAATCTCAGTCAGTACAAATAGAGGGTTAGCTTCAGAAGATATGCGGACGGCTCGACCTGCTTGTACGTGTTTGTAAGCAGTAGCGCGGTCAAAGAACGCTGCGTCATAAGCAATCTGGGCCAGTTGAGCCAGTCTCAAGAGTTGTTGAGAGGCTTCAGGGACTGGTAAGTTAGCCAGATTGTGGATTTCTTTCACACACTGGTCTAAGGTCATTAATTCGACAGTCGGAGGTTGCGCGTCAATGTAATCTTCGACTTTAGAAGCAAATTGATTCCAGAGTTTCGTTGAGAGTTTCATAGGGATTCTTCCTTTCTGTATAGGCTCTTGAATCGAGGGTCTAGGCGCAATTGTTGTTCGATACGCTTGCGGTGTTCCTCTTGCGTCCATTTTCGCTTGCGCTCACTAGTCTTAGGGAGCCTGCGTGTTTCTCGTAGCATGTTTTGTCGGGTGTTCTGTTGTTTTGAATCATAGTTCATCAGTCTGAATCCTCAGGTTATGTTTGGTCGTCTAAATTTTCGCTCAGTTTACTCCCAACGAATAATATCAATACAGTCTCCGAATACCGTATGATAACACATCTCAACCTCGAAGCCGTCCTCACGTAAGCGGTCAACTACTGCTTGAACGTCAAATTGCGTATCTACATTAATGTTTACAAAGATAAGTGAGCCAGTTCGGCGTAACAGGTCGGTATTTGTAACAGCTACTGTAGGCATGTCCAGCCCTGCAGACCGCGTAAAGTCTAAACCTTTTGCGCCTAAGCTTGATGCCTCCTTAACAGCTTCGATAATGCCAACATAAACATCTTCTGTTAAGTTAGCTGGGGTCAGATTTACTTTGTTCATTTTGTTACTCCTGAAAGGTATTGTTTGGTTATACTTGTAAATCTCACTAGCCAATCTTAATTTTTAGCAAAAAGAAAACCTCCTAATCAAAAGACTAGGAGGCCGTCTGGGAGCTAGTCCTGGTTGCGGGCTGCTTCTTGCGCTAAATGGTCGGCCAATACCTTAGCCAGCGCAGCCGATAAAGACAAGGAAGAGTTGCTTGCAGGGCATACTGGGCCAACTGTTACTGTCGGCTTTTCCTCAGTCTTTTTCATAGCGGATAACTTGCCGCAGGCTGTAAGCTCTTTGGTCTTTTCGTTGAAGGTGCACCAAAGCTCCCTGTGCAGAAAATTGCGGTTTTGAATTTCTCGCCAGATTTTCAGGAAGTGTGCATCTTCACTCAAAAGCTTGATTAGGATTGACTTGTCTTTCTCAAACAGGACATCGCTTATACGGCTTAATGTCTTGATAGTCTGCTCATTCAGCTCAGGTTCAACGGCTTCTTTCGGCGACAACTCAGGCTTTGAGGGCTGCTTAAGCTCATCTAGCAATTGCTTAGCTATTATGCCGTTGCTCGTCTCAGGGTCAAACAAAAGAGTTGAGGTTTTGCCTGTTGAATGGTCGATATAGTAGATGGAATCCTCTGTGTAAGATATAATGCTATCAATACAGATGCGCAAATCAGTGGAGGGTAAAATCAAATACGTGAGGCTATAGGACATAATAAAGGGTGTGTCGGACATAGATGTCTCCTTAATTTACTTTGCTAACAGTTCCTGCTCTGAATTCCTGCAACCATCGTTTGCCCGCTAAGCAAGATTCCAGCGCATCGCGGATTGCTTGATAATACTCAAGGGCAAGGGTCAAGGTTGTTTCCTCACCGCCTCGAATATAGACAAGGCGCGTATGCTCTTCATCCTTGCTAAGGCTTCGTATTGCATACAGGCGCATAGCATATGTTACGCCAGGTGTAAACACAAATAGCAAGTCCTTGCATATTTCAGCCATCTTTGTACTTAACATTTCAATTGCCCTATGATTAATTGATCAATTTGTTGCGAAACTCGTCAAAGCCGTCAAACAAGACTTCTTTGATAGCCGTGCAGACTTCTTGGCTTAGGCCTTCTGATTCTCGAATCTCAGGGACAATCACGGCAGGCACACCCTTTTCTTGAGAGGCGTTATACATCCAAGCGCAAACGTCCATTAATTCTTGGTCGACAGGGATATCATCCAAGTACAAGACAATATCGCCTGAGGCCAATTCTTTGCTACGCATCCAGCCAGCTGATTGGGCGAATCGGGTTGAGCCGTCTCCTGCAGTATTTCGCAAGCCGTCCACAACGTTCAATTCCAGAATGTCTGAGAAAAACGCCTTGTCTTCATCGCTCATATGGCGTCTGCCTAAGCTTGAGTACCAAGAAGAGATGATTACAACTTCGACATCCTTAATCATTCGGCGGTTCTTGATATCGTCAATCAGCGAATGAAGATTGCTCAAGAGGTCTCGTGAGATGATGTCGCCACGATTGCGTGAAGCAACTTTGAATTCTTGCTCAATTGCTTTGGTGTCCTTTGCGTCATACAAATCGCAATAGCGGTTGAACGCCTTGCGATTATTTAAGACACCATCAATATCCAGAAATACAACTAACATAATGATTCCTTACCCTTACTTTTCAGACATTTCACAGGTTCAATTAGCATATCCCTGTCGTCCATTCATGCACACCAGGGTTAAAGATTCTATCAAAGTCAGCGTTAAGGCTTATGCCTTTGCCGTTCAGGTGCGTGACGAAGATTGTTGGCAGTATTGGAAGCCCTCGAAATAAGAAGTCAACAACGTGTAGTCTTTCATACTTATCTACATATCCGCCGTCCAGAATAACCGCACGGCCTTGAGTATCAGGCTCATCTAAGTAGTATTCTGCAACCCATTCAATAGCTTTCTCAAAGCGTACAAGGCTATTGTTCGGCTCGTAGATGACGTCAGCATAGTCACACTCACGCGCTTTGAGCAGGGCTTGAGTCGCTTCAATAACTCGTTCAGGGTCATGCGGTTCACTACTGCTCGGCATTACTACTAGCTTGGGGCGTAGTTCAAAAACAGTCACGAAGTGTCGGAATATCTTGAAGACATCATCCAGAAGCGTCAGCGATATTGGTTTATCAGACAGCTCAGGAATCAGCTTGTAATCATCCAATTCGACTTCGCCATTATCTACCTTATTACAAAATATCGGGTCGTTGAGTACTCCGTCTATCCCTAAGAATAGCATTAGCATTTCAGGCCTCCTACAAATAGCGAGAACCGACAACAGCGAAGCTATCTGGCGATTTAATTTCAGCATACCAAACACGGTGTCCATAGTAACCGTTATGGTGGTTGTAAACCGCAAAGTTCAAATCGCCTTTGTCAGTCTCTACATCGAAGAACATACAGTCATCAATATCAATACCAGTACCAATGCCGTCATCTCCAATCCAGTCAATAAACTCCTTATTGCCTGAGCTTTCGACAAAGCTGATATTGCGCACTTCAGCACCAATATAGTCGTTGAAGTCTGTATCTTCTTGCCAGCTGATATAGCCGTATGACTCACAGCATTGCTGACCGTCTTTGATACCGAAAAAGCTGGCTGTCCCATCTTCGTATTCAATCAACACACCGTCATACCAGCTGAAGCGGTCTGAGCCTGGGATATGGTAATGGTCTTTATGGGCGATTGCTTTGATAATTCGTTTCATGCTTCTTCCTTTACATGTAAGGGTCACGGCGATACAGGTTATAGCCCAATCTACTACAGGCGTGCTTTACAATATCATAAGAGGATTCCAAGATGAATTCACTCAATTCAAAACCTGAGCCGACAATGTATTCATCTTCTTTCTTACCGTACATCTGTTTGCTTAACGGTTTCTTCCATTCCCAGTAGAAGCCGTCAGTATCAACTCGTACAAGCCCTTTAGTTTGAAGCTCATAGACAAGGTGTTCTAGTGTATCGCCCCTAGCTGCTATGTCTCCATCACGGTTCAGTAGTACCAATTTAGTCTGCATGCTATAATCCTCGAATTAGCCGTAAATCTGTTTGAGTACTTCTTCTGGCTGGGCTTCTGTATAGAAATGTTCGTCAGCCTCACCTGCTTTGCGGTAGGTGATTTCGCACTCTTGCCGCCCAGAATCAAAGCACCAAATCTGGATGCCGCTGATGTCGCAAACCTTAAACTTATGGTGCAACGGATAGCTAGGGATACAGGGATGAGGTTTACCTTGCAACTCAATCTCGGTTGAATTCAGCCCAAGCGGTTTGAACTGACCACCTACACCTAAGTGCGCGTCAATAGCTCGCTTCAACTCAAGCAGTTTGTCTCGGTCTAACCTGGTCACCTCACAACCTGAGTCAGATTTCACCTGGAAGTAGACAGAATTGAAATTGTCGGTAAATACGGACAGCAGTGAATCGTCATTGCTAGATGAGTCATCAAATAGCAGGTCTTTGATTTCGTTCATGTCAAATGTCCTTATAATCCCAGAATTCAATACACACTTTGTAGGTCTTAACAAAATTCTTCAGGCCTTCTTCGGAGTTGTAGTACAGGGATTTTTCTAAATCACCATACACTTTACCGTATTCTGGATGAGTCGCTTCAAATTCGTTAATCCAAGAAAATCCCGATTCATCGTTGATATCTGCGCGCAAAGTCCAGCCAGTTTGAAAGCGGTCACTCAAGCACATAGGATTCAAAGTGATTGCCGGACTCGTGCCGTATTCCCATTCTTTACCTAGTTCAAATCTCTTCAAGAAGTCTTTGCTGGAAATGCTAAATTCTGGCTCCGCCGATTGTTCAAAAAGGTCATCTGGCTCAGGAATCTTCCAGCTAACAATCATATCAACGCTATGGCTGTTAGCATCAGGTTCAGACAATATCACGTCATATTCGCAGCTTTCCAGATACAGCTTGAGTGGTTCGACGTATGGAGCCGCAACCCCATTCAGGATAGTTGAGTCTTCACCCGTCAAAGCCGCACTAGTCAATTCTGCTTTGACGCCTTCAATTACACCTGGCTCGTTCTTGACGAAAGCAGCCATTTCTCTCAAATCGTGAGCATTAATCATTCTTGTTTCCTTTGCTATTAGACGGCTGAGACAATCTTCAGCCGTCTCAAATTCTTTATGGGCGTTCGATTACATACAGGAATGCGATGTAGTATTCGTCATCCACAGCAATCGTTTTGCGTTTGTCTGCGTCATTCCATAATTCGCGGTAGTATTCCGCAGGAAAGATACACCACCCAGCTTCATCAAATCGGCCTAATCTTTTCTCAACGACTGCAGTCATGTCTGCGATACTCAAGAAATTTTGACCGCTCAATTCTTCTACAATCTGGTGATGATTGCTATCGTCAGTCGCTGCAACCAAAACATAGTTGTCGATTTTAGGCATGATTACATCTGGCTGGTCGTTGTTAGTTTCGGGTTTCATTTTATGCTGCCTCTCCAATAACAGGCTCTTCGCCGATATACATGTAAGTTGCTACGCTGTATTCGTGACCCCATTTGTGGCCTGCACGGTCTAATTCATCGTAGCGGTCAACAGGGTAAATATCCCAAGTGTTTTCTTTAAATCTGCCCAAAACTTCTTTTACTTTCTCACGCATTTCTTCCATGTCTTTAAACCACAAACCGCCCAGTTGTTCTGTAGGGATGATGGTTTTGAGTTCGTCAGAAGTTGCTACTACAACGAAAGTTTCATATTTAGCTTCAGAGTTCATTTTAGTTCCTTTTAGACTATCGGTTGTTCATACTTGTATATTGCATTCGCCAAATTTAATTTTCTAAATTTGGCGATTTATTAGCGTTCCACGTACAACCAAGTAGTTACAGGTCACCATAATCCCAAAATTCAATACCGCTTCCAAAGGTATCCGCAAAACGTTTCAAGGCTTTCTCGGAGGTGTAGTACAGGGTCTTTTCTAAATCGCCACGCACTTTGCCGTATTTTGGATGCTTAGCTAGAAAATCGCTAATCCAAGAAATACCAGCTTCTTCGATGACATCGGCATATAAAGTCCAGCCAGATTTTGAATTATATCCCCAGCAGTCAGGGTCTAAAGTGATTGCGGCACAAGGTGTACGCACCCAGCCTTCGGCCAGATTAAACTTCTTCAAGAAGTCTTCACCTGAAATCGAAAACTCAGGCTGTTTCGATTGAGAGGTCTCAGGGATTTCCTCGTGCTGAGGTGTATCAACGCTATGACTGTTAGCATCCACGTACATCCAAGTAGTTTGACGGTGGCCGTATTCTTTCAGGATTTCGGCTTTCTCTTCTTTCGTCATTTCTTTGTAACGTTCATTCGGCATAATCACCCATTGCGTTGAACGATAGAAACCTAACAGTTCCACGACTTTTTCGTTCATTTCTGCAACACTCTTGAAACGCAGGCCAGCTAAGTCAACCACAGGGTTGAGATGTCGCATAACATTAGAAGCAGCTACGATTACATATTCATCTTCACGGATTTCAGGTTTCATTTTAGTTCCTTTAAGACTATCGGTTGTTCATACTTGTATATCGCATGAGCCAATCCTAATTTTTCTGAAATCCGATAATTTTTTACGGTGCACCAATCTCAAGAATGGCTGCATATGAAATATTTGGGTCAAATGCTGTACCGTCCCAGCCTGTACTATCATTCCAACGGCGGCAGAAGGCCGAAAGCTCTAACAACTCCCAATAGTCGTGCCCTAAGGTCTCTGCTACAACTTTATCGGCCGTATTTACGTCAGGATATTGATGAGAAGCCAATTGGTCCATAACATACTCGCTTGTATCGCCTTCAGCGTCAGCAATCAAAATATATTTCATGAGAATTTCTCCTTTTAGCTCTCGGATTCCTGCGTCTCAATGACTACAGCATAAGTTGTGGTTGTATCGATAGTCATATCCAGCCAGTCAATCCCATTCCAGCGTTCGCAAAGCTCTTCAGGCGTAAACAGCTCCCAGTCAGAATCGCCCATGGCTTCTTCAATCGCTTCGCTGGCTGTTTGAATGCTAGGATATTTTACAGCGGAAAGCTGCTTCATCTTGTAAAAACGGTCATCACCGATTGCTTCCGCAATCAAAATATGTTTCATGAGAGTCTTCCTTCTTTTTCTTCAACCCAGATGATAGCGTCAATAACATCAATACCCTCATCTACCATTCGTATCCACAAGACAGTTAGCTTTTCTTTCTCCAAGCGTTCAGCCAGATTGTCCCAGTCAATCCAGTGTCCGATATTGACACAAACTTCGGCCAAACCGTCGACAAGGTCACCAGGATTTATGAAAGTGGCATAGCCCTCACTAGCATCTTCAGCCTCAAACAAACTCAAGCCTCTAGCTCCGAATGCAGCTGCTTCTGTAATACGCTCAACAATATCCTCGTACACGGCATCATTTATCTTAGCCTTAAAGCCTTGCAGAGCTTCACGCGCTACATCGCCAACGGCTTTGTGGGTTTCTTGTTCCATTATTTACCTTTCCATTTCTTACGTTTCACTTTCAAGATTGCGAGATATGATGCTTGCGGGCTGATAAGTGATTTATCGCCGACAGCTGAATCATTCCATAACTGTCGGAAAGCCTTAGCAGTGAATAGTTTGTAATAGCCAAACTCATTCGGATGGCCTAAAACTCGCTCAATCTCTGCCTTCATTTCAATCTTATCAGGATAGCGTTTTGAAGACAGTTCATTCAAGACTTCCTCCGTCTTTTGCCCTACAACGCTCGGAGAAGCCACCAACATGTATGTAGCCATGATATTTCCTCCTATTTAGCTCCAGTCAATATGCTTGATTACCCAGTATAAATCGGGATGGTCGCCAATTCTGAGACTGCCGAATGAAGTTTTCATTAGGCGGTCAAATATCGTGTCATGGTTGTACGCACGGCTATTGTAGATTTTCACCCTCATGACACTACCTTCAGGCCCACTACAAACCAAAACAGTATCTTCAGGATGTCTAGCAATCGTCCAGTCCAATTCTATCTTACAGCAACCATTATCCTTAGCTCGCTCAATCGCAGCCGTTAATGCTTCCCATAGTTCGTCTGTCTCTCGCTCCTCAATCCGTCTAAAGGCCGCAAGAATATCGCTAGGTCTAGCACTTTTCATTCAGGCTCTCCCCAAAGGATGTAATTGACGACTAAGCCTAATGATGGATGGTTGATACCTTCCAAAAGGAATCCGTCATCTTTCAAGCGTTGTTCCAACACGTCTCGGTTGATACTATGCGCGTTGTAAATCTTTGCTAGATATGTATAGGCTTCTGGCGGTTCAGTCGTATCTAAGATAATATCGCCCTCATGCCGTACAATCCGCCATTCCAAGTGCATGCGAGTACAGCATTTATCAGCGGCAAGCTTAATAGTTGAGGCCAGGTATCGGTACAATTCGTCTGTTTCGCGTTCCTTCGCACGATTGAGGATAGCACGGACATCTGCAGCTAATGGTGTTTGAGTATCAGTCATAATGCTATTGCTCCCGCCAAGAGATTGTTGAAACGACTTGACCGACCAAGTCTGCGTATTCGTGGAAAGTAAGCTCAAAGCCCTCTGCTTCTAAACGCTTTGCCAGTTCAAGGCTATCGAAGCGGTTTGAGTCATAGATGATTACAAATTGCACACTCCCCACGCGGTTTCCGTCCTTATCGAGGATTGCACCCTTATCGGCGTGATGCGGACTAACCAGCCAAGTAAGATGCACGGTATGGCAACAGCGTTTAGCTGCCTCACGAATAACGTCAAGCAAGAGGTTATACAGCTTGTCCGTCTCTTTCTCACGTGCTTGCTTCAAGATTTTCAGTACCTGTTTTGCTTCAGGGATAAAGGATACTTGAGTGCCGGCCATTATTTTGTCTCCCAAGAGATAACATCAATCACACGGCCTAAGCTAGAATGGTCATAGCAGCTAACGTTGAAACCGCCGTTCTCAAACCAGTTAATGAGGTCAGAGTGAGTAACCAGGTGTGAGCCGCAAACGTCAATTCGCATTTCACCGTTTTCAATCTTGCTATACTCTACATGAGGTACAGGGCTATTAAGGCCACCCCAATACACACTCAATACTTTCAAGCCTCTGTTTGCGGCGTCAACGACATAGGCCATCAAAGTTTCGCAAACGTCTTGTGTATCTCGGTCTTGAGCTTTCTTCAGGATTTCACGGGCTTGTTCAGCAGTTACAGGGTTGAATTTCATGATGTTGACTCCTATTATTAAGTTTGGTTGTATAAGGTATTATCTCACAGTCCAATCTTAATTTTCTGCGTTTTAGCTCGTATTGTTAAGATTGGCTGTATAAGGTATTATCTCAACGGCCAATCTTAATTTTCTATCTGTCGTAAAACGATTTTACCTTTGCAAATTTCTTGCGCGCTGAATCGTAGTTGATATTGAAGATAACGTGATTAGAATCTTTGTCTGTTAAGAAAATGACTTGCCCGCTAGGCGAAAATCCTACAACATAGTACACCTTGCCGATACGCAGACCTGTTCCGACCGTCATTTCATAGTCAACATTAGCACCCAGAAACTTGTAATACTTTCCTGCTTTCAAGTCTCTAATGCTAAGCAATTTTGCCGGTTTCTCCATCCTCTTAGCCCTCGCTACAAGTCATGTAGGCAATGAAGACCTGGTCTGGAATCTGATTTTTGGCTGCCGCTTCGTTGCGTAACTCGCAATAATAGGCTGCAGGAAAGATATTCCAGCCAGTCTCATCGAATCGTCCTAAGGCCTCCTCAACGCTATTAGTCATGTCGGCAATGCTTTCAAAGTGCCGCCCAGTCAACTTCGCCATATCCTCAGGTTTGACGCTTCCTGCATACGGATTGTAGGCCACCAAGATAAAGACAGCAGGCTTTTGAGTTTCATGGTTCATTCGGTTTCTCCTTTATGATAAGCATGGCGCATAGCAGGGCTAATTTTGGATGTTGAAGGCTCTTTCTCTGGAGTCGTACAACGGATGTCGAATTGATTGCCCGCACTAGCAATTACATGGCATTCGGTTTGAGACGGCTCAGGGCTGCGGAGTGCAAACGACACTGGCAGGTAAATCGTCAAAAAGAAACCGACTATCGCAAACACGGGCATAGCGACTTTTAGCACGAAGTCTTTGAGAAACTCCCAATAGAAACTTTTATTCATTCGGCTTCCTCATCGTCCTTAGTCAACCATTCCATGATTACAAATGTGATGGCGGTAGTCAATTGCTCAATATTTGAGATGTCCTTCTGCTCAATTGCTTTTTCCATCAAAGGTTTCAGGATTTTGGGTATGATTTCTTCAGGAGTAGCAACCAATTGCTGGCCTTTGTAGTCGCTGGAGAAATGCATCAGATTTAAGGCAGAATCCCAGCAAACGCCATCTTCCCAGTCAAAATAGTACACGGTGTCTTTATTTTGGAGGGCTTCGGCAGGATAGTCCATCGCTCGCAATTGTTTGATAACCATTGCGATAGCGCGGTAATGCTCACGCGCTGCAGGGAGAAACTCGTCAACTTTGCTAAAGAACGCAGTTTCAACTGTATTGAAAATTTGCTGAGGCTTTAAGCCTAAAGAGGACATATCCTCAATAAGTTTAGCGCGTTTGGAACTGGCGTCCAGCAATTCTTTTGTATTATCGTCCATGATATTCCTCTCTTACAAATCATACCACAATTGCTCTACCAAATCAGGAGTTTCGGCTAACGCTTCATCCAGCATGATACTAAAGCGTTGAGCGATTTCAGGCGTGATTTCTTTCTCTTCCAAGAAGTCCTCATCATCGCCAAATACGCGGTCAATCAGTTTTTCACCTAAGATGTAAACCAGCTCATCGGCAACCCAACAAGGATTAGCATATTGTCCCTGGCTTGAATAATGTGACTCAGAATTTTCTATCACAGCTTCGATAGCCAAAAATGTTCCGATTTCAGCCAAATCTGCTTCGGCCTTCTGTTTATCGCCATAGATGTCTTGATAGACTTCATAGGCAAAGTCCATACCAGCATACTTGCCGTGCAGGTCATGACCGTTCAAAGCGTCAATCAGCGTATTCTCTACTGTTTCAAAAAGTTTGGGTTTCATGAGATTTCCTCAGTTGTCTATTGATACTGTAATATTGCGGTGACCAATTTTAATTTTTCGGTTTAAAAGGTTTCTTTCATCCGCTTCGCCCAGTCAACTATTTCCCTACCCTCGTCACTGGAAGTGTCCAAGTGTTTTATAATGCTGTCTAATAGTGCAGCACAAGTAGGAAATTTGTCTGAGATGTAAGTAGTTTCCCAGGCATAGCCGTTCCATTCCAGGACTTCCAGACAATAACCCTTAGGGGTCACTTTGATAACGCAGTCAGTACCAGTTCCTGAGCTAAATTCACGTATATGTTTTGCCATCACTCAATCTCAACTTTGAATGCTTCGATTACCTTTTGTACACGATTTGCCAATTCTTCCAAATCGCCGGCATGAATAATCATAGCTTTTTCATGGTAGTCGTTTCTAGTCTTAGTATCGCAAGGCAAATGAATCACGGCTGTAGCCATATCATTCTCATGGACTTTGGTTGAAGCAACAATCGGATATTTCACACGTTTGATTGTAGTCATGTTATTTGTTCCTCAGGAAAAGGCGTTTAATCCAAGAAAGGCGACACGGTACAGGCACTCTGACTACCAGTTCACCTTCATAAATCGCAGTTGCCTGCGCTCTGATTTTCAGTTTTGCTTGCTCGGCATTATCCGCGAACACGGAGGCCGACCATTCTTTACCACCAAATCGGTATTTGAAGAGATATTCTTGCATTAGGCTTCCTCTTTACCCTCAATTTGGGCTGTAAAATAATCGCCCTCACCGTCAACGTATGAGTATTCAATATCTAACTCACAAGGCGCAAAGCCTTTCATTCTAGCGTGCATTTTGCAATAGCTTAGCACTTTGTCTGCAGACCAACGGCCTTTCAAGGTGACTGTACCGTTGCTAAACAGAAGCTGACGCGGAATGTATGTGCCACCAGCTGGTTTCAACTCAGGGAACAATACAATGGCTTTGATTTCAGTCCATTCTTGAGTTTTCATTTTGACTCTCCATACTACTAAGTGTTGTTCATACTGTTATATCTCAATCACCAATCTTAATTTTTCGGCCTTCAGAAAAATTACCCAAATATTGAGTACAGCACCCAAGTAACGATTAACATCCAGAAGATAGGAAAATCATCCATACACGCCGCAAGTACAAGGGCAGCAATGATAAGAATAGTGAAAACGTCCATCAAAATTCTCCGCATTTATCAGCATATTCTCGACTGCGCTCAAGATTGTGAGTGATTGTAAAGCGAGATTCCTGCACACGTCCGACTTCTTCATCGCACCGCTCAGCAATAAGCTCGGAGTTATACAACACGTTACTATAACGCGCACTGCAAGCCATAAATGCTTCCTCGTACACTTTAGCCTTAAGCAGCCACAATTGTCTCTCTTGGCACTTCAACTTAAGTTCAGAAGGCGTCATGTGTCCGTCACTTGCTATTACCGCAATGGCTATGAGCATGAGCGTGAGGTAGCAAGCAATAAATATCTTAAAGTTCATTGAAACTCTCCGCATTTATCGGCATAGTTGTTAGTCCTGGTTAAGTACTCAGCAGATGAAACAGAAAAGACACCTGTCATAGAAAACGCACTGTCACGACACTCAGCTACAATGTCTGACTCATCGTCTGTACCTGTCGCAACACGGCGTGAACCTGATTGCATACATTGTAGGAAGACAGACTCACTCTGCTTCAATGTTTGTTTGATAGCTTTCCGTTTCACGCAGGTTTCTTGCAGCTTTTCGGCTTCTACCTTTCCGCTGTCGGCGGTGCGGCTATCTAAAAAGTACAGACTAGCAGCTGCTATAAGCAGACAGAATGCTAAGCTTGCGACAGCAGAAGCGATAATATGTTTTGGGTTCATGTCAAGCTCCTTACCAATAGTCATCGCACGCCACGGCGATAAAAACAAGCAATACAAACACGCCTAATCCCCACCAGCCAAATATTGCATACAACAGTATGAATATACCGCAAATCAAGAAGAATGAGGCTTCTTCTATTAGGACGGCCAGCGCGAGGGCTATCACCCATACAATAAGGTAGGTGTTATCCATTTCAAATCCCTTAGCGTTCAGTTTTAATTCTTGAGTATGACGCGCACGACAGTCACATAGTTATCACTAGCTCCTGTTTCATCGTCATAGTCTCCGCCCAAATACTGGTACAGACTGAATTTGCGCGGTCGTCCGATAACTGGGTCATCATAAGTACAAGTGAAGTCCAAGTGAGACCACTCATAGATATGGCCGTGATCAGAGTCACTGCCTGAGAAAGTGTCTCGCTCAAGCGTGAATGTTCTGGGCGAGTCAGGAAGCATTACAATAAGCTTCTCAACCTCGTCAGGGATTCTGAAGTCAGGATAGCCCAAAGCCCTAATCCCCAGGCCTCCGTTCCATCCTTGACCGCAGTATCTAACCAGTTTATTGCCCAGAAATACCTTTTCAACTGAGGGTGTTACGGGTTTTTGATTTGCTTCAGCCTTCGGGGCAGTTCTGCTCAACTGTAGTTGAATCCCCTTGTCGACTACGAAGCATTTTGAATTTGCGAGGCTTTGGAATATCAAATCCCCTTGCATATCATACCCTACAAAGAATATTTGCTCATTAGGGCTCAAGCCTTGTCCGTCTTCAACTTGAACAACATAATATTTTGTACCTGATTTTGTTGTTTTCCATAATATTTCCTCTAATCCGAATTTCAGAAATGCACTTGATAATCTCATTTAACATTTTGGCGGTCTCACTCCTTAGGCCTTAAAGGATAAACAAGCGCGTCAAACTCTAGCTTGTCTTCTATTGAGGCTGCGTGAACAATATCAATTATGTCAGTCTTGCCTTTGCCTGTAAAGTGGATAGGCATTTCCCACTCAGGCCACCATTCTGGTGTATCTGCAAAAGCAGCTGCCGTAAACTCTGGGACTTCTACAAAGCTGGAACCGTCCCAGTCATTATAGTCGTTCCAATTAGCCGTCCTCCGTATTGTCCCGCAAATAGTAGCGTGACAACCAGATAAAGGCCACTCGAATCGTACTTGGCAGGCATAAGTCTGAGTCGGTATGTCGATAAGCTCAAAAATCTTGAGAATGACGTAGGGTGATTCATATTCAATCATGCAGTCTCCTTAAGGGTGCTGTTACCATAATATCTCAACAACCAATCTTAATTTTTACCTGATAATTCAGCCTTGACTAGCTCATCAATCATCAAAGAATCATGAGGCTTCAGTTTATCAAGAATCCTCTTGTGCTCAGGCAATATAATCTTCTCAATCCTAGTCAAGTCAACAGTAGGGTTTTCAAGCAACATCGTTATATCGGCTAAATCGGGATAATCTCTGCCTGAGGATAGCTTCATTAGAATCAATCCCTCAATGCTAGCAATTCTAACTCCTGAATCTACTTCGGCAGTCTTGTAGATATAGGATAAATATTTAACAGGCAAATTGATGAACTCAGGAGTCAATAAGTCAAGGGTAACTCCAGTTGATTTATGCTCAATGTAATGACCGTTCAACACTTTGAACTTACTGCTTGCGCCAATCAATATTTTAGCCTTGCTAAGCCGATATTCAGACAAGAAGATAAAGTCAGCATCTTCGGTGCGCCTATTTCTGGCCCAGTAAGCAATCGCCATGCCTCCTACTAAAATCGGCTTATTCTTCCAGGGGATTCTTGAAAAGTCTTTGATAGCTTCCAGCACCTCAGGGAATCCGTGAAGTGACTCAATCAAAGTCCTTTGACCAATGTTAGGGTATCTACATTTATTGGTGACTGTATTTACCCTGCCCATAGCCTCATTAATCAGTTTAGTCCTAACCTTACGTTCAATCGGATTCATAGCGATTGCCCTGACTCTTTAGTAATCCCAATCAAATAATTCTGGAATCCTGCGGAAGTTCCATACAGTTCATCACGCTGGTCATAAAAATCCGCTACTGACTCAAATTTGGTTGCTGACTTGGTCAGTTTATTCCTGTCAATCTTCCACACGGAATAGCCTAGATTAAACGCCATCTCACACAACTGAAGCCACATACCTGCGCCAGCTTGAGATTGCTCTTTGTCCGTTACAACAGAACCAGTTAGATTGAGAATATAGTTCAGCATAACATGTAGCGGAATACCTCGATACATATCATTTGACTTGTCTCTCCATACCAGCACCTGATTAGTAGGGACTTTAGGGAATCCCTTATAAGTGATGCCGTTAAGGGAGCGATAAGCTGCAAAATAGACAACTTCGCCCTCGCTATCAACTGCATAATAGGCCTTGTATTTGGTAGTAACTGGGGCATTGATATACTTATCGACTTGATGGATATTAATACCAGAATTCACTTTGCCAACTACCTTGCCAAGCCCCTTATCATGAGCCATCTGAATTTGGTTCTTTACATGGTTGATTAACCTGTCAGGAATCTCACCAACATACTGAGGGCTCATTTCGTTTAATCCTTGAATTATTTTGGACACCTTATTCATCTGCTACTCCCAATTACTTAGCTGAAACCGCAGCACCGCATAATACAACACTAGGATTGCCCGAAACTCGATATTTCATCAGATTCCGATACACTGGTGTAATATTAGGCATACTGTAATGCTCCTTGATAATACCGTTGAACAGGTACTTACCCATTGTATTAGGGATAGCCACACCGTTCTTGATAGTAGCAGGCTTATTACAATCTACCTCAGCATAAGTGATGACTTTGAGCTCATTGTATTTAGCAGCCAGTTTCTTTGAATAATCCTCTAAGGCCTTCCAACGGCCTGTATTCATCGAATGATTCTGAGGTACAATGTTAGTCATCAAAAAGGACTCACTAACAGTTGATAACTCAGACGAATTGCTACTAGCAGCCATATGTCCACGGTCATAGCCAGTTCTGGTGTAATCTTTCGGTTGAGCTGAATACCAGCCTACACGATAATCGGCGCGGAAATTGTTAGTGCGTGGCGCATGATTCTTCGCTTCATAGCTAGACAGGGATTCATAGGTGACTACAGGAATCTTGAGCTTTTTGTTAAAATAGGACACATATTCCTTATTGCACAACTTCACGACATTCAGGTTGTCGGTAATCTTCACATAATTATCTGACTCAACGCATAATTCAGCAGCATTAGCAGACAACGCGAACATCAGCATAGTCATCGGTAACAATTTACATTTCATAGGTCTAACTCCTTTAATTTGGGTGAAAGGTGCTGTTACTGTAATATCGCAGCACCCAATCTTAATATCTACCAGCGCCAGAGGAAGCTCAGAGGGATTACATTGGGATAGCCCAATTCATCTTCACACTTGCACTTAACATACCAAGACAAACACTCGTTGTCGAAGGTAAAGCAAAAGACGGCTTGATAACGGCTGTAGTCAATATCAAACAGGCCTTTTATCTTCTCCCAAGCTTCTGCTTCGTCATAAGCCTCAGGCAATATCGACTTATCAAACAAGTTGCGATATTTCCACAAGTTGATAGCATTCGGCAGCTTCAAGTCCTCAGGGCTTGAGTAGATAACCAGCTGGTCGGAAAACTTAGCCAGAATCTGTACTGTCGTCAAATACAATTCCTGCATCTCGACCGACCGCGTGGAAGCAAAATCGCATAGCTCAATCAACTCCTCAGGAGGAATCCGAATGCCATTGGGCGTTCTACTCAAGAATGTATAAGCATACATGTCATGCTGATTGTCTCCGTACATCCGCCCATGAATCCGCTTCACGGCCATCTTGGACTTCTTGTGAAGCTTGAACTGCTTGCCGACCAATTCAATCGGGATAAACAGCTTAGTCTCGCTTTCGGACAATACGCCCCTATTGTTGACTACAATATTGCTGAAGTAGTCGGTGCTATTGTACTGAGTTACCCCTCGACACAAAATCTTGTTTTCCAGACAACGATAATGGATCAATCCCATTTATACTTCCTTTCTGTCGCAATCATGAATTAATTTGCCCATCATCAGTTTCTCAACTGGTAGATGTTGATAGCCGTCTGCATTCTTCACGCTGTTCTCAAGTGCTTGTCTAGCCCAACCAAAGCCTAATCGTTTCAAGATAGACGGATTTTGGGCGATTGAGTCAACAACTGTCCTGAACTTAGGATTAGGGTCATTAAATCCCCTGCTCCTCAGGAAGCTCTGGCCGTTGCTTAATACAGATACGTCACTCAAGCCCCTGACGATAACCTCAAGCAAGGTTGTATAGATATCAATGCCTGACTCGTCAAAGATTCTATGCAGTTCCATCAATACCGCTTTGGCTGACTGGTCGTAAGGCAAGTCATTAAAGCTCGTAGCAGGCTTGGCCTCAGACGAAGCAATATCAAGAAAGCTCGTTGCTTGCGCGCCTGTAGCCTTGATAAAGTCCGCAATTGCATTACCGACAGTGTACTCCAAATCAGCCAAAGTCACACTGCCTGATGTATGTTTTCCTCTTAGGCCAGACTGGTTTAGAGGCTCGCCTGTACTAGTGCCAGCCATTACGCCGATGCCTGTTCCTAGTCGGTAGAAGTCTTGAGTAGCAGGATTCAATCCACAACATACCGCGCAAAGGCCGTTATCATGTTCGCACATGATAGGACTGCGTACAACAACTGTCTTCGGCAAGTCTTTCAGCATGTGCTTATACAAGATTGTACCGCGTTTCAAATCGCCCACAGGCTCGGCCAATACCTTGCCTTCAGCCTTTGAGGATTCTAGCTCTATACCTTTCTCAGCCTTACAGTCATGCGTTGTGATATTTAAATCCCTGCACAAGTTAACCAATTGACGCTCAAGATAGCCTGAGGCTGGTACCATGAAGCTGTTCATAGCCAAGCCACGTCTTGCTGGGCCGCAAGTCCGAATGTAGCTCAACACCGGCAATCCCTCGCTCAGGGCTTCTGGAATCGGCTCTTCCAAACCGCCTTGCATGGATGTTAACAAGCCTTTTGATACAATCATCTGACGGACTTGAACTGGCGTCACCCTAGCTCCTGAGTTAGCCATAGCAATCATGGAACTGTTCCTGTCTGTTGACTCGAACCAGTCTTTTACGGCCTTATTGATGTTCGTGTCCCAAGCCTTAATCCGTTCATCAAAGCCCATATCTTTCGGCAAGGCTTTGACTTCATCAATCAAGGCTTGTTGCTTGGCTGACTTCTTGACGTCATCATATGCTAAGGATAAACCAAACTTGGTTGACGTGCGGAACCAGAGGCGTTGAAGCTTCGTCAGATACTTGTGAGCATCATTACCATACTTGCGACATAACTCCAAGATGTATTTCTTCACGCCTTTCTTGTCTAACACTTGAGTCGGTAGAATATCCGTCAATTCCCAATGGACTAATGCGCCCACGTTAGTCTTGAATCGCTGACCGTCAGTCGTCTTAACAATAATCCAGTCATCAAAAGCCAACAAGCCCTCATCATATCGGGTCAAGGCTTCCTTAGCCAGGCCGATGAATTTGACTTCCTCAGGCTCTTCAGCCAAAGCTCGTGTTAACAACCATGAACCGACAATCTGCTCATGACCAGGTGAAGTTGATACCTTATCCCAAGCGGCAGCTGATAGCAAGTTGCGCTCGAATGATACGACCTCTTTCAATTCTTGGCAAGCCTCATCCGAAATATGGCGGTGAGTACTCATGGTGTCGCCGTCACAGTCTGCATTGAATGGAGCCATAGCAGCTGGCGGCATATGAATCGCCTTACCTGAAACAGGAATGACTTGAAAGGCCATTACAGAGTACATATGCAAGCTCGGTGCACGGTTCAAGATGATATATTCATCCTTAACAACACCCTCAATAGCCTCCATCGTGTCTGGCGCCAATCGTTTGACCTGCGCTTGAGCCTTGCGGAAAGCCTTGATACTGGGTGTACCTTCTTTTCGGTGCTTTTGAGTGAGCCAATGAATGATATCAGGCTTAAACAACTCAAGCAGCATAGCATAAGGAATCCCCACGCTGTTGATAGGCATATCAGGAGCGGACAGAATGACTGAACGGCCTGAAAAATCGACCGTCTTGCCTAACAACGCGCCACGCGGTAATGAGCCCTCCTTACCCTTCAACTTCTCAATACGTGGAATCAGTTTGGCGTTACCAAATTCACCACCTTCGATAAATTGGATGTTAATCATCTTCTGAACGACACAAGAGGTCATCGACTTAACAACCTGAATCTGCTCAGGGGTCAAGCTATCGGAGGACATCAAAGCAGCCAGTTTACTCGATTCGCGGATAAGCCTTGAGTAAATCAAGTTTGTCTCGTCATAAAAGATTTTCTCATCAGCACGGCGCAACGGTCTAGCATCTGGAGGTGTCACGACAACGGTTGAGTTGATAAAAGACAGCAGGTTGTAACCAGCCTTCTGATACTTCTCAGACACCCCTGCATAGCTGAATCGCAACGTCTCTACGCAATCAATGTTACGCTCCAACAAGTCGTACAGGCCTGAGATACCGCCTTTCAATTCAGGTGAATCGTCAATAATTAAGCAATAGCGTTTACCGTCTAGGCCGTACAACGCCCCAGCCGTGTTCTCTTCTAGCTCTAAATTCACTTCACCCAAAGATACCGCTTGCAGGGTTTCTGGTGTAACATCAATCAATTCCGCAAATGTCTTCAAGAACAACGGATTGATATAGTGGCAATTCAGCTCAATATGGCCGTAACGCTTGCTGCGCTCTTCAGCCTTAACATAGTCCACACCGCATACTTCGCAAGTCAGGATAGTGTCCGACTTCTTCGCTCTCGGATTATGATGACCGCAAGAACATGTATAGTCATGCTCTGGGCCAAAGATATTCTCAGCATACAAGCCGTCTGGAATCGGCTTTGGGTGCTTGTAGTTGAAGTTGTACTTACCCATGTTTATCACTTCGCCATGGGACAACTCCCTAATTCTTTCATCGCTGAGCAAAAACATTTTATCCTCCAATCAAGTATTCAGCACGTTGGGATAGCCGTGTTCTGTATTTGGTAATGTAATTTCGCAATGGTTGTTCCTCGTCAGGCCTGAACCTGCTCTTCAACACCTCAATGTCCGAAAACTCAGACACTGTCTTACCCTTCAAGTCCATGAGGCTTTCTAGGGCTTCGACAATTTCAATTATTGTTTCAGGCAATTCTGCCTTGATATCGTCATAATAGCCTGAATTCAGGATTATGACTGAAATGCAGCCTGTAATAACGTAGGCTTTTGTCTCTTCACCAATCGCAACTTTGGCGTGCTTCTCTGGCGTGTTGATTAATTCAGTCGAATACTCGACCAGTTCATCAATCAACATCTTCATCTCAATCGAACTCCTGATTGCTGAGCTGATTCTGTATGATTCAAGCTGCTCTGATAACAGGTCTTGGCCTGTAAGTAAGGCCTTGTCCTGTATCTTCACGTCCAGTTGGGTCTGTATTATCTTAGCCTTATTGCAAGCCGTCTGATAGTTATCAAACACCCGATTGAGCAATGTATCCATTTCCCAAAGGTTGTCCGATTTCAAAGCTCGCATGTAGAAAGCAGGGTTGAAGAACTCGCTCAACTCCTGCCCTCCAATATCAAGGCCGTGTTGCATATGCACAGGGACTTTTGAAGACATACTCTGTTATCCTAACAGGCTATCCAGTACACTCAAGTCAATCTCAGTCTCTGGCTTCTCAGCCTGTTGATTCTGCAAGTCAGTCAGTCGTTTAGACGTGCCTGTTTCCAAGCACTCCTTGATTTCCTGTCGGGTTGACGCTCCGACCTTAGGAAGTTTGGGAATGTCGTCAACGGTCTTGAAGTCGTGACCCAACTCAAACCAAGTTTCCAAGCTTTCAGCTGCAGCCTTGAAGCTAGCAGCACGGTGCTCATCGCCTTGCTTGTAATACAACTCACTCAATTCAGCCAAGTGATTCATAACGGCATCTGCGGTTTTGATATCCATAAAATAACCTCATTTTGCTACAATAGATGATATTTCAGTCACCAACGTTAATTTTTGCGATATTTCACTTTGAACGTAGCTTTGGACTGCTGAATCGTTTTGCCCCACTCATACTTCAAGGCTTTACCAACGCCCCAAAGCTCCGACCAACCATAGTCCTGAGGTTCAGAGGTCTCAACCTCAATACCCTCCAAGTCATAGGTCTTGGATAGCTTCAGACGGCTTAACAGCCCATCAATTGCTATACTAGTGCCTTTGATAGTAACAGTCCTTTCATCCTGTTCTCTTGGCGTGAAGTCAATGCTGCAAAGGTCTCGACCGTTAGCAGCCAGTTCATAGTCAATTGAAACTGGGATTCCGACCGACTGACGAACACGGTTCACCATTACCTCTTCCATACCCTCCAAGTACTCAAAGATTGTATCGACTGATGTTGAATCGTCATAAGCGTCATGGGTGAACGCATACGGCGCGCAATCATAGCCCTGTTTCTCGCAATACTCAAGGAACTGATACATGCTAGTGCCTGCCACCAAACTACCAAGTGATTGAATAATCTGGTTTTGGGCTTGACGGTATTTAGCACCGCCTCCTGCATTTACATCAATCGGCACTTTGTTCCCCAGCATAGTCGTAACATAGGCATTCGTGCGGTCAATCTCGGCATGAGCCTTATGAATGAACTCCTTAATGCCTGGGAATTGCTTGAAGAACGCGTCAAAGATTGCCTGAGCTTTCTGAACGTCACCGCCTGTATTGTCAAAAGCAAAGGATTCCACACCCTTTCCATATAGGATTGAAAAACTGCATGCCTTGCTGAATCGCCTTTCTTCGCTGGTGATTTCAGCCTCAGGCTTCTCAAAGATTTTTGAAGCAGCATATCGGTGAATGTCCTTACCGTCCAAAAATACCTGAATCAGATTGCGGTCACCTGTTACCCTTGCCAGCACTGTAACCTCAAGCGCAGAGTAGTCAGCATGAACCAATACGTGATTAGGCCGTCTAGGAATCATGATGGCTCGCATTGGTGAACCCGCACTAATGCTATGGAATGCAGCTGACCAACGTCCACTGTTTGCGGCCAAAGAGTTAAACTCAACATTCGTCAGCAAGCTTCCTGTCCGTTTTTCTTCAGCCGTCAAACTTTCATACGGCTTCTTGCGGAGCCAAATATTGTCGCCATAGGTAGTGTCTGTTGTATCTACCAAATGTACGCTGCCTCGACCTTGTACACCGTTGATATTGGCTGAGATGACTTTCAAGATTTTCTTGAGTAGAAACAAGTCAAACAACAGTTTGAACTCTTTTGTCCAAGTCTCAGGCTTGTCGGAATCGACACCCAAGTAGCGTGAGTGAATCTGATACTGATACTTAATGGTATCAGAAGCATAACGCCCGATATAATTGGGTAATTCCTCAATGGCGGTCTTCAACATGCTACCAATAAAATTAGCCGTCTTGTTCTTGTTGCCTTTGACATAAGCCGACAAGAAAGACAAAATGTCCTTAATGCTGTTGGACTTCAAGAAGTCATCACTCGGAAACACACTCATGACCTCAGGCAATCTACCCATCAAGTCGCTAGTCTCCAAGAATAGGTTGAGGATTACACCCAAGCGCAATTCCTCTGTTAAGTAGGTTTTCCAGAAAAAGTCTCTACTTGCCGCAGTATTGCTACCAGGATTCCAGAACCTTTTCAGCCACTCAATCTCTTTCTCTGGTGTATCTACCAGCATGACTTTTTCTTTTTGCGTCTTGCCCGTATAGTACACGAAATTGAATGGAATCTTTTGCTGCCCATAGGTAGCCCAATCCATAGCCAATTCAGGGCTGAGGTTAGCTTTGCAGGCCTCGATAATGTTGCGCATCAGCGGTACAGCCTCAGCATACATCTCTTGTTCCAAAGCATTAGCAGCATTCTCATCCCACATGAAGCCATGTAATTCAAACTTAACAGCCATCCACGGTTGACGCAGACAGAAATGGTAGCTAGGCATCACCTCAGGATACTCAAGCTGATAGTGGTGAGCCAATACAACAGTGTAAGCAGCGTCAAGCGCGCAATACACACCCAGAATCGTCTTGGGAGTAGCACCCCAAGCAGAAGGGAAATGACGCAAGGCTTCAACGATTTCAGACGGCTCGAAATTTGCCTCAGCATACTCCAAGAACGCAAGAATGCCTGCGTTTCCACTCGCTCGCAACGTCTCAATATCGCCAGCATAACAAGCTTCTCGCAAGGCTGCGTTTCGACCGACTTTGCTTACAAACTTCTTGTACTCAGCCTGAAATTCCTTAACGTCAGCCTCCCAGATTGCAGCACCAAATTTCTTGCGCAGCAGGTCTTTCAGGCTGGAACGCTCAGCATTCACAGAAGCCATGACTATCACGTCTTGGAACTTGTAAAACTTCTTAACAATTCGGAAAGCAACAGCAATCTCAAACGTGCAGTTGTATGTGTAAATGCGCTGATAATTGGCGTCCAAGAACGCCTCAAACGCTTTCAATGCTCGCTCAGACAACCCTTCAAAAGGTACATCATAGTGGTAGCCATAAGCATGATTGATGTCGGCGGAAAAGCTCAGGCCGATTTCAGTCAGCTTGAATCCCTCACTCATCGGCTCGACCGCGTTTGTCTCAAAGTCCAGCCCCAACTTGCCCTCTTGAGCCGTTAACACTTCCAACAGCTTCAGGAATTGCTCTTCACCGTCAATCTTGGTTGTCTTGATTTTCACTTGAGACTTGAACTCATGGAGATAATCAATCCGCTGACGATACTCAATAGCATCTTCACCCGATTTAACCGTGAAATATGATTTGACGGCAGCAGCTGAGATTTCAGGTATCTCAAGCGTTGGGATAGCCTGAGACACTACCAGCTGAGACATCATCTTACCCTTACTGATTGACGGGAACAGGCAGTCAACGGCTGTACGACCGACGCAAATGACCTTTGTAATCCCCTGCTCTTTCAAGAAAGCCAAGATTTCTTCGCGGTCTTTGTTTGAGATTTCCTCGTTGATAGTCGTGAACTCAATCAGATACGGCAGGAAGCTCAGGGAATTGACTGTTGTGCGCATAACGGCAGAGGCCGTCTCGCTAGATGTAAAACAGTCAGTCACTGTAATCGCTTGGTTGTCTAAGTTTGAAATGATGGCTGTCTTTGCTGATCCTAATTCTTTAATCCACATTAGGGTGGCCTCCTATTTGACAGGTAATTCTTTCATGGTGTTGAAAAACCAATTGGGCACGTAACGTTTGACTTGACCTAACAACCAGCCAAAGGTAGGGTCAAGCATGAAAGTGTATGATTTATCGGTTGACGAACGGACACCACGGCCTGAGCCTTGAATAATCGCCAAGACAGTTGCATAAGCATACCAACCTGCGTCCATGTCTTTCTTCTTAACGACCCAAGGGTCACCAAGGAACGGATAAGGACATTTCATGAAGATGTTTACAGCAGCCAAGCCCTTACCCAAGTCAACACCCTCTGTAATGCTTGGAGACACGCAGATAGTGCCTGGCTTCAAGATTTCCTTGAGTTTGCGTATCTCTTCTGTTGTCGGGATGAAGATACGGTCTTTCAAGGCTGAAAGCTCCTTGTACTTGTTCGCATTGACGTAGGATACCGAATGAATAATCACATTAGTGTCGGCTGGGTACTTGCTAATGATTGAGTCAATAATCTTGACGTAATCGGGAAAAGCTGATTCAAATGTATCCTTGTTCAGTTTCGGCATGCCTGTAACCGCAAAGAATGGTCTGTTCTCCAGCGGAAAGATGTAGTCACCATTGTAAACAAAGGTATCCTCATCACTCAAGCCTAAGCTATCCTTCACGCGCTCAGCAGTAGCAGACATGAAGATGATAGCTTGAGGACGGCCAAACAATTGGTTGTAGTACTCACGCGGAATGAATACAGGCTTGAGGCTGAACTGGTATTTCTCCTTATCCCACTCAATTACCCATTCATCAAAGTTGCTACCAACCAATACATCCAGCTTGAACGCTAATGATGAGTAAGCATTCACTCTTGGCGTCAGGGTCTTTTCAATATCCCGATTCAAGGCCTTAGCCCAGTCAGCAATTTGACGGCCTTCTAAACTCGCTTGAATCGCCTCTGCTTTGATTTCATTCGTCTTACTCTCAATCTCAATATTAATTTTGCGCAGGGCTGAACGTAAGGCTAAAGACACTTGAGAAGCATAGTGCTTAGTCAAGGCTTTGATTGAGGTAACAGGAACGCCTAAGCGGTCATCCAAATCCTCTTCATACTCAAGCAATTCTCTAGCCAGCTTGATAAGATTCAAGTCAAAGGCAATGCTAGCAATACAGGCTTCCTCAAAGTTGTGCGCCTCATCAACTACCAATAAGCCGTCTGTGTTGAAGAACTGGAAGCCTGTAAAGAAGAAGGCATAGTTCAGATTCTTCAGTTTGGAATGAATATAGGCTTGCTGCGCAGGACGATAGGAACACATATTGTCTTCCTTAGAATAGCGACAATTAGCGTGATGTTTCTCGCTTCTTGGAATCCCTGTGTCTTCCTCTGTATAGCAATCAAAGTTAGTGGCTGAAATCAGCTTCTTCATACCATGAATCTGGAAGTCATCCATGTATTGATTTTGCAGCAAGATTGTCTTAGTCAGAATCAGCGACTCGTCTGCATACTTTGGGTCATCCTCTAAGGCTTGTTCTTGATACCTCTGAATCAGCTCAGTATAGACAGCGGAAATTTGAACCGCAACCCAAGATTTACCAGTACCAGTCTCAAGGCTCAACACTACTCGTTTCTTGTCCTTATTGAAGATAGCATCCAGAGACAGCATGATAGCTTCCAACTGGTGTGGACGGTATTGAAAATTGGGGAATCTAGCTTTCAAGATTTCCATGATTTCATTAGGTGTGACTAGATGGTCTAACAGCATTGTTCTTTTCCTTTGCTAAAGTTTGCAACCGTGTCAGCAGGCTCTGCAATTTCTCAGGGTCATCAGCCCACTTGACTAACATTCGGCCTAAATATTCCTCAGGGTCTTCATAAGCAGGCATTACATTGACTTTTGAGCAAGTCGGAAATGTCCGTTTAATCTTATGATACAACTTCCAGCTCAAATGCGTCTCATCCAGCAGGATATTGATTTTGCTAGGAGATATGCGACGCAACATAGCTATCTGAAGACTGGTGATTGTCGAACCGAAAACACACAACGGATTCGGCAATCCTAAAATTGTCGCAGCAATAGCGTCAAACACGCCCTCAACTAAGGTCACCTCGCAATATTCATTGTCGGGTCTGAAGACGTTAGTTGGGCTGTATAGATACTTGACGCCAGCTGGAATGTAGTATTTCATCTTGCCCTTCGGTTTATAGAAGCGCAGATTATAGCTGATAACTCTCCCAAAGTAAAGGCTGGGTACAGTCACACCGCTGTCGGGTAATTGTCTGAAGCCAAAGTAGTCCGCCAGTTGAACGTAGAACGGAATGCGTGAAGCAAGATAAGCCTTTGCGGTATCGTCCAGCGGTTGGAATAAGGCCGTGTAATCTATCGGCGGAATGTTATCAAAATTGAATGGCGTGTCTGTTACCATCTTGGACTTGAAAGCCGTCAAGACTGCGTCATACCGCACTTCTTCTAAAGGCCGTCCATCGTCCACGATACCGACTGCGTCACACTTAAAACAGTGTCCTACTTGCTTCTCGCGGTCAAAATAGAATTTGCCGTCATCATCTTCCTTGCCTCGTAATTCAAGGCAATAAGGGCAATCATACCTGTCGTGAGTCTCTGTTTGGCCGACAATATCATGGTCGTCAGGATTGAATACCTTCACCCTATGAGACAGCGCAGATTTCCTACTGGCTGCATAGCTCGGTATCTTCCTGCTGGCTTCGTCAACAGTGCGCCAAAGCTCTGTTATATTCGACATTATTGATTTATCCCTCCAATTGTACTTAAAAACGGCATCTGGCTTGCGTTAAAAAAGCCCTGATGAGCTTTGATATTTCACTCACCAGGGCTAATTTTTAGCAATTACACTTTCTTGCGAACCATCTTATCAAACATTGGCGCCAACAACATAGCTTGAACGCGTGCAGCGTTGTATGGCTTATTAGTCTTAGCCAAGTCAAAGTAGTAGCGTGCAGCATCCTTAACAGAACCGCCGAAAACAGGGGATTTCTGAGCCAGATAGGTCTTAGCACGCATATTCAGCGCAACGCCGTTAACAATAACGCTCAACAGGTCTTTGGCTGATACTTTCTTGCCTTGCAAGTAGTCACCCAAAGCTTTCAGGCCGTCTCGATTCGTTGCAGCTTCTTTCAAGGCTTTGCCCTTAGATTGTTTCGATTCAGACAGAACCCATTTGATAGCATCTTCAACGGTGGAATAACCGCTGATTGCTTTCATGGCTGCTTGAACCTCTTTCTGAGCTGGGCCAATCTTGACGGTGCTTGAAATCAGGCCTTTAATCGGCTTGCCGTTGTTAGTGTCTTCAGCCTTAACGCCTGAATAGACGTGGGAAGCACTAACAGTATGGATACCTGCTTTCAAGATTTCCTCAACCTTGTCGGAAACCTCAAACCATTCTTTCGGCGTTTCATTACCCAACAACTCTTCAACATCCAAGCCTGAGCCTGTTTGTTGCATAGCGCGTTTTGAGTTTGCGCCAATAGTATTGATGGTAGCGTCACTCGAAGCTCGAACACGCATGCCTGGGCCAGAACCAATCAGGAGATAGGTTGACAAGACGATAGCACCGTCATGGCCGACTTTAGCGTACAATTTCTTGAGTAAGTCAACCAGTTCATACTCTTTCTCCGTATCAACTTGAAGATTGCCGGTCACGAACATACCCTTGTCCAGATTCAAGTCAATCAGGCTATCCAGGTTGACGCTTGAGATGTCCTCATCGTCAATCTCTGAGCCTAAGTTCAGCTCAATGCCTGGATAGTCACCAGCACGTGAGTAGAAGTTGCGCGCCAAGTTCATAGCAGCCTCTTTACTCATGTACATGCGATACTCATAGTACAAGGCTTCAACAGGGTTTCGGGCTTCCTGAGCCAGTTTCTCATAACGCTTGCGCGCTTGGAGATAACGTTTCTTGCCTTCAGGTGTCGACATGTACTTATTCATCGTGTCAATCATCTCAGGCGAAAACATCTTATCAAAAGAGGCACTCTCACCAAACTTTGCAGCTTGAGCGATTGCACCCTTTAGTCTTTCAGTCATTGTTGTCCTTTCGGGCTAAGACATCCAAGGCCGTCTCAATCAAAGCGATTCTGGCTTCTCGTGAGAATATGCCTGCGGCTGTATTAGCCTCATTCAGTACCAGCACTGAGAACAGGTTGCCTACTGTAATCAAATCAGCCGTGCAACCGTAAACAGCAATGGTCTGGTTGGTTATCGGATAGTTTTGGTTATACATCGCCAGAGCAGCCCGCACTTGAGATGAAAGCGTTGCAGCATAAGCAGCATAGTAGGCAGGTGAGCTTACTCGCATTCCATCATCTTCAGCCTTCTCAAGTCTTGGGGCAATCATAACCAACAGGTCAGACAGTCTCAAGCTATCGGAGGCCAATTGACTCAACTCATTGTCCTTTTCAATATCTGCATTGAACGGAGCGTTATGCATGCTGTAATAAGCAAGGCTATCAAACACGCTCCTGTCCGATACAAAACCTGAGCCGAAATTGCGGAACAGCTCATAGCGATTCTTGATTAGCAACTCTTGGAACGCTATGCCCTTTTCAGGTTCATTGGCTGCTAATCGTAAAATGTCCTGATGCGTCTTAGTGCCTTCAGGCATATGGTCTCGACTAGCGAAGCGCGCAACAGGCACGCCATGCTTCTCCGACCAATCAGTCATCAGTGTCGTCTTTCCTGCTCCGTGTGAGCCGCAGATAACGACCTTAAAATCCTTGTAATTTTTCATATAAATAATTTTCCGTTAAGAAAGCCTCACCAATAGCCAGCAAGTCTTTATCCAGCATCTGGTATTTCTTGAATGTTGTCTCTTGAATCTTCGCTACATTAGCCCAATCAAATTCACCGTCTGGTGTCTTGTCCTTGTAGCCTCGCAAATTAAGCTCTTCTACAATCTCATGCTCAACCGCCAATAAATCGGCTAATTTGACGATGAACTTGGTAACATCAGATACTTCAGACACGCCTAAGTCAGCAAGCACCTTGTCCTCAATAACGCCCAAGGCCTTAACCAAATCAGGGTTTTCTCGTTTGACTACATACTTAACATCGCCAGTAACGACTTCAGGCAAATCATGACTTGCAGCATACTGGACGATTTCAAACTTCAAGTCATCCGTGAACGTGATACCGTGTTGGGCATAGAAGTCGATGATATCAAGGCAGATAGCCACTACCTCAGCATGGTGCTGAGATAAAGAACGGCGGTGTGCTCGAACGTTAACACCAGACCAACGGTCAACGTGATGAGAGGCTTTTGTTAAATCGAAGAAATTGTTGTAAGTCATGATATTTGTCCTATATGTAAACGATATGTTATTTGATTGGGCAGAACATGTCTGAGTGTTTAAAGGCTGTCTTCAAGTCAGAATTGACGATATTGTCTAAGGCTTCAAGCATCAATCCCTCTAACTCGGCCTTATCGCTTTCGGTTGTTGTCTTGGTCCAGATTTTACGAATCATTTCATAAGCAAGAATCGCCAGATAGTCCTTAACCAAAGAAGAATTTTGGAAGACAGTGCGATTAGTCAAGCCTAAGGCGATTTCCAGCAGCTTGTGAGGGACATGACGGTTGACGTACAAGAATGAAATTGCATTAGTCATGAACACCCTTACAGCATTGACGAATTCATCAGCTGTTTCAAACGGTGCAAGATAGCCCGTCAGATTATCCAGTCCAGGATAAGACAAAGCAACCTTGTTATCCAAGACGGCCTTGAATTGCTTCTCAGCCAAATTATTGCCCTTCTCAACTGCTACTGGGTCGTTAGCCAGATACACGTGCAGATTGTTTGAGAACAGCGTGTAATTACCAATTCCCTCAGCAAATTCCTCAGGGTGTTTTTGGTGTAAGTACAGAGCAGTCAGTTCCTGCAGGAAGCTGAACTCAAAGAAGTTGATAGTAAACACACCATAGCTGACGTCATTTGACCGATTGATTACAGTCACATCAAGCTGTTTCGTCTCTTGATTGACGTCAAAGTACAGCATGTTATTACATGACCTGTCCTTGATATGCGGTGTTCCATGATTGAATTTGATAGCGTCATACGATTCTTGGGCTGGGTCAAAGATACTCAAGACGGCTTGACGGGTCTGAGGGTTGGCCTCAAGATACTTGATAACGCCAGCCCATTGATTATGCTGATACAACATTGGGCCATAGGCTCTAGTCCATGTAACGCCATCGTCTGAATACAAAGGTGCGCGGTGTAGGAAGTATTCCAACCAGCCTGAAATTACCTTAGAACCCGATAACACCCAAAAGGTCTCTGCAATAGCAGCAGCGATTGAGTTATTGCGTCCGTCAAGTGTAACATAACGCTCTTTTGGGTTAGTAACGCAGATTGTAGCTCGCTTTACGGCCTTAGTTGTACCCTTCTCAGATTGAGTTACTGCGCCGTGAGAGTCAATCAATCTCGCAGCTTGGATATACGCGTCATTTACATTCAACGCATTGATTAAGTGTGGCATGGTTATCCTTTCTGTTTGCCTGTTCATTATACACAAAGAACGATAAGGCCGAAAAACGCATTCACGAAGAAATTATTTTTCGGCCAGTTAGCTAGACAGTAGAATCTTCTGAGAGGACAGCTGCCGATACGGCGTTGTACCCTTGATAGTGTCCGTTGTATCCGTCTGCTTCTAGCAACGGAATATCCAGCTGGTTGAACTTGAGCTGACCTATACGCTGGCCAGCCTTCAACACGATAGGATACGGCGCGGAATTATACAATTCAAGAGTGACTGAGCCGTTGAAGCCTGGGTCAATGAAGCCTGCTAGTTGATGTTCCAACCCGACACGGCCTAATCTTGACTTCAAGCAAAAGTCAGCACATATATCCAGAGGGATTGAAAAGATTTCCGCAGTATGAGCCAGAATGAACTGTTGAGGCTGGAGGGTGAATGTTCCTCCCTCCTCAAGCTTAACCCAGTCAAAGTATTCCTCATTGCCTTCCAGCCAGCTTTTCAACGGCTCGGATTTACCATTGGGAACCATTAGCTCACAACCAAGAGTTACATCCAAGCTTGCAGGATTGATTAGCTTGCGCAGGTCAAATACATCTCTGTTCTCAACCAGCCCTTTAGTAATCAACCGCTCGATATTGTAGCGCGACAGAATCATGTTATTCTCCAGTCAGGATACGGTGAACGGACAAGGCTTGGAATTGAGCGTCAGTCAAAGCGTTATGAGCAGCATCTACAGGAGGTCTAACTCGCGCAATCTTAGGAAACAACAGGGTGGCTGTACGCATATCAAACACGTGATAGTATTCCCAAGGCACTTCATGACCTAGAATCTGAAGCCAAGCAGAAATGATTGAGATGTCGTATCCACTGCCATTTCCCCAGACACCAATATCCTCTGAGATAACATTAGGCTCACCAGCTGCTGCTTTCTCGCCAATCAGACGGCGCAAGGCTTCTTTGCACTTGCGGAAATACTCAAGGAATACCAATGCAGCATCTTCGTGCGACATTGTACCTGATAAAGCTTCGTTTCTGACTTCAGTATTCTGACTGCGCCACCAATTCAAGGTATCTTCATCATGAGTAAAGCGTGAGTCCAGAGCAGGTCTGATTTTGATATAGCCGTCTGGAATCAGTCCTTTCAAGACACCCATAGTAGCAATACCAATAGTCAGAATCTGTACGCCATCTCTACCTTTCGATGGACGGCCTACAGTCTCTAAGTCAATCATCAAATGCGCAGAAGGCATCTTATTGTCGGTGAACTGTTTAAGGACTGGGACGTGAGCCAGACCAGGGTATTTCACCATACCTTCAGGCGTTTCCCTGTCCTTTTCCGTGATCAGAATTTCAAGGCAAGCAGGGTCTTGGCTAGTGAACGAATGCAGCATAAATAGCCCTCCCTGCGAAGTACAGACCAACCAGCAATACAACCGCAATAATCGCAATATGCAATTTGTTGAACTCGCTAGTGTCTAACAATCCTTTAGGCTGTTCCGCTTCGGTCTTCGCCAAGTCCTTCAAAGCCAATGCTGAACGGTACAAGTCATAGCTACCAGACAAACTGTCTGCGGCCTTACTGGCTGTAAAGCAATCGTAAGCCAGTTGAGTCAGGTCGGTAGGAATATTCAGTGTACGACCACTTGCGGAAAGCTCGGTCAGGCTTTGAATAGCAGCTTCTTCCAAGATAGTCCGATTAGCCTGCTTGAGTACACGGTGAGCAGCCAATAACAAGGCAGCTTGCTCAGCGGTCAAATTTGGATACACAACAATCATATATCACTCCTTGTCGGTAATCCCATACGGCAATACAAGTCGAATGATTGCGGGTATAGGGATTCTAAACATCTTGTTGACCTCAGTCAAGTCCTCAGTCTTCACTAGCAGGTCAGTCGTTTTCGGGTCAACATCTACACGCAAGTTGCTTACGGCAAATGGTGTCTGTATTCTAGCTCGGTGAATTGGTGTTCCCAGTTCAGTCATCGGCTCGAATCGGCCTAACGCTTCCAATGGCGCCAGCCCTAATCGGTTACAAGCAACCTTAGACAACAGCAATATCTCTTCTGCGTCTGCCTCAGGATACTCAGCAAAGATTTTGGGCAGTTCAAGGTCTGTATATTGCTTATCATCAATCTTTACAAGAAAGCCTGTTACTGTCTTCTCAAGCGTCATAGTGAAGCCTGTTGAACCGCAATTATCAAACTTAATCATGCTACTTTCATCCCCTTCGCTCGGAGTGACTCAATCATCTCCTTGTCGATAGCGTCAATCTGGTCTTGGTACATGATTGGGATTGAGCTCAGCTTCAAACGGAAACTCAATGCGCCCAAGTCCTGCTCCAGATAAACGAAGCGCAGGCCGTCTCGGTCGAAACGATAGCCGATGACTTCATTTGTACCAGCCGTTCCTGCGAAATGCAATTCACCAGAGTTATTGAGTACATCACGCGCTTCTGTAAACTGTTGCATAGTCAGGCGTGTTGAGCTCAAGTCAGTAAAAATCAGGTTTCGGGCTTCGTGTAAGCCTTTTGCTTTCACCAGCCAATCAAAGAATCGGGGGAAATTGTTATTGCTAGTGATTTTCATGACTCAACCTTATCGAATCTATGGAATTCTTCAAACCATACACCATAGTGTCGGGATATAAAGGCATGGTCAAACAACTCAACAAACTTCAAGTCTCTATTGACTTGCGGTTCATAAGGGCTGAAATAACAGCTTCTCAAGCTCAGGTTGTCGTGATGGTTAAGGTATTTTCCAAATGGGATCATTTGAGCGGGCAGGCAATAAATAACCACATGCTTGCCTTCAGCTAAAAGGCGTTCAGCCTCTTGTAGCATGCGTTCTGTACGGCCTGTTTGTCTGTTAGGGTCTTGAAACATAGTCAGTTCCTTTCATAAGGTTTTGCTTGAAAAACATAAACGATTGATTCTAACCAATCAACAATCTCAGGATTCAACGGCATAGTTTTGAATCCGCATCTGTATAGCATTGCGGAATCGTAGATTTCAATAGGCAATCGGACAGGCAAAGTCTCAAAGCCTGCTTGAGCGGTTTTCATCTTATCAACAATTGCTTTTGAATTATGATAAGCCTGTTTCGTGCTGAATGGGACGGTCGGTTGCTCATAGCCGATGTCGTGACCAAACAATTCCTTATAGACGGCGTACATGTCGACACCTAAGGAATACGCACGCGCAATATAGACAGCTACTGTATCTTGATTAGGACTCAGCGCAATCATCCCTTGAACATTCTTCGTACTGGCTGCTGCAATACAAGTAGCACCTTTCAAATTCCAGAAGTCGTCAAGCTGCGACACCTCTTTCCATTTCACATAAATATATGGCTTCTCAGCTGTAATCAATTTCAAGTTAAGGCAGACAATAGCAATCAGAAAAGTAAACGCAATGCTGAAAGCAGCCCAATCACCCTTTAGGAGCGCGTTACAGGCCGTGAACGCAGAAATGATTGAAAACGATATGGCTGCTGGTTGTTCCCAGATAGCCGACCAATCAATCCGCGTTTTCACGATACGCATTGACTTGAGTGAGACAGCATGGTTGAAAGTCTCAGCTGTAAGCAGCTTTCCAGTCTGCACGTCAAAAATAAATTTGTTGATAGACATTTTGAGTTTCCTTTTTCACTGGGTCTAGTGCGAATTTTACTTAATGGTTATCTGAGAACATGATATCTTTTTATCTGCTTCAGAAATTCGATTTGTTCGGTTGTAGGCTTGAGTAATCCCATGAAAGCGGCACCGCTGTAGTAAAAATGCGAGTTGTGCCTACGGTCTCTTAAGGAATACTTGTCAAGAAGTACATAATAAAACACAGGATTAAAGTTTTTATCGAAAATACGCAATTTAGCTACATAGTCTCTTAACTCGATGGTGACTGGGAATAAAAGCCTATCAGTAAAAGCACCCTTTTCAGCTACTTCAAATGTTCTTGAGTAATAAAACTTTTCGTCTGCAGTTAGCTTTAAAATGTCTTCGCCTGACCTGCTGAAAACACAAATGCCATAATTGCCCAAGGCAGGCATTTGTGTTAAGTCTTTAGTGACTTCAAAAATCCTTATGTGAGTCTTGCCCTTAGTCGGCCAAGAAGTATTCCTATGACTTTCATCCGCTTTAATAATGAGACCATTATAAAAGTTTTGAATAGAAAGGACTGAATAAGGGTCATCCGTCATATTTTGTATGAAGAATGCGCGTGGTTTCATTAGGCCTTGTATTAAATATTGATAATTGATATTAGCTGTAAGCTCAGGGTGTTTTTCTCTAATCTTATTAAAGAATTTAAGGTGCTTGCCGTGAACTGTTAAATCAAAAAATCCTCCTGAATAGTTTTCAGGCAAGTCTTTAGAATCAACTGTTGACCTGTCAAACTCAAAATTTTTTAATCTGGCGTAATCTACATCCAATTCGTATATTCTGGAAAGAACCCATGGAGTGTCTCTATCCGCAGCATCAACGCCGTCTATCTCAATACCATACATCCTATTACCCCTCTTGATACCATATATGTGTCTGCCTGAACTACTCTTGAGCCTGTAACAGGTATTTTCGGGTAATCCTCAAGGATTTCTCTTTTTTGACCTGTATCAAAAATTATATTGTATTCTGGATTGTTCCAATTAGCTCTATTGTAATTTGTAGGCAATAACACTTGCTGAGGGTGAACGAATCCTCCAAAATCGGTTTTCCCTATCTCGTTGCTGTTAACATTAGCAAGTTTTAGTATCTTGAGCCCTTGCCCCTCGACATTCAGCACAAGATAATCCTGTATGCTATCATATTTCTCATTTAGCTGAAACGGATTAGAATATACAATGAACTTCTCACCAAATTCTATTTCAGGAAGATTTGGGACGATACCGACATCAATGACCTTCGGATACCCCCCCCGCAACATTACAGATGAGACCGTAACAATATGCTCAGTTATTGATTTGATATCAAATTGATTTCTGAATTCTAAGTCAGAAAGATACAAGCCGTAGCCTGGCATATCTTTTCCTTTCTTAAAGTTTGAGATTGATTGAAAAAGATTTCCTCTTTAGGAATCGCCCTAACCCTGTTGCTAGCAGAAGCGTTGGAGAGTGAACGCTGACCTAGCATACTGCATGGAGGTAGGAGAGGTAATTGATACAAGGTCAAAGCGATTCCGAAAAAGAACTGGTTACCATTATCCAGCGTCACTGAGCTTTCGCCATGACGGATTTTCTATACATTAAGTCTGGAGTGATAGTAGGCTTTATTTTACTTTGCGCCTACCAGACAAAGTTCAGGAGTCAACTTGCTCAGCACAGCCAGCTAGAAAATAGGCTAAACTAACAGGCTGCACTCAACAGGTTTAACTGTTGAAAAACAAAAGGAACTTAATATGCTAAAACAAGGCCAATATTACCATTTATGTCTCCCGCATATTGGCGGACGGGATATGCAACCCCTTGCAGAAAATCAATCAGCTACAGATTTCAGTCATCATAGCTTTATACAGCTGGTTTCTTTTGCGAACAGATTCAATTGAGTCGTTCATAAATACAGGATGTTTGTCGACAATTATTTCCGCAATTTCGCTCGGAGTTTTCGAACAAAATTCATAGTCAATCATCCTAGTATGACCGTCAACTACCAGATAGCTCTTGCCTTCTCCCCATGCAGACCATTTAAAGAAGTCACAATCTAGTCCGTCTAACAAATAGGCATTGTCCTTGTCTTCAATGTAAAAGTATGTTATGCCTCTTCTCCCTCTAATAGGCAGATGCATCACAAAATACGGATTTACGCATGAATCTAACAAGGCCTTTGGCTCTACTGGAACTTTCTTGTAAGAAGCTCCCTCCATAAATACTACACCGACGAAGACGATAAGCAAACTCAGGCCAATTATTAGCAGCAACATAGCTTCAGGCGCAAATTGGGTTTTGGTAAAATACCAGCCTATCAAAACACAAGCTGCCATAATAACCCCAGCCCCTATGACCCCAGTATTGAGTACATACGTGTGCCATCTCGTTGAGGATTTGCTGTAATACGCTCGAAACTCGCCTGTTTGACGGTTCATTTTCAGTAGCGTATCAGTCATTGAGTGACTCCATGTATTTTGCAAACTCTTCTGAGTCGGAGCTTTGAGCAGGCTCAATCGCGTCATAGTATTTTGAAGTGCCCTCTACAGTCACGGACAATTCTTTGATAAACTCGTCAACATCCATGTTAACATCACGGAAATTGTTGATTGAGATACCGGCAGAAATACGGCTTCGCTCAAATTTCAATTCGTCAATCTTCGCAAGGATTGAAGATTTTGATTCCTCCCAAGAGTCAATCTGGGATTGAATGCGTGCCAAGAAGTCTTGTTTCTTACCTAACAACACTTTAATGCGGAATGCTTCACGCGCTTTGCGAGGGTCTTTAGATTCAGCTGCGCGCAACTCTTGCTCCAGTCCTTTCAAGATACTTGTATGCTGCTTCACTTGTTCTTGAGTATCCGACTCAACGGACTTGAGTTGGGCTTGCTCGATACAAATGCTCTTGAGATGTTTATTCAGCTTGTCGATTTCACCCTGAATATACTGTTTCGCTGCGGAAGAATCAGAGCTAATCATGTCCTTAACAGCACCGTTAGTTTTAGAAGTGAAAATGGCTTTTACAGCTTTAAATACGTTCATTTGATATGTCTCCTGACTAGGTTGATAATAGGTAGCTTTAAATCTCGCTCACCAATTTTAATTTTTAAGCTTTCCGCAAGAATCTTAGCGTTGAGACACTTTATGTCGCTTCGCGCAAGACTTTCAAGGCTGAAGCGTCAACATTGTAGCGTTTCAGCAACATCTTTTTAACAGATGACTTGCTAGGCAATTCATTCGGGTCAACTGTAATCTTGTCTTCAATCAGCTTTGCGCCTTGTTGAATCTTGAAATACCAAGTTTGAAACATCATGACTTCCTCAATCGTTATTAATCTGGTGGGTGCCGCAGGACTCGAACCTGTCTGCCTACCGTTTATGAGACGGCTGCTCATACCTCATGAGCTTGACACCCTCTGCTTAATCTGGTGCTTGGGATACTTTATCGCTCAAGCTATGACTGTATATTCTGTTCACCAATTCTAATTTTTATGAATCGGCGAAATTTTCATTTCAAGTCCAATTCTTCTTTCACGCGTTTGACTACATCTGGAACAAAACCGTCCAAGACTTCAGCCGCATCAGAAAGAATGTAAGTGTCAAAACGCATTTGCAATTCTTTCAAGGCCGTGCTAGTTTTGCGTTTACCGCCTTCTGAATTGAAAATATCAACCATTGTCTCTGCTACTGCTTGAGACAGATAGTAATTTGTCTGATGAATAGCACCCTCAAGGATTTCCATGCGGGTCTCATAGGCTTTAGTCTCAGCAATAACCTCATCTCGTATTGCGTCTGGGATTCGTTCCAAGATAGCCAAAGCCAATTTGTTATCGGCGCATTCGGCTTCTCTACGAAGCTCCTCTAAAGTCATATTGCTGAAATACACGGTGTTTCCTTAAAAGTGCTATTCATAAGCTGATATTCCATCAGCCAATCTTAATTTTTAATTGACCACTTCTGCTCAAGAACTAAGGCGCACAGCCCAAGCATACGGTCGGTTGTCGTCTTGAGATAAACAAGTTTTCCGCTAGGATAAGCATACAAGTCACCTGTTTCTTGAATGCTTAACACTGTTGCTTGAATGCCGTATGAGTCAGACACTACTTGAGTGCCCTCTCGCAGTTCATCAATCCTTAGCATTGCCGTCATTGTGCTTGTAGAAGGCTTCATAGGCCTTGTAAACAGAATCAACGGTCACTTCGGATAACCCCTCAGCCAGACGCAAGGCTTGGGCGTTATCTTCAAGGCCGTTCACGAATTTGCGATATGTACCGTCATTGTAGCCGTTATTCTGGCGGAATCTGTTCAACGCATTCTTGACGACATATCGGGTGTACAACTCATCAAAACCCATTCCGATTCGTTGGCAAAGACGCAAAAATTGCTTCACGGTATCGGGGCTTCGATTAATCATGGAATTGATGAACGGTGTAACATTCTTGTCGTATTCAGTATTGAGTTTGAGTGGCTTCTCTTCTACACCGTCAACCACAAATGCGATATGATGTCCCAACGGTCTCACGCGGTCTTCAAAGTCAAATTGCGCGGTCGGTCGGAATAACAACTCAGGCTCAATCAGGTCAGACAACAAGAAGTGCCAGATATCAACCAGTTCAGTCTTAGCATTCTCAATATCAATCTCCTGTTGCTTCCACCATTTGTAGCCTACTGATTCAAGGTATTCACCTGTTTCAGCAATGATTGCATTAGCCCAAGAATTGCCCTTAGCATACCATTCTGCGCCCTGCGTTACAACATTGTTCTCGTGCTGCAATCGTAGCATCGTCAGCACTTTATTGAGTGTGTTCATAGTTTTCCTTTCGGTCTATCGTTTATGCTTGATAAGTATTCGTTTGTAGATTTCTTTACCGCCAATCGTAACAGCCATATCAATATCCTCCGCCCAACCTTTAGGACGGCCATGGTTGTTCGAACAGCCAATCACTTCAAATTGGTCGGGATTATGTTTGAGAAAGAATGTAATAGGTACACCCATCACGCCATCATAGTCATGCGGGATGTTAGCAACTTTAGATACCTCAATAGCATCATAGTTGTCGTACTTCGGATGAGTTTCAGGGCTGTAGGCTTGTTGAAGAACCAACTTCTCAGGCCGTTTAGCATGGTCTAGGTTAGTGAACCAACTAACATTGCCTAGACTTCGCCACTTTCGGCCTTCCTCATCTTGACGATAACGTGTTGCTTTCGGCTCGTAGTAATCAGGCACTAAGAACTCCATATCATTCTTATTCGCACCTGCCCACATCTTATTGTCTCGCAACAATTGAAAGATTCCATTATATGCAAAGGCATTCTGGTTACCAATTATCAAGAACTTCTTGTTATATTCAACCAATTGCGCTACATATTCCCGAAACAGAGAAAATGGCGGATTGGTTACAACAATGTCCGCTTGTTTCAGCAACTCGACGCACTCATCGCTGCGAAAGTCTCCGTCACCTTTCAACGGCTCGATTACCGCATTGCCCTCACCCCAGTATTCCGCCCGAACACCGTGCTCAGAATTTTCAGTTTTGTAACCGCTCGCAATCAGCTTCTTCAAGCCCAGCTGTTTGAAGTTGTCGAAGAAGTAACGAAAGAAGTTGCTAGCATTCGGGTCATCGCAATTGCAGTAAACAACTTTGGCCTTGAAATGTTGTTTGTAATGCTGCAATTCCTTTTCAATATCCGACAGCTGAGTGTAAAATTCATCATTCTCGTTTACTTTGGCTGCGTTGAGGAATTTATTAGTCATACCAAATCCCTTGTGTGTTCATAGTGGCTTCCTTTCTTGTTTCCTGCGGTTGTTCCGCTTCTCACAATACACAAAGAACGAAAGGGCGCAAAAGCGCATTTATTTTAAAATATTTTCGATTTTTCTATAAGTCGTTGTTTTGCTTAAGAAGAAAGTTTATTCAGGCTTCAGTCTCTGCTCTTGACTGAACCCACTCACAATACACAAAGCACCGTGAGATGAAAAAGCGCATTTAGCGGAAAATATTTTTCGATTTTCTTGCAGCATTTTCGGAGCGGTCGGAGGGCTGGGTAGAGGGGACAGCATGCACTGCTAATTTGCAATATGAATCTTGTAACGGTTGGGATTCCGTACATAAAGACAAGATTTTGACTAAAAATTTCCTTGCGAAAACAATCGACTATCCACGAAATATACGATTTCAATGTCATAGATGTGATACACAATATACACACAAGTATTATATATCTAATAATTAATAAAACAGACACTCACCCCAATATCCGTGAGACTGCTACAGCCATGAGAGTGAAATCAGTCATTCATCCTTCTGCTGAGTCTCTCTTCTTACAATCATGAGCCCAAGCAAGGATTCCTCCGACCGAAAACAAGCATACACTGAGATTGAAACAAGGACTGTTCTGCTTGCGTTGTGATGATTGAGCAAGCTAGAACTGAAACCAGTCAAGCAGTCATGAATCTTGAGGCGTGAGCTACTGATTTGAAAACTGAAGCCTGTAGGGAACAGGAATCGGAACATAAATACAGGATTTTGGCTAAAAATTTCCCTGATTTATTAGAAACTTATCCACGAAATATACGATTTCAATGTCATAGATGTGATACAAATAGATAACACACAAGTATATATAGATTATAGAAAGAAAACAGACACTGATATTCTTCTGCTGCACACTCACTCAACTAAGGAATCAGACGGCCTAAAGACTGAAATCAATCATCATGAAAGATTCTTCTCAATCCTGCTGAAGCATGAAAACAGCCCTGCTGTGTTACCAGAGGGCTGATGTTTTCGGCCTGATTAAAATTAAGCCAAAATTCCGCGAAAATTAGCTGGGTCGGGATTCTGCCCAAGTCGTTTACCATTCAAGGTCGCTAAAATCGAAACTAGACTGCTCTGCGCTTGAATACGGCTGTGAAGCTTAAAATTAGCGACTTAAGAATTCTCTGCTGGAGGCCTGTTTGGCTTCGTCTAGCAACTTGTACGCCAATTTTCGGCCTGCTGTACTAATGGCCAGCTTGACGGTCGGTGCGAGATTGGGTTCATATGCTCCGTCCATAGTCTTGATGTAGCAGATTCTGAAATTCAACTGTTGATTAGCAGCTGTCTGTCTCAAGATACTTTCAAATGCTGGCGGGGTCATGATTTCATACACCGACAAGACGATTGACCGCAACAACTCTGCATTCGTCTCATCCAGCCGTACATTCAACAATTCCTGGGGCAACTGGATGTATCTGTCCAAGTCCAGCGGTCGGATACCGCAGGGGATGTTAATCAGATTGCTTTCAGGCAACAGCTTGTTGTATTCCTCAATTGATGAAAACAGCTTGGCGGATAGCCTGTTCTGCCAATAGCGTGATGATTTCATGTAGTGCAGCTGCTCTTCTGAAAGCTCAGCCCATTGTTCCTTGACGGGTCTCAATAACGTCATGATTCCTCCCTCCCAAAATTGGGGTGACGCAATCTTCTTGGGACATTGTATCTCGGAGCAAACTGAGGGTCACCAACAGCAACAGCCGTCCAGTATCCGTTGCGCTGAACTATCTGGTATTTGCAACCTAGCTCAACATCGCCAAATCGGCCAGCTAGAAACTCGAATAGCAACTGGTGAGCTTTAGTCATAGCTTGAGGTGTCGTAACGTTAGGAACAGCCGATATAGCCCGATAGCCGTCAAGTAGCTTGACTTCTGTATCGGGGTCTATCTCAACCGTCATAATCTCGTGAAACAGCATGTACGACTCCTTACTGGCGGTTGTGTTGTTTCCATAGTGCAAACATATCATCCCATGAACCTAATTCCATGAGCAATACGCTGAATTCAACTGGCTTACCGTCAATCAGGTACATGCCAGGACATGTTCTGTTCAGGTGTTCGTTGAATTGGGTTGTTTGATTTGCGTTCATCATTTGCCTCCTAAAGATTGAATGGCCTGGTTGAAGTCGATAGCTAGCTGTACGGCCTTAACAACTAGCTCCTTGTTAGTCATCCTGCTGTACTCACCTGAGGTAACCATGCTATTGAGCAAGACATTAGCCCTTGACTCAACAGACTTGTCAGACGGTAGGATAGCGGTATTGTAATCAATCTGACTAGCAGCCCAGATAGTCTCAATCTGAGCATGCTTGAAAGAGATAGGCTGGCCTGAATAGCTCTTGCCTGTCTTCTCACGAATCTTGAAGACACCATAGCAGTAGCAATCATCAATGCTAATCTGATTGACGGCCAGTATGCAGTCTGAACCTGCTAACTGGACGAAGAACCATGCACCGTGACTACAAGTCATATACTTCCAAGTGCTGAAATCTCTGGCTGCTGTTCCCTCGTCTGGGACAGTCGTGATTCTGTTAACAACTTGCATTTCAGCCTCCTTTCGTCCAGTTATCCTGTTCTGGATGATATGGAATCTTTTTCCTGAGCGGGCCAGGGGCAGTAGGTTGAGTTGACTTACGCGGCAACTGCTTAACCACTAGGCCAAGATGCTTCTGCATTTTATGCATCTGCTCATACAACTCGTCAATTTCCTGACGTTGCTCTCTTACTTGACGGCGCAAGCTTCTCAGCTCAATATCTATCGACTTCAGGTCAAATTCTAATTCTGACTGTTTCATCTTCAGCCTACCTTTCAATTAACGCGTTCGTGTATCGTCTTGAATTTTACAATCAGCCCATTATCGGCCTTGAAATGTCTCGGCTTAATCCATGTCATAGCAGCTGTAGCCAAATTATTGAACAGCAGAATCTCCATGACTACCTTGCCTAGCTCTAGTGTCGCTAAAGCAAACTGTTTGTCTTTCTCACGCTTCATCTCAATCAGATGAAAGGTCTTTTCGGCCTTTAGCTCTTCATAAATCTCATGCTGCAACTTAGTGCCTGGAACTTTCGGAGTGCGTTGCAAGGCTTCTTTCAAGTATGATTGAGTCGGTAATGTCGCATAGCCCTCAACCGTGATATTGACACTCGGCACTTCGATATATGGCTGAGGCTCTGCAAAAGGCTCAGAAACCGTTTTTGGCTTATAGAAGCCGTTAGCGTCAACGCCGTATCCCGACAACTCATAGTATGGCGAAGGCGTTTTGAGCTTATCCTCGTCTCGTTTTGACAGGATAAATCGGATTACTTCCAATTCTGCTTTTAGTCGGTAGGCGTTCATATAAACCGCTTTGATACCGTCAAAATCATTCGGCTTCAAGTCTTCTTGACTGACGATATCAAGCCCGCACAGAGGGATATGTACTTCATCATCACGCACCTTGTACACATACCCATTCTCATCCAGATAAGGCAGCAATTCCTTGCTTGTAACCAATGTCGGCATATTCAGTTTGCCGTCTCGGATAATCGACAGATTGCGATAAACACGGACAACATGTTTCTTGCCGTTAGGTTGAGTAAGGATAGCGTCAGCTGCATACATCAGATTGAGGTTAGCGCGTGAACGATTCGGCACGATTTCAACACGGTACAGTTTGTCTCGGACAATATCAACTGTTTCACCCTGCCAGTCGGTCGTTTCGGCCTTAGCTCGCTGAGTTATCACTTTTGACTTGTAGGGGTTCACCAATGCCTTATGCTCAATAATAGCAGCCATGAGGTTCATGAGTGTCTTCTTGTTTGAGTAAGCCAGCACTTTATCTTCGCAAGGCTTTTCGGCTTCCTCTTCGCTTTGAGTATCACCCAAGATAGCTTCAATCGCCTTATCGGGATTCTGCAATGCTTCTGAGCTCAACACGAAATTAGCTAAGTCTTTGCGACGCAGATTGTAGGCGCAAACATTAGCAGCTGAAACAGGTCTGCGTTTGAAGATAGCAACAGCAATCTTACGGATGACGCTATCAGGCACATCTTTACAATTCATGTAAACAGCTTCAGGCGCACCCAACAGGCTTGAGAAAGACTTGCCCTTGTAATTGCGACTGCGGTATTGACGCGGAATCAGAAACAATTTGGCAGTATCTGACTGAGCCAAGTCTTTGAGGTCAGTAGCAAATTCCATTTCATCTAGGTCAATGCCTGAAATGCTACTGTCTGTTGTTTGCAGTTTGAATCGGGTATCAGCATCCATTAGGACAGCTTCAAACCGTACACCTGAAAGCTGTATCAGGAAGAGTGTTGGGTTCATAATTCATCACCTATCTGTCGGGTTGTAGGTTGTTATCTTTCAACAGCCAGTGGTAATTTTTAAATCAGTCGTTGTTGTCCTGCTTTCAAGTACCAAGTCAGTACTCCTGCAGACACGCAGAGGAAAGACTCAACGGCTCGTTGTTTTGAGAGTGTAGCGAAGTTAGCAGGGTCGCAGAACATGATTTCAGGCTCATCTGCCTCAGGGTATTTCAGCTTCACAAGAAACAAGTTATCCTCAAGTTCATGTTCAGAAAAGACTTCAGTCATTTCAGGTAATGTTTGCTCAACCATCAATTGATGTTTGAAGCGTGGTAGCAGTGTATTGTTCATTCGCATGTTTGTTATTTCCTTGTCTGGTTATTCATGATTTATAGTCTCAGCAACCAATTATAATTTTTATCAGCCCTGTCAGCACAGGGTTCAGTCGGTCGGATAGCTGAGGATTGAGATTTCAGTTTCATGGCTGTTAGTCGATTAAGTGGTGATTGAGGTCTGATTGTGAGGGCTGAGGAATGATTGTTTTCCGTCTAGTTAATATAATATAGAACGTTGTATTTGGGTTTGGTATCACATCTATGAGTTTGGAATTGGATATTTCGTTGATAACTCGTTGAAATAAAGCAGGAATTTTTAGCCAAAATCTTGGTTTTATGTACGGAATCCCAACTATTACAAGATTCAGTTTCCAATTCCTGCTATTGCGTTGCTTAAAGCTCTGAATTAGTCATGCTTGAGTCGATGTAATTCAGCACAGGCCGTCTCAGCTTCTCACTCACTGTACCAGAAGTCATCTCAGCTTGCTGTCCTGGTACAGGCTTGTCGCTTGAGGGCTTCTTGTAGTTGCGTTTGTTCTTCTGAGCTCGTTTGAACTCTTCCTTATCAATCCCTAGCTTCTTCTGCAAGTCCTCTTGAACTTCACCCCATGTAAGGGACTTACCCTCAGCCAGATAGCCGTCATAGATTTTAGCATAAGTCTTAGACAGGCCTAAAGCAGGGTCAGACACTTTGATTTCTCGCAACAGTTTATCCTTGTCAACCAGGCCTGCTTTCATGTAGGTTACGAAGTCTGTCTGTGATTGAAGCTTCTGAGGAGCAGCAACCAGCCACATGAGTGCAAGGTCTAATGGCTGAGCAACTGGGACTTTGACTCCAAACATCATGCGCGGTTTAGCTCGGTGAACGGCTGAGGCGTAAGGGTCAAAGCCGATATTGAACAGCAGGTCATAAGTCTTAGTCTTACCACCGCCTTGAGCAGCTTTCATCTGATACTGCCCAGCACCTACTTCCTTGAAGTCAAATTCGTCTGCTAAGGCTTCCATGACTTCATCTTCGTCTGAGATGACTAGCAAGTCTAGGTCTTGAGTTGCTCTCGGTTTGGGTGCATATTCGTTGTAGGCTAATCCACCCACGATACAGTACTCAAAGTCATTCTCAGTCATGACTGCTATCAGTCGCTTGAACTGGGACTTGAAGTCTTTGTAGCCTAATGCTTCATATGCTTTGAGTAGCTCGGCACTTCTGGACATACATTTCCTTTCAATTTTGAAAACTGGCTAAAATCGCCAAAATTAACGCGGTTAGAACGCTGCTTGGGCGAATGCTTGCTCAACTCGTTAAAAGTTGCTCTCGGTCGCTGCTAGGCCGTCTATTACGCGTTTGCGGTAAATCCTCATCACTCGGTCTTGAACAACGTCTCCGTGACAGGGATGAGGGCTACACCAGCAGAAAAGTCGGATATCATAGCCTTTCAGCAATTCTTCAACTAATCTACTGATAATCTTGTATTCTCTTGATTGGGTATCAGCCAGCTGCTTATCAAGATATTCAGCATACAAAGGGATACACTTGCCTCTTCCATGTTCTTCAACAGTGAAAGGATTTCCTAAGCCTAATGCTTCATAAGGCGGTGTTGAGCCCCTTCCTATGTAATACTGTTTAACTTGAGGATTCTGGTCGTAGCTCATCTTGCGGATATTTTCAACTGTAATCCTGCTCATATTGTCCCTCCTTGAGTCTTGATATCTGTTCAGCCAATTCTAATTTTTCAGTCAGTTCAGTCTCAGGTTTCGTGTTAACATGACTGATTGAGAGCTCAGTCAGCAGAAGGATGTATGATTGTTTTCATCTCTAGGCTGACCAATCATCAGTCAGCCAGACGGTCTAAGCTAGGGATTTTCGGCTCATGACTGTTAGTTTCCTTGTTCTTCTGATTCTAGCCTGCTACTCACACACGCAGGCAGAACAGTCTCATGTTTTTCATTCTCATGGTTTGAGATTCTGTTTTCAATTTCATGATTTCAGCCTCATGGCTTGAGATTCTGTTTTCAATTTCATGATTTCAGTCTCATGGCTGTTTGTTAGATTGAGGATTTCTATGCATGACTGTTCTCAAGTCTCAAAGATTAATTTATTAGTTATATAATACCTGTGGTGTTGATATTGTATCACATCTATGACATTGAAATCGTATATTTCGTGGATAACTCGTTGTAACTCAATAGAAATTTTTAGACAAAATCTTGGACTTATGTACGGAATCTTGGCGGGTACAGAATCTAGATTGCAGTTTCTGTATCCCAGCAGCAAGATTCATCAGTCAATCATTGATTTCCCTCTAATTGCTCAAGCAAGGATTTCAGTTTGTTCCCTTCCTGCTGACTCAGGCTCCATACGGTCGGAGAAAGCCTCAGCAGTCTCAAATTTCTGTTTTTCATGCTCATGGCTGTAAAGTCTCAATTCAGGGCTTGGTTGAGTGTTGAAGAGGGTGTCAGGGTTGTTATTCTTCTATTAGATAATATATAATCTGTGGTTGTGTATTTGTATCACATCTATGACATTGAAATCGTATATTTCGTGGATAAGTTTCTAATAAATCAGGGGAATTTTTAGACAAAATCCTGTCTTTATGTTCCGATTCCCAGCCGTTACAAGATTCATATTGCAAATCAGCAATAAAAAAGCCCTGCTAGCATGAAACTAACAGGGCTGGGGTTGGGGTATGACTGTAGGCTAACGGAACAGCTCAGGGTGAGCTATCTCAAGGTCGATACAAGTGTTGCGGTAGTCAGGGTCAATGAAGGCATCTACTGACTCATTGCCCTCTTCGTCCACGATTGTCCGTTTCAAGCCTAAGACTGCTGAGTGTGTATTATTCATGTAATACTCTTCCATTACAATCAGCTTCTCACCATCACGGGATTCCACTTGGTCTTGAGAAAACTCGCAGTCAAGATTGCCGGCATATCGCTCTAACTCGGAAAGCTCGCATTCTACCATCACGTCATCTAATTGCTCATCCATGCTTACGCTCCGTTGATTATTCAGGTTTACCTTCTACAACTTTACCAGAGTGTACACCCAATACGGTATAAGCGCAAGTGCGGGCTTTCTGGCCGTTGTAGTCGGTCGGTACAGACACGAAGTCCTCAGGAGCAACAGACACCTCAAGGATTACGCTGTCTCGGCCACTGCCATATTGCTCAGCGTATTCCAACGCGCCGACATGTAAGCCATGAGAACAGGTCTGATCTGGGTCATCGTTGACTTCTTCACGCGGCATGGTAATAGTTGCGCCGATTTTGTTCTTAATCTTGTTTGAGTACAAGTCATACAAGTCTGGTCGTACAGCCTTGTAAGCCAAGACTGAGCCGTCTTCACGCAATTTGATACAGTTATGCTCCAAGAACATGAACAGGGTCTCAAACACGCGTTTGCTAGGGTTCTTCGCCAGACGGTTGAAGAAGGCAATCACTCGGTCGGAATCCTCAGGCTGAGAAGCCAGTACAGGTTTGATAGTGCTGTAAACTTCTTCAGGGACTTTCTTGTCTTGAATATACAATACGCCGTCTTTTACAACCCAGCCATCAATTCCTAAGCTGTCCGCAATTTCAGCGACTGTAGCGGATTCAAAGTAAACAGCCAATTGCTCAGGTTTGAAGTTTTCACTAGCAACCAATTCTTCAATCTCTTTGAATGATGGTTCAGCAGTCGTAAAGACTTTAGTGGCGATGTCTGAGCCTAATTCACGGAACAGGTACACGGTTGAGGTGAACATGCTGTAGGAATATTTCGGCTTTGGTGCGGCCTTTTTAGCCTTAGATTTTGCCTTCGGTTTTGCTTTAGATTTGGGCGCGGATTTGTCCTTGGTATTCCCTACAGAAGCCGTATTTTTGGCCTCAGAAGCTGAACGTTTTGTTGGGGCTTTACCAGCCACTTTTTTCGATTTAGTTGATTTTCGGGCTTTTGTAGGGCGGTCTGCTTTCGGTTTGTCGGGTGCTGGGGTATCAGCTGTTTCAGGGTTTTGTCGGGCTAACTCGGCATAACGGCGCAGGGAGCGGTCTGAAACGCCAGACTGCTCAACAAATTCTTTCTTGGTACCAGCTTCGACAGCCGCAATGTAATCACGGCCAAGCTGGATGCGTTGTTCAGTTGTTAATTTCATGGTGTTTTGTCCTTTGATCAAGAGGATTATTCAACAGCCTCAATCTACAACAGACTGAGGCTCAGAATTCAGTTATGCGGGCTTGCAGATAGGAAACCAACGGTCATGTTTGGTGTCGTAGAATTTACCGTTATTCTGGAAGAACATAGCATTCGTTACAGCCAGAGGCGCATTCAGTTCACGGCGGTCTTTCAATTTTGCTAACGCCCAAGCTTTGAATTCATCGGTCAGGTCAGACACTTTGAGATTGAAGCTTTCGGCGATTTGGCGGAGGGTTGTTTGCGGTTTCATATTGATTTCCTTTAAGTAGGTTGAGATACCATGTTTATAAGCTGATATCTCAACCGCCAATCTTAATTTTCTGCTTTCTTAGTGACTTCTAAGCCGTGTTTGTCCATGTAGGTGTTGAAGCTTTCGGGCAGGTGTAGTCGGAGGACATTTTCAGGCTTCTTCACGTATTCTTTCAGCCATTCGGTCGCTTCAGCTACTGTTTTCTCAAAGTCGAAGCCAATCAATTCGTCACGCATCGCAGTATGGTTTAGGCCGTCTGAATAGCAAGTCAGCATGAATTTGCTTCGCAGCAGAATGCTAAGATTGCCACGGATATGCCAAACATCAATAGGCAGCTCAGGGACTAACTTCAGTAGCAGGTCTCCTGCATAGAAGCCTTTTGATTTTACAAACTCACGGTACTCGTTTGCATAAGGCTTCAAGTCAATATCCCGCAGATGTTTACCACCAATCTTAATCAGGGCTTCATGCATAGTCTTAGGGAATTCAATTTGAGTGAATCCCAAGTCTTTCAGCACTCTAGCTTTATCCCAGTCATATCTCGACATCTGCTTAGTTTCAGACGGCGCAAAGAAGAAAAAGCGTTTTGTGTCTCGGATGTACTCTGACCTGTTATTGCCGCAGTAGATTCGATTATTACGAATTTCAGCCACATAATCGGGCTTCGTCTCAGGCTTTAGTAAGGAACGGAACGCGCGCAATTCTTTCACGGCCTCGTCTTGCAGGACAACTTTCATCTCTGCAAAATCCTTCAACTCATTCCAATCTTCAGAAGTGCCCATGAGCAAGGTATCGTTTGCCCATACCGCACGAAAGCGTTTGAGGTCAGTCGATTTGGTGATTTTCTCGTTCAAGATGAAGATAGTGTCGCAGCCGTTTGCAACCTTACGCACCCATCTTTTTACAGTCATCTGGTTCACCTTTTCTTGAGATGAGTCGGTACAGATTTTCACGTTAGGCACTTGCATGCCTCCGCCCACGATTTCGGGTACATTGTAGATGCTCAACTCAAGTACAGAAGCAGCAGCTTCAATCGGCTTCTTGCCTTGAGATAGTCTTTCAATTTCTTCTGCAATAGCCTTATCAACGCGCGTCAGATACTCTTTCAGACGGCTTTGAGTAGTAGCATCTTCAGAGATTTCCTCACGGCCTGCGGTCAGGTCTAATTGACCGATAGGTACAAGGATGTTTATGCGGGCATTGATTCGTTTCAGATACTTGAATTCATCAAAAGCAGCCCATTTCAAAGGATACTCAACACCGCCGATGATAATGTAAATGCTATTGTGACTACCGTGATGGGACAGCGCATAGCCTTTGTCTTTCATTTCAGCGATAAGCTCGGAATTATCCTTAGCAAGCTCAAATTCTTCTTTCATTGAAATGCCGTTGTTCTCGACAATATGACGGAATTTGATAGGGCATTCTGCAAACGGAACAGCATTCTTGCGGTTATCAAATTTCAAGACATCGTCAGCCTTAACAGGCACGGATACTTTCACACCATTCGGTTTGTCGGTCTTGTTTTTAGCCACAATAGTCAGAGTAGGAACACCATTCTCACCGATTGCGCAGATACCGATTACCTCAACGCCGTCTTTACGGCTCGTGATTGTAAATGCGTCAGTATAGCTGAATGGGCTTTTTGAGCCTAAGCCATAACCGCCAATCAATTCGTTGCTCTGGGTCTTGTTGCTTGAGAAGTAGGAAGTGTAAACCTCAAACAATTCTGTTTCGGAAAGGCCTGTACCAAAATCTTCCACTTCAAAGTTCAAATAGTGTCGGGTCGGAATCGTAACAATGATAGGCTCTTTAGTGCCTGCTACTTTATGTGAATCGACAGCATTGCTAATCAATTCGCGGATGATTGATGCGATTTTGTCCTTGTATAAGTTTGAGGACAGGATTTTGAAAGCCTTTGCGCTAGTAGCAATTGTAAATTCACCTACTTTGCCTGCAACAGTGTTGCTCTTCATTTGGTTAGTTTGAACTGGAATCATTTGAAGCCTCCTAGACTTAAAAGTGTTTGCTATAAGTTGTTATTTCGTGAACCAGATTTAATTTTTAGCTAGAAGAAAGGCCTGAGCGGTTACTCAAGCCTTTCATGAACTTACACCCAAAGAATAGAATCAATAATGTAATCTTGCGGGTCAGATTTGCATTTTACCTTGAAGCCATCTGCCTCTAAGCGTTCAGCCAAGATTTTCAAATTAGCAATCGGTATAGAATTGATACATACTCGCGGTTTCACGTTGATATAGTATTCAGGTTCATCCAGAATCACCGCTGGCTCTTCAGGGTCATCTTGATAGAATACGTCCAAACCGACTGAGCCTTTGCTTGAAACGTCCTTGATAATTTTTACAAGGCCTTCGTAAATATCGTCAACAGAAGTCGATGATGAAACAAATTTTTCGTAGTTAGCTCGCGCTTGTTCAGCGAGGGTCATAGGTTTAGTTTCGGACATTTTGTTACTCCTTGAAAAGTTGATTAGTGTGGATTGTAGGCTAATATCTTGTTAGCCTATTTTAATTTTTCGGCGGATTATTCGTCAGCCCAGACAACACGGTCAATAATTGTACCGTAATCAGCATTAGTTACATATGAAACTAAGAAGCCATCTGCCTCTAAGCGTCTAGCAATCTCCCTATGATGGACTACAGGAGCGATATTGATATCAACGTCTGCGCAGTCAATGTGCCAAATATCAGCAGAGTTTTCACGGACGGTTACTGCTGAAGTAGCAGTGTAGTCAGAATGGTGACGGATGTCTAAGCCGATTGCACCGCGTGAGGACACGTCTTTGATAATTTTTACCAGCATGTCGTAAACTTTGTCTGTGTACTCGTCTTTAAAATTATTGAGGTTGGTGAGGGCTTGATAGGCTAGGGATGCCTGCGGTGTCGCTTTTTCCATTTTGTTGCTCCTAAAAGAGGGTTGAAAAGAATGATTGGGTTGTTTGTAAGCTGATATCCCGTGAGCCAATCTTAATTTTTAGGGCAAAAGAAAAGCCCTGACTAGCTTTTCGGGCTAATCAGGGCTTGTAAACTCGTTAAGGCCGTCAATACGTTGTCCGCCGTATAGGCCGTCTTGAGTCTAGTTTAGGAGTAATACTCTTCATCACTTTCTTGCCATGAATCACGCTCATAGGCAATTGTTTCGCCGTCAGTAGTTGTGAAGAGTGTTAAGCCTTTCTTGGCGAATTTGTTCATAACCAGCTTCTCAGCCAACAACTCAAACTTGCTCCAACGCTCAGGATTGAAATCAAACTGGAAAGTGCCGTCAAACGTATCCCGATTAAATCGAATGTTGAGGCCTTTCAATTCTTTCTCAACAAAGTCGGCAGCTTGCTTGCTACCAGCGATGATGCCTGAGATTTTGCTACTAATATCCTCAGCATATGCCTCTTTCAACTCCAGCTTGCTCTTCAAGCTTTCGGCCAATTGTGCTGCTTTACTCATTGTGTTCACCTTTCAAATTACACTTGACGCCAATCACCATTCTTGAAAATGATGACTTCATCGTTAGCGGTCGTAAAGCTCGAAAGCCCTACAATTGCGAAGTCATTGGCGACCAATTTGTCAGCCAATGGTTTGAGTTTGCTGAATGGTTCAGGCTTGAAGCGGTATACAATATCATCACCCACTTTGTTTCGGGTGAACTTGACATGCAGGGCTTCTAATTCCTCGTCAACCAGATTAGCAATGATTTCAGACGCAACGTTGATACCGACAATCTTGTCTGCAACGGCCTCTTGTACGGTCAACTTAGCTTTCAAGCTTTCCGTCAGCTGCGTTACTTTGCTCATTTCTTAGCTCGCAAACCCAGTTTCAAAGATTGAACGTCAGTGCCGTCTTCAGGCTTCTTGACTTTCTTCTCAGGGACACCAGGTGTTTTGTTATCCTTAGCACCCTTGTCCAAGACAACGGATGCCTTGTTCATAGATTCGTCTGCACGAACCACTGCTTCTTGCAATTTACTCATAAATTGTCCTCAGTTTAGTTTACAAATCAGGCGGTATTCCGCCGTTGTTGTAGCGTGATTGATAAGTGGCTATGCTATCCCTTAGCCTGCGTTGTAGCAGCTTTCGGTCTAGTCGATAGCTTGGAGGGCGTGTTACAGCCTCCGTTCTTCTCAATCACGCATGATTTACTCTTGGGAATGCCGTGCGCTTCTTGCAGTATCCCCAAGAGTGTTCTCAACCGTTCGATTTTCATCAATTGTAAGATTCTCCCTCAGCTGGCTTTGGTTTGAAGCCGTCTGGGATTTGAACTCGTTTCTTGACTACTTGAATCTCTGTCTCACCTGTATCAGGATTAACAACTTCAAGCTCTTCCAATCGCTCGGTTGTATTCGTGTTGTCCATTTTCAATTCTCCTGCAGACGGCCTATTGCTAAGCCGTCCATCTCAATCAGCCCTCGCAAGCGATACACTCACCTCTAGGGTTTGAGCCTCGTGTAAGTCGGGTGCTGCGTTGGTAATACAAGCCTTTGATGTTTGGATTTTCAAGGGCTTCTCTGGTCACCTCTGAGATGTATTCCTCATCCTCGACAAAGAACAAGTTCAATGATTGGCCTTGACAGATGAACTTCTGACGCTGAGCAGCCAATCGGACTAATGCTGATTGGTTGATTTCAAAAGCGGTCTTGAATACGGCCTTTTCTTCGTCAGTCAAGAAGTCCAGATGTTGAACTGAACCTTGATAGTTGTCGTTGATGTCTCGGACAATATCATCATTGTACTTGTCGTATTTCTTCAGGACTTTGATGAACTCAGGATTGATACGCACCATGTTACCAGCAGCCGTGTTTTGGGTGAAAGTATTAGAAACAAACGGCTCGATACCTTGACTAACACCACCGCAAAGTACAGCTGAGCTCATATTAGGCGCAATGGCTGTACGTGTTGAATTGCGGATTCCGTATCCTTTGGTGACTTCACACTCGCCCAGGATTTCGGCTAACCATTGACTAGCTCGTAAGGTTTCATCATGAATCTTGCGGAAGATAGCCATGTTTTCAAAGCTTGCTTGCAAGGAATCAATTGGAATCATCTTGGATTGAAGATAGGTGTGGAAGCCTAAAGCACCCAAGCCCAAAGCGCGGTATTTCTCGGTGAATCGTGCAATCTTCTCAAGGCCAGGTGTTGTTTGCATCTGGATTAGGGAATGACTGCACACGCAATCAAGGAACACCAGTGACCAGAAGATTGTATCTTCATCAAACTCATCCCACTTGGCTAAGTTCAAAGAGGATAACACGCAGCTAAAGGTTAGCTCCTCGCTTGCGGGCAAGGCGATTTCGGTGCAGTTGTGTACCAAGATGCCGTTGCAGGCATATTGACCTGGCGCAATATAGAAGTTGTGAACCTCATCAACGGTCAAGTCGTACACATCAACTTCACCCTCAAGATATTCAACATTGACTACTTTGAGCCCGTGAGGCAGGTTGAATGCTTGTAACTCATAACCCAAAGAATCTTTCGCTTCAATCCATGTACCACGGAATGAGGCTAGTTGATGCTCAGGCGTACACTTGAATTTGTCGCCATTCTCAAGGGTTACTTCAACAACCTGCTTAGTACCTGTCTTGAACGCAACGGCCTCTCGAATGATAGGCTTACTCCAAGTATCAAACCCAATCAATTTGGTAAGTTGTTTTGAGCAATACACTAGGAATTTGACTGTACCGTTAGATTCTTTGGCTAACTGCTCAATAGCAACAGCATTTCTGCCGTCTGCTACTGCTACCAAAGTATCGCCTGTAAAGCAAAGGTTTGAGGCATAGACTTTCTCACCAGTCTGACGGATACACTCAGGCGCAAGTCGGTTAGCAACATCCGACTTCCAGATGTAGCCTTTACCAAAACGGCTGCGGGTGTACATCATCTCGGTATAACGGCGGATAGCCTCCGCATCACCTTGTCCTAGACGGTCAATGAATTCATCCGTGAAGTTGTAGCCAATATTGGCCTCACCTGGATTCTTGAGGACATAGTCATTCATCTCGTCAAAGTCACCATGGTCCATGTCGATATAGCCAGCCCAAGAACCACGGCGATTGTTGCCTTGGGATACTAATTGGGCGGTGCAAGTGAACATGTCGAATACTGGAACAACGCCATCAGCTTCGCCACCGACTGAGATTGGAGTGCCTCTCGGTCGAATATCCCCCAAGTAGGCTGATGTACCGTAGCCGTTCTTGCTCAATAACGCCATCTCACGCAAGGCTGAGTAGAAGCCGTCAATTGAATCTTCAATGTAGCTACCAGAGCAGCTGACTGAATGACCTCGATTGGTACCAGTGTTGCAATATACAGGTGTTGACGGTGCAAGATGACCTTTCCACATGATATCAAAAAACTTCTGTTCAGCCGTCTCTTGATGCTCAAATGGGAGATATTTCGCTAGGGTCTTTGCAATCGTCTGAAAGCGTGAGCGGACAGTTTCGCCGTTGTAGGCATACTTATTGCGAAACATGATATAGCCCTGAGTAGTCATCCATTCAGGGATTTCATTTTGAGATATCAGTTGTTTGCGCTCAGCTGATAGCTCTTCGTAGGATTTTTTGTTGCTCATTTATTGTCTCTATCAGATATTCATTGTTACAAATGAAAAAGCAGCATGTTATTCTTTTGAATAACATGCTGCTAACAGTCTGGTCGCTATCGTATCTCTGTGACACTCACTTTGACTTTTGGACCAACAATATCCAGATATTGGCCTCTTTCATTGTCAGGGTCATTCGGGTCTGCGATGAAATAGTCTTCATAATATACCGTTTCGGTGTTCTTTACAGGCTCAAAGGCAAATCCGCAGAAGTCTTCAAGATATTCCTGGCCGTATTCCTCGTCCATCTCTTTGACTAATGCTTCAAAGGCCTTGATGTCAAAAATCAAGCCGTTGTAAATCATGTCTTCAAGTCGGTCAGAATAGTCGCCAAGAAATTCCTGGTCGTTGTAGTCAGGCAATTTGTCCTTTGGACTAGCCTTGATATGTTTCCACAGGCCTTGGATAGTCAATCGGGCTTGCTCTTCAACTTCTCGATAAGACCAACCAAACAGGTGCAACGCCTTTCGATACAGTTGTAAGGCTCGCTGGCCGTTACCCTCGTTGATTGATTGTTTCAAGCTTTCTGTAATCTTTGCAGCTTTCGTTTTATCTTCCATGTGATTTGCTCCTTAGTGTTAAAGCATGACCCAGTCTTCAGACAAAACGTCAGTTTGACTAGCTAACCATGGGACTAACTTGCCGTCAGCCGTTTTCATGTAGATTGCGTCCAGCACGTCTTTCGTCTCGGCATCTGGGTGATTGTAGGCATCGTTGATGACCTTAGTAATAGCCTCACCTCGAACCAAGAACAGGAACATGTTTTTGCCGTTCCAACCATTGCGGGCAACTAGGCCACCCATTTTCAAATGCTCAAGGGCATTACCAAAAGTAAGCAATTCAGGCATTGTGTATCTCCTTAATGTTTTTCAAATACAAAACAGCAGGCTAATCGGAGGAATAGATTGCTGCTGTTGTAGGGTTGTTAGGCTTCTAAAGTCGCACGGACTTGTTGACTGACGATTTTGAAATACTCCTCATCATAGCCTTGAGGGTCATGTGCGCCGTTACCGATTGCATATTCATCCTCAAGCACCACTTCTGTATTCTTGACTACTTCAAGCACCAGATAGTGGCCATCACGCTCATCTTCAGGCATAGTCTTCAGATACTTGACTGCTGCTTCCAAGTCCTTGATATCAAAGAATAGGCCGTTCAGAATGATGTTCTCAAACCAGCGTGTGTAGGGATTACTGCCGCCAGGTTTGACTTCCTTAGGCTCAGGCATGTACTTGTCCGCAAGCTTCTTATCAAGCTCAGGGTCAAATTTGGCGTATTCCCAAAGATAGTCGATGTTCTCTTCAGCAACTTCCTCAATATCACCAGACGACATCTTGGTCAGCTTCAAGAACTCCTTGTAAAGCTCAAGTGCCTTGCGGTTGTTAGCCTCAGTCACTGAGCGTTTCAAGCTTTCTACAATTTTCATGTTCATTTCCTTAATTGGATGGAATAGGCTTCCTGTAGCTTCTCACAATAGCATCTCTGATGGTTGAATCGGACAAATGAAACTCTGCATATTTCAGCGGTGTCCACTTATTACCGTCAACAACTATCAAGTCACCAATGTAGGTCTTGTTAGGCTCGTGATTGCCATGGGCAAAGTCTGGTCCAGTGAAGTAGATAGCACCTGCATCATGATTTGAACGGCCTACAAGATAGCCAGCCTTGCGTAAATCCTTGATTACTTCGTCAGTATTCTCAGCTGTTAACTCAACAACTCGGACAGAAACAAGGCCGATATTCGTCACTACTTGTTTGAAGTCTAGCATAGGCTTATCTCGTTACTTCTTCTGCTCTTGCTTGTTAGCTTCAACGGCCTTTGTAAGCTCAGTTGTGATGTATTCGCGGATAGCTTTCACCTCAGGAGTGTCCTTGACTTCCTGAACCAGCTCATTCGCAGCCAGAGTGTATAAGGTGATACGGCTCGGCAAGACAACGGAAAGCGCAATCAGGACAGCAAGGGTAACAGAGGCCGTCTTAAACAGGAAGCTCTTGATTATGTCTGAGGCTTCCATATCTACAAGGTCAGCCCACATAGGTAAGAAAATCAAGAATACCGCAAACAGGATACCGAATGCGATTGTGACAGTGATGATACCTTGAAAGATATCATTTAAATACAGATACAGCAACATCTTCGGCCTCCTTATTTCTTCCAAGCATTAGCAAATTTGTCTTTGCTCCACTTCACGTGATACTCTGAACCGCCACCACTGAAGAAGTCATGGAAGTTGATTGAGTTGATATCACGGTAGAACCAATTTTCAATCGTCTTGTCTGACTCTTCCTCATCAAAGTAAGGATTCAGACCTATCAAGCCTCGACAGAAATTGATGCGGTGTTTGATAAAGTCTTTCATCTGGCCTGCGCTGATACCGTGAATCTCGCCATTGCTAAACAGCTTATCAATGATTTGGGACTCATGCTCAAACACTTTCAGGCTCAAGTCATCGATGATTTGCATCAGTACAGATTTCTGAGTATCAGTCAATTGACGCTCAGACAACAAGTGACGGAAAGTCGCTGCACCGCACATAGCATGCAGGTTTTCATCGGTAACTGATTGATTGATGCCTCGATTCAGGGTAGTCATGAGATTCTTCGCGCCTGCTTCCTGTGCTTGGAAGTGTTTCAGGAAAGCAAAGGAGGAATACAGAACAACACCCTCAATAAATACGAAGCCTGCGATTGAGACCAAGTCATCTTTAGCTGATGCTACTTGACCGATGAAGTCCATGCGCTCAACCAATACAGGGTCTTGCTTCCATTCAGCATAGAACTCAGGCGTGTCGATATACAGCACCTTGTTAGCTTCGTTGTAGAAAGGCGCATGGCTATTCAATTCCACAGCGAAGAACATTGAGGCTGCACGCTGGAATTCAGGCCGTGGGAATATGCGGCTGTAACGCCTTGCCCAATAGTCCTCACCGACAGCCAGCTCATAATGAGTAAACAGTCGGAGGATTTCGATGATTGCAAGTCGTTCAGCCTCCGTGCAATTCTGACGCAGGTCAGGAACGTCATTCTGCATATCATATTCTGTAAACGGCCAGAATGTATGCATCTGCTGGTCGGCAAAGGCCTCAATGTCTTTGTATTCCAGCACCCAGCCGTCAACAGGCTGGTAGATTTTCTGGGAGCGGTCTTGAGATTCCGCTAACAAAGCAATCTTTTCTGCTAATTTTGTATCCATATAATATCCTAGTGTAACAAGGCAATCGCCTTTCGTATATTACAAAGCACCGTGAGATGAAAAAGCGCATTTAACGCTAAAAATTTTTAAGCTTGGGCTACTGGAAGTTTTCGGCTATTTCAGCGATAATCTCGTCAAGAAGCCGTTTGCGCTCTTCTAGCATGTAGTGAACAACCAAAAACTCAAAGCTCGTTAAGGATTGAATGTGAGGATTTTGAGCTTGTGTGTAGTTATCGGCTGCGGCTTCTGTCAGCCACTTCAAATGACCTACCAAATTGCCCTCTCTTAGCAACCGCGCTTTTTCTTCAGCTTCTGACTTGAAGCCGTCAAGTTCAGCCTTGAGTTTCAATCGGGCTTTAGCTTCGTGCATGGCTGCTTCTTCAAAAGCTTCACGTGCCTCAGGATTTTTACAGGCTTCGTGATATGTCTTCAAGATTTTACACATTTGATTCTCCTTAACAAGCCAATGCAAGATGCTCAGATGTCGCGCCTACAACATCATGAATGATATCAGCCATCTGTTGACAGAGGTAGCAATCAGCCAAGCACTTAAAGCTCTTGTCTGGCTCAATATTAGGGTCGATAGCTCGGTCATACTCTTCTGACGCATCAAATGCGTCCTCATACAATTCTGCGACATCCAAACATTGTCGCAGCCACTCTTTCATATGTTCTTTTGAGCCAAAGCCGTTATCAACCAGATAGTCATTGAACTCTTCTTGAGCTTGCAATTTAGCAGCCTGTCTAAAGGCTTCACGCTCCTCAGGATTGAGACTTGCTTGACAATAGTTTTGCGTTGGTCGGTACATCAGATTTCCTTTCCCTTGTTAATCTCTAAGCCTGCGGCCAATCGTTTCTCTTCAAGCACACTTTCAATCATGTACATATACGTCTCAAGAAGCAAGGCTTCAACCAAAGCTTCAAAACTGTCTTCAGGGCTGATATCAGGTTGTACGGCTCGTTGTCGATAGTCGTTAGCTTCTTCCTCAGCATAGTACAGACGTGTACGCAATTCACCTTCTGTCTCTTGACTTAAGGTATGGCGCATATGCTCTACTGATGAAAAGCCTTCACCGACCAAGCCGTCTTTGAAGCGCGTGTTAGCCTCAATTTCAGCTCGGTACTCAAAGTCCAAGTAAGTCGCAAAGTCGCTATCTAAGTTGTGAAGATTTGCTTTAGGTCGATACATCACATCTTCTCCTTGCTAAGCATTCGGATTGGCTTGCCACCAAGAATCTTATTGACGGCTGTAAGGGCTGTAATAGTGAAGTATGAGTGGACTGTTTCCTCAAAGCTTTCCTCTGGACTAGCATTCGGGTCGTAAGATTTGGTGCTTGATTCTTCAAGGTCGTCTTGAAGACTCAAGGAGTAAAAGGTCAAGTCTAACGCAGGCTCAGCACGCAGGCAACTTTCCCAGTCCTCTTCTGAGGCAAATCCGCGTTCTTTCAAGTCAGCATTGAAGCGTTCTTTAGCCTCTTTATGTGCTGCGTCTGTAAAAGCTTTGAAGTCAACATCATCGCCTTTGACGGCTTGATTAAGGTTCATTGTCGGTTGAAACATCATTTGTCCTCTCAATCGCCGTATTGATTACGTTCACGGATAGCGTACAACTCAGCTAACACGATATTGAAGACATTGATTGTCTCTTCAACTTCGATTGCCTGCACCAATAATTCAAAGCTCTTCTCAGGGCTAATAGTCGGATTAGTTGCTTGAAAGCGCAATTCCTCAGCTTCCAATTCCATGTCTGCTGATTGGCTCTCTAAATCGGTCTCAGCCTCACCGCGCAAGGCATCCATCATAGCCTCGACTGAATTGTACCCTTCCTTTTTCAATCCTGCTTTGAACCGTGCTTGAGCTTCATGAGTAGTTGCTGTTTCAAACACTTCACGTTCAAGGTAGTCATCTTGAATCTGGCTGAGGTTTTTAGTCGGTCGGTACATGTGGTCTCCTTTTGCGGTTTTGGTTGAGATAATTCAATATTTCATGAACTAATACTAATTTTTAGCTATCGGACACGACAAACTGCGCCTTAGCTTCCTCAAGAAACTTGGCGTACAAGTATTCCATTGTCTCAATCAAGTTTTGCTTGAAGTTAAACAGCTTGAGTCGGTTATCAGAGGCTACACTCACGCAAGTCTGGTTCATGGTGTAATATAGGCCTGAAGTGTCGTTTTCAAGACGGAAGGCTGCACCCTTCAGCGCAGCCTTTTCTAAGCCTAACAACCAACCAGAGATAGTCACTTGAGTCAGCTCATCAGTTACCCGACAAACTGAGAAAGCCTCAAACAACTCTGTACGGTCAATTTGGGCTTGCATAGCTTCAGCCCTCGTATTTCCGAATGCGCATAGCAACACCGTTCATCAGCTTATTAAGCTTGTTGAACTCGCAGAAGCTGTTTTGACAAGTGCCTAACGACCAGATACGGTCATGAGGCTCTTTCATGTAGTCCAAGATTTCTTCAGGCTTGAACTCAAGGCCGTTATCAGACATGATTGACTGAATATTGGTCGTGAAATTACGAATCCAGTCATTGTAATCTTGCTGAGACCAGCGATTGAGGTTGTATTTGACTCTCTTCTTACCAATCTCATCAACAAAGATTTCGCAGTTGCCGATGAGCCAGTCAATCCCTTGAATAGCACCTGGGCCACAGTTGACGTAGTCATTGTCTGTAAATTGGTACTCAGGGCAATACGTCCAATCCTCCCAGATTTGGTAAGCAATGAACTCACCAAAGCCTTTGATTGTCTTCAGGGTCTCAACGGCTTCTTCGGCGGATTCTGCTTTCAGGGCAGCCAAGATTTTATCCTTGTTGTCCATGATAAGCTTGAAGCGCGCCAGCGTGTAACCTCGAAGCTCAGGAGCGTTCTTGTAAGCCTCAAGTACGACCATACTCAAGAAGTAGGCGTTTGACTGACGGGTTTCACCCTTGCCTTCGCCTTTCAAGCCAGCCTCAACCTTTTTGAAGAACTCCCAGTCAATATCGGCTGAAGTAGCATGAGCCATTCGGATAGGCCATTCAGGCAACCAACTACAGCCTGCCTCGTTATTGATACAGCGGAACAAGGCGCAGTTCATTGCTTTATCCTCAAGGCTCAAGTCTGGATTCTCGCAGACGGTCTCTAGGAGGAACTGGGACTCACGGTCATTCTTGCGATGGACGTTAGTGAACTTGTAGTGCTTCAAGTAGTAGTCGTCAGTCCAGGGCTTTGGCTGGCCTAACACGTTCTTGCGACGGTAAACATCTGAACGTCCGTATTGATAATCACGATACAACTTGAGTTTATCGGCCTGAATCGGCAAATTGAGATTTTTAGCCATTTTTCAATCCTGCTTGAATTTCTTGCTCTAAGAATTTGAACAGCAACCAATAATCTTGATAATTCTTGGCTGGGTCAGTGTAGCTGCGTTTAGCTTGGAAGCTTGAACGCTTTGTATGCTCAACAAAATCAGTCGGGTCAACGCCGATGGCCTTGAGATAGCGGATGACCGCAAAAATCGGCTCTTCAGTCGAATCAGCCATATTCAGATGAACAAATTTCATCTGGTCTTTGAGCTTCTCAGCCTGCTGACTGATACGCTTGAACGGAATAGTTGAATGGCGCTCGTTGTTGTTAAAGGCAGAATCGCCCTTAGCAACTTGGTAGCTTCTGTCCTTGAATCGCTCCAGCATTACGTCTTTGCTAGCGTGGCGGAAAGCTTCCAAGATATATCGGTCTTGGCCGTTGTCTTTCAGCTGATTCTCCAAGTCAAAGGTCGCAACCTCAAGGCCTGCATAGCCCTCAAACAACACGTTGTACTTCTTAGCATAACGATGTAGCATTTCAAACAAGGTACAGTGAGACAGGCCTGAGGTGATAGAATCCGCTCCAGTCAAGCTCAACAGACGTGATTTGTTTGACTTGACGATTTTCGCACCCAAAATCAGGAGATTCAAGGCAGGAATCAGGATACCAACATATTGGCGTGAGCGTGGGACATTCTGATTACCGACAAATTTGTCCTCAGGCTTTTCGGCCTTATGAAAATTGGGGATGTCGTCCTCAAACAACAGCTTCCATTGGTAGTTAGCAATCAAGTAGTCCAGCAGCATAGCCACTCGTGTACCCTTACCAGTCGCTGAGATACCCTTGAACTGGGCAAAGGAATAGGGACTGGCTGCGATTACAGTGTCTGTCGGCTCTTGGTCGGGCTTCAAGTAATTCGCAGGCGCAGGGATTTCGCCTTTCAATTTGACCTGATATTCCTCAGGGACTTTCACGGCGTGATCAGTCCATGGCTCATAAATCACTTCGCCAGCATAGCCAATACGGCGTAAGCTTTCTGGCCAATCCTCAGGATTGACCTTTTGGCCTTTCTTGTAATTCATCATTTTGATTCCTCTTCAACATAAAAATCGAATACTGGTTGAATAGCTTTGCGTTGTTCCTTATCAGACAATCGCATGAAGTCGGTCGGTAGGTTGAACTCTTGGTACAGGTTACCAAATTCTGGATAATCGTCTTCAAGGTTCAAGACACGGCCTGTCTTAACTCCCAATTTCTGCAGGATATGTGAAGACTTACACAGCCGAACTTTCGGGTGTTGATCAGTCTCCATGAATTCCAACGCAGCACTGTAGTCAACATCGGGGAACAACTCTTGCATCTTACACAACCACTCATAACAGTAAGTCGTATTATAGCCCATATATTCACCTCCTGAATAGCACAGGCGTTTAAACTCACACAACCAAGTTTCAAGGGTGTACTTGTTGTATTGCGGGTGAAAATCCGCTCCGAAAGCTTCCTCAATACGCTGGACTAATTCCTCTTCCAACGCCAAGACTTCCTCAGGGTCGTAGCTGCTGCGCTTCTGGCTTTCTTTGCCGCCGCCAGCAATTGGACGGTTGAATAAGAACAGTAAGCCATTACGCACTGACCAGTTTTCAGGGCGGTCGGCCAATACGTTAGGAGGCATCATCTTGTACGGTGTCAAAGTATGGAGGGCTTGTTGGGTCACCCAGTTAGCCATACGGCCGAACTCAAGGAACTTGCTCAACTCGGCATAAGTGCGATGGTAGTTATCCTCAAGGCTGGCGTTGAAGTCGTAGAAACTGTTAATCCAGTCAGTCAAGGTTTCAAACGGCGCAATCGTCTCTTTGATTGAAGCAGCCATCAGGTGGGCTTTACCACGTTTCCACTTCATGTCTGAAGCCCAAGCCAGCTTGTACTTGTAAGCTGTCTGGAACTCTTCCAATTCTTTCAGGTCAATATCCTTGAAATTAGGGAATCGCCAATAGATAGCCCAAGCACCGATTTCTTCGTGGCAAAAGCCTTGCAATAGGCTGAACCATAGGGCTTGCTCAACCGTCATAGGCTCGCCAGTCGGCGATTTATCCGTGTCGCGGAAAGCTAGTGCAGTGCCTGGTTCATCAATATCATTGTTATCAAGCTTCCATTTGTAAAGCTTGAGAAAGACATCCATCCGATTCTCAGGCTTGCGAATGTCTGTTATCAAAATTGTCGTCATATACAATCCTCAGGTGTTATATGGAATACAAAGAACGAAGAGGCCGAAAAGCGCATTTCAGACGAAAGAAATGCGGAGCGCAATATCAACTACACTCCGCACGGCCTTTACATTGGCTTCATCATTTCTGCTCTAGGGTCTTCAGCTTGTATCTCTTGAATCCGCTTCTCAATAGCTGCAATTTCCGCACTTGAATCCTTACGACGCAAAGATGAAATGCTCTTGCGCTTGATAGCCTCAAGAATTTCAACGCTCAGGCCTTCGACAGACGCCAAGATGTCTTCGTCAGATTTGTCTTCCAACAACAGCTGACCGACTTGCGGGAGCAGCTTCAAGACTTCGATGTCCTTGTTGAGCTTCGTTACACGGTTGCCTTTGTCGTGGTCGAAAGTCTCAATGAAACGGTTGATAGTGATGTCTAACCATTCCTTGATACCGATATTGCGAACAACATCATTCTCAACCACAATAATATTGTATCGGCGGTTGAATGTTCCTACTCGCTTACAGATGTCCAGAATCTCGTTGATATCAACTCTAGCTCTCGGCAACTTGCGGATACGCAATGCTACTTCGTCACCAGACACGTCCAGAATCTCAATCTTGCCCTCTTCTAACAGCTTATTGAAAGCTCGCAGATTCGGCGCAAAGGTTTCGCCTGAACCGTGTAACAGAATCTCATTATCATTGAGCTTCTCAACATTGTAACGGACTTGAACACGGCCTGTACCCTTGTCCCAAAGCTCTTGCAGGTCAGATTTATCGCGGTCGAACTTGTAACCAAACTGCGGTACAAGCAACTGCGGGTCATCTTTCAACCAAGCCTCAAGCAAGGATTCATAGGTGAAAGCAGGCGTGCGACCAGCTGCACCAAAACCTAGATTCTGCGCTCCGTAAACCAAGCAATATGGTACAGGCGTGATTAGGTATTCTGGCTCTAAGCCGACATCTGACTCAATCAATGGCGAGTAGTCCAGCAGTCTGAACCAGAATTTGGATTGAGCCTTAGTCAAGCCCACTTTCCAGTAACGTGCAGCAGCTGCAGGGACTGGAGTCATGAGCTTGATACCCACGCTACCGTATGAGTCAATAGCCTTGAGGCGCGCCATATCAGACATAGCACCAAAGATACCGCCGTCACCGAATGGGTGTAAGACTTGAATAGCACCAATGCCATTGTTAGCAGCCGTCAGTTTACCGTTTGCTACCTCTTTCAAGCCCAACAGGATACGGCGGTGGACAGGTTTTAGGCCGTCTAAGCTCGGAACAGCCCTGTCTCGGTTCACGGTCTTGCCGTAACTGATATAGTTACCAGTCACAAACTCAGCAAAATCATATGTTTCTTGCTTGCTCATACACCATTCTCCACTACACCATTCTCAATCATCAATCGTTTTCGTTCAAAGCTTGAACCCAACAATTTTGCGGCTTCCTGAGCTTCAATCATTCGGCTATCCTCAAGGGTCACTTGTACCAGACGGCGTTGTTTACCCGTCATGAACTTGGCTGTCTCGTCAACGGATGATGAACCCAAGCCCTTGAGTTTGATGATTGTGCCTTTTGAAAAGTCAATCTTGTCTTTCTCGTCAGCGAAGAAATACTCAGTCTTGCCGTCATGTTCCCACTTGTAGAATGGGGTTTCAAGCTTAAACACTCGGCCATCTTTAATCAAGCCTTGAGCCTGATTATAGAACAAGCCTAACAGTAAATTGGCGATATGTGAGCCATCACTATCAGAGTCAACAGCGATGATGATTTTACCGTATCGTGACTGCTCAATATCAAACAATGGACCAGCACCGCAACCGATAGTGTTGAAGACAGCCAAGATTTCGCGGTTTTCGGCTAACTCTTCAATCTCCATACCGTTTGAGTTTTTCACCTTACCTCGAATTGCAAGCAGGGATTGAAACTCCTTGTTTCGGGCTTGAAGGATTTGACCGCCTGCTGACTTACCCTCAACGATATACAACTCACGCGCCATCCAGTTAGTCGAACTACACTCATACACGTCAGCAGAGTGCATTTTGGCTGAGCGTGACTTGACGTCCTTACCCATGACTAATGCAGATTTGAGCATCTCGATGTTAGACAGCTTGTCTGTCGCTTTCTTGTACTCAATAATCCGATTGATCAAAAGGTCAAAGAACGCTTTATTGGCTGTAATCACCTTGTAGAAGGCGTCAGCAATCGCTTGAGTTGTTGCGCGCTCGTTATAGCCCTTGTCCTCCCACTTAGACAATTTGGTCTTGTCTTGGCTGTTAAACAACGGCTCGATAGCAAAGTTGAGCGCAAACAGACGCATACCTAGACGGCTATCAGCTGCCTTGATACGGCTGTCATATTTAGCAAAGGCTTGCGCAATACCAGTCTGCACGATATTCAAATGCTTACCCGCAGGTGTCTTCAAAAGATTGACTGAGCCATCAACGTCTGTATTCCATTTATCAGCAGACCAGCCCACCTGAAAGATGAATTTCAAAGGCAATGGTTCTTCAGTCTTTACGTTTACAGCACAACTGAATACCTTGTCTTCAACCAGTTTCTCGTTGAAGCTATCCTTGAACTGGTAGGCATCCAATTCCTTGCCGTTCAGCTTGAAATCAACCTTAATGTCCTTGAGCTCTTTATCAAGGTTGAATAAGCCTTTCATCAATTTCAAGGGATAGCCATGATATGAGATAGTCATGCTATCGTGCATTTCAGGAATCGGCGTGAAAGCAATGAGCGTGCCGAATGTATCATCCAGTTCGTCGAGGAATGCTTTGATGTCCTTGTTAGCAGGGAAGTCAGTATAATTCTTGACTTCGTCTAAGGTCATCATTTTAGACGAATCAAAAATGCCTTTATGGAACTTGAACGCCGCAATCGGCTTTCCATCCTTTAGGCCTTCCTGAATATATTTCGGCAGGTTTGCCTTCTTCTGCTTAGCAGCATTGACGAACATGATATATGTTGAGGAGCAAGCAACGGTGATTTTACCGCCCAAGCCGTGCATACCTAAGCTGTAACTCGTTTTACTGAAGTTTGAGCCTACATTCAGCTTTGATAACAAGTCCATAGTGATGGGACGGTCATCCTCAGCTGGATAGTCTTGGTCGAGGTACAACGGCATACCGCCTGCGTCATCGACAATCATGTGCCAGTCTTTCTTGTTAATAATCGCGTTCACTTTTACAGCAATGCGATTCTTGATAGACAAGTCAACAGTATTATCGGCGATTTCGCGGAATAACAAGTTTGGGGTCAAACAATCATGACCGTACAGGCCTGGTCGTGCAAGAACAACGTATGGAAAATCAAGCTTCTCAATATTCTCTGTCGGAGAATTTGTAGCCATTTACATTCCTTTCTATTAGAACTCAAGGGACAAAATGATATCATACAACTCTGGGCTAATTTCAAGCGATGACCGTTGAACGGTCATGATTTCGCCGTCAACCAGATAGACAATCTCATGCTGATTATCGCCCAGCAATTCAACTTCTTTACCAGACTTGCGGACTTCAGAGTCAGCTGCTTTGATAGTATCGAAGGATTTGCCGTTTACAGTAAAAATGGTGATATTCATAATTGTTCCTTTGAGTTAGGATAAGGTTGGTCATAATCTGTTATCGCTCAGACCAACCTTAATTTTTAATTGACGCCCTCTACCGTGTAGGCACTAACATTCTTCGTCATAACAGCCTGCAATCGGCGGTCGTAGAAGTTGAAGCCAGACACGTGAGTTGATAACAGCAAGCTACCAATACGTGAGCCTTTCAGCATCTTCGCAGCTTCCTCCAAACGGTTCTCGGATAGCTCCTTCAGGCTTTCGTCAAGAATGATTAGGCCTGTTTTGGAACCAAGCTCAAACAGTTTCGTTAGGAAGAACAGGTCAGCCAATACCTTTTGACCACCTGATAGGTCGGAGTAAGGAATCAGCAAACCGTCAACCTGCATATCAACGTCAAAGTCAATCTTCAGGTCACCTTTGGCTAATTGCTTGACTGTACGGACTACAAAATTGCCTGAGGTCATGATTTCAGCAATCTTCGTAAAGACTGATTGCACGACAGCACCGTTAGAAGCAAACAAGTTCATGTACTGCTCTAGTCTTGGTAAGCCTTGAGTTGCGGTGTCCAGTTGAGCGTTCATCTCAACCAGCTTATCCCGCAGGCTTTGTAACTGTTCATACTGACGCTGGGCAAATTCGCACTCCGCAATTTGTCGGGCTAACGATTGTTGCTCAATATCCATAGCGTTCAGTCTGTCTTGAAGCTCGCCCAAGCTAGGGAATTTCACAGGGTCAGGAAGGCCGTTCAGCTGTTCTTTCAAGCTAAGGATACGCACTTCAGCACTCGTGATATCATTCCGCAGTTTGATTTGAGTCGAATATGTAGCCAATTCTTCACGCAATCGCTGATTTCGGGCTTCCTCTTCGGCAATCAATGCTTCGTATTTGGTAACTTCTTCATCAGCTTTCTTTTGAGCGTCAGCCAAAGCATTTTGCTTCTCGACAACCGCTTCTTCGGCCTGTTTAGTCTTGGTCTTGAGTTCATTCAATGTCTCTTCATGACTGTCTAAAGGTTTGCCGCAGGTCGGGCAGCTATCTTTCAAGTTAGCCTCCGATTCCTTCGCAGCTGCTACCGCCAATTGGGCGAATCTTACATCATTCGCAGCTTGGCTTATAACATTGCCTGCTTTGGTAATGTAGGACTTGTACGACGCAATCAGATTGGTCGAAGTCTCAATCATAGACTTCAGGTCATCAGCTGTATTAGCAGGCATGAAGTTAGGGTCAACATCAGCCCGCATCTTTTCCAAGAATCCCTCATGCGACTCAATCTGAGCCTCAATCTGACTTCTGGACGATAATGCCTGAATCAGCTTAGTCAAAGTGCTTCGGTCGGCGGTAAGTTTATCAGCCTGCTGTTGCTTTTCAGCCAACTCCAAACGCTTATCAAGGTCAACCATCTGTAGGTTTTCTACCGTCTGACTTGCGATATGAATCTCACTCTCAAGCCCTTTGACGGCGGATTTCTTAGCAGACAGCTCAGCTTTCAAGGCCGTATGGAAATTGTTAATCAGGCCTAAGCCTAACATTTCGGACACAATCGCAATCCGCTCGTTGTAGCCGTAACCACTTAACAGATAAGGCGCACCCTGCTCACGGTATAGCAAGTCCATCAATCGGATGAACGGCAATTTGGCTTGAATACGCTGATTCAACTCGGTTGAGTTGTTAGCCTGTTCCTGTACGTCATTGATGAAGTACTCAACGAAGCCTGAGCCGTTGTGACCTCGTGTGATGGTGTGCTTCTCACCCTTGTAATACAGGGTCATAGACACTTCCATATCCTTACAGCCTTTGCGAATCAGATTGTTGACTGAGCGCGGTGGGCGGAATACGAAGTCAATGGCTCGCAGTAGGCTCGATTTGCCGTTACCATTCTCACCTGTAACAACCGTCAGGCCTTCTGTAAACTGATACTCAAACGATTCAATTGACCTGAAATTCTTGATACGAATGCTAACAGGCACGAAGTCCAAGTCAGCAGGTTCAGTATTGCTTCGGTCGATATTGGGCGCATAGACGGAATGTAAATCAGACAATTCTGCTGCCTTTACATTCTCTTCAATCACCTTGTCGATATCAAGCCCAGCAATAACTTTAGCCGTATCAGCTGAAGTCACAACTTTGGGCTTTTCAACCAAGACTGTATAAGGGTGAGTTGGGTCATAACGCTTATCGCCCTTATACATGATTTTCAGGAACTTGGTATCAGCACTTTCAGTCTTCACCCTCTTCCAAGACATGTCGTCTGTATCCAACACGATAACTGAGCCGTCAACCGACTCACCCATGTAGTGTTGAAACGGAACATTGATTGAGTGAGCATTACCCATATCAACTTTGTTATGGATGTCACCTGCAAGAATCAAGTCAGCCACGCTAGAATCGAACTCTTGGCCGAACTTATCGTGAAGCGTGATATGCCCAACCAGAAGGTCAAGATGTTCCTTGAAGTCATAATGCGTCTGGTCAGGTCGCCAGTTACTGAAACCGATTTTACGGCCTCCGATAGTCAGCACTTGATTATCCATGTAAGTCGCTTTGTCGTACATGATAGCATGAATGCCTGCGTCATCATAGCCCTGTTCTTGGGCTTTTGAGCCTGAATCGTGGTTGCCTGAGATGTATAGGAACTTGTCTTTGGGGAAAGCCTCAGATAACGTCTCAACCATGTAGCGGAGCGTATTGGCAACACCTGGAGTCAATACATGACGGTGAACGATGTCGCCAGCTGCTATGAAGTATTCGCAGTTGTATTCCTTCGCAATCTCAACATAACGGTGCGCTAATCGGCGGAATTGTTCCAACCGCCAGCCTTTTCCGCCTAAGTTATGGTCAGGGAAGTCATGAATATGAATATCCCCTGTTAGAAGCAATTTAGCCATGATTCCATCCTTCGGTGTGGATACCTTGATTCAACCAGCTTTCAAGCCCTCTTACGATATACGGCTGAGGGGTTATCAGGGATTGAATAGCAGATTTGTCCGTATGAGTCAAAGCCCATTGATTAGCAATCTCAGGATAGATAGCGTCATCAGTCAAGATATAGTCCAAGCGAGTCAATTGCAGGTTGTACTCAATCTTGTTAAGCTCGTCCTGCGTATAGACAGTTGTATCCTTCGCTTTGAACGCATCAATAGCTTCCTGAGGTGTCTTGCGTTTCAAGCCGATTGTCTCAATATCGTCATGACCGCCTGAACTAATCGCTTTCAAGATAGCCAAGTCTAACGGATTCTGAACGCCTGTATTCTGGATGACCTTATTCAAGTCCAAAATCTCTTCCTTGCGAAGCATTTTGGTAGAAGCAGTCATTGATTGCTGCCAGTCACTATCAACCGTTGCAAGCCAACAGTTATCATGATTGTGGCTGAAGTACATACCCAAGTCATCGGCTTCTAAGCCTCCGATATTGATAACATGGAAGCCCAGACGGCGTAACAACTGAATAGCAATATCAGTTGCTTCCCAACAGACTTTGAAGCTGTCATCATACTGGCGGGATTCCTTATAGGTCGTGAACTTGGTCTTGTCGCGGTATCTGTATGAGCCTCTATCAAACAAGATTACTGCTTCTGCATGGAACTTGAACTGTTCTCGCAGAATCTTCAACAAACTACCAAGAAAGCTGTTAACAGTAATGCTAGGGTCAAGCATTGTATGCTTCTGTTTAGCCTCGTCAAAGTTGATGAAGTATTTGTCGAACTGGTCATAACCATTAGACAACATGAAGTCAAACATCTCTGACTCCGTATTGAAATGGCGTTTACCTTTCGACATAGCATGAAATGCACGTCTGATATAATATGTACCGTCCATAGCCAACAACGGAGTGTTGCTATCTTTCGGTTTAGCTATCGGCAATCCGACAATATCCGATAATTGCATTGCTGTCTCCTTAAAACGACAAAAAGCTAGACAGATTCTTAGGCCTGTCTAGCTTTGATTATGATTGACCTAGTTATTGCACGGTGAATTGCGCGAATGGGTCAGCGTCAACGCTCGGAGCTTCGCCAACAGGCGCGGTTACAGCAGGAGTTTCCGCTGGAGCAGCAGCTGCGGCGGTCGGAGGCGTTTCAACTTTCGGCTCGGCAGCTGGAGTGGCAGCAGGCGCAGGAGTTGGGGTTGAGGCAGGAGTTGTAGCTGCGTCTTTCAACTCGGATACGCCGTCCTTGCTTTCGTCATACAGCACTTTGTCGCCAACCTTGATTACCAAGTGTGTAGGTTTCTCAGGGTATTCGACAGGCTTGTTCTCACGCTTCGCCACTTTCTCAGCATACTCGCAGTCAGACTTGTACTTAGCTTCACGGATGAAGTCCTTGTTCTCCTTGATCAGCTTAACAGCTTTCTCAACCAATTTGTCGTAACGCTCTTGGCTGAACATTTTGGGGATATACAAGTCCTCCAGAACACCGTAATCAAATGCTGAAGTATCCACTGGGCCAGTATTCTTGAGTGGGAAGAACGGTGCAACGGTACATTTGCCGTCTTTACCACCTTTGTACTGCAAGTCAAGCAGAGGTGTCTCAGCCGACGGGTCAAGCATGCTGACGATTTGGTCGGGCGCATTAGCAGTCATGTTCTCGATGAAAGACATAACGGCCTCTTCGTGAATGCGCTTACCAATCACGGCGTACAGGTTGCCTGCTTTCCAGTTATCTGCTGGGGAATCGGTTTCCACCAAGTAGAAGTAGAACAGGAACACGGTTTGCTTGCCCATTGACCATTTTTGAGCATGACGCAAGTAGTTGTAGTACAATTCTTGTAACGGATGGCGATGTGTTTTCAATTCCTCAGGAACGCCCTCAACCTCTGACTCACGTTGACTAGGGTCACGTACACCAGCACGGAAATAGCCGTATGCGTCAAATTTTGCGTAGAAGTGTTTACCTGAGGCGTCAATGATGAAACGGCCACGGTGTTTACCTTCGGGCATGAATACAACATTCTGGGCACCGTTGCCACCGCTTTCGTCAGCTTTGATTGCTTTGTAACTATCCAAGGATTGTTTCAAAAAGTCTAAGGTCAATTCCATTTTTATATCACTTTCTCTGGCCGTAATTTCAGGCCAACTAGGTCAATCAATATATCGGGTTAAGATTTCGGGTCGGATTATTCGTCAGCTTCAACAGGAGTTTCGCCTGCTTCAGTAGCAGGTTTATGAGCAGCTGGAACAGCAACAGTAATTTTGCCGTTTACTGCGTCTTTGAAAGCTTGGCCGAATTTGAAAGATGGGCGTGTAGCAGCGGCAATGGTAATACGCTCACCAGTCACAGGGTTGAAGCCTGGACGCTCTTCTTGATGGGCTGAGCCAAAAGTGCCAAAGCCACGCAATTCAACTTTTTCGCCTTTAGCAACGGTGCCCACGATAGTGTCCAGCAGGTTGTTAACCACTTTCTCAGCGACAACTTTAGTGAAACCATTTTGTTCAGCGGTCAGGTTAATCAGGTCAGTACGATTCATTTTGTATTTCCTTGTGAAATATCAGGCTTTTATACGCAGCCTGTTAGCGTTTTGGGCGGTATTGCCCTGGGATTCATAATACACAAAGAACGAAGAAACCGAAAAGCGCATATTTCGGAAAATATTTTTAATTTTCGGCTAATTCTTTGTTTTATATCAAAACTTAGTTTGAAATGAAGCTTTTGAGCAAAGCCATAGCATGCTGATTTTCAGTATTAGCAAGCTGGGAGGCTTTCGTGAGATTACCGTCAGCTGCGGCCTTCTCAAGTGTCTCATTCAGCAATGTATTGAAGCTTTCATGAGTTGTATCCAAAGCATTACTCATCAATCTGATAACGTCTGTTGCATTAGCATCAAACATGATTGTTTCGGCTATGGTTGAATAAACTCGGTATTCTTCACCTAACTGGTTGCCTTGGTCCAGATACATCATAGCTCGGCAGGCCGATTCGTCTAATGCAGGAACAATCCTGTTATACACATTCCGCAGGGAGCGGTATTGCGTCAGCAGTAGCAAAGCATTGATGTCCTTGATAGACGTCAGAAGAATGAAGATGTCAGGATAGTCTTGGCGCAAGTAGTACAAGAACAGCACCCTTTGCGCGGTTGAGGTCATCTTATCAAAATGTCTGAATTTGACTTCTTGTTCCATGTTGATTCCGTTGTATTGTAGCAGCCAGTAGATGTAGTGCCTATCTCCATCAGAGTACAGGCCGTCTAAAAGCTTGTATGTGCGTATGAAGCTATACATCAATAGCCTGAGGTGAGCTGGTGTGTCTTTCATCAAGTCCTCAAACATGAAGTCAATAGCAATCTTGTTAATGCTGGATGGCTCGGAATATTCAGGAATGTCGGCCAAGACGGAATAAGAGATAGTGGCTGTTTGGAAATGTATGCCCTCCTGCTCAATCAAGTCGTACAGGAATTCCAGTGTAAGCTCGAAGTTTTCCTCAGCCATCTTGGTCTGAACAACAGTCAAAGAGATAGTTGAAGCTGAATCCAAATCCCCGCCAGTCATCTCATAAGAGTTTTTCAGCGCACGGCTTACAAGATAAGTTGAGATGACCAACAGTCTAGGCAAATCAAGCGGTTCTTTTCCCGATAGGTTGAACTCAGCCACTAGGTCAGGCGAAGACATTGATTGATAATGGTTGACATAAAATTCCAGATTCATAATTTCAAAGCCCGATAATCTCTCAAATCGTCAATCAAGGTTCTGCGTTCAGGGACACGCTCATCATTGATGGTGATATCAAAGTTGGTCTCAGAGTTGCGAGTTATCGTCAAGCCTTTACCAATGCCTGTTTCGCCGATAGGAATTTGAGCGATAACAGTCAATACCGATTCCAAGTCCAATTCATCAATCTCAATCTTAGCCGTCATGTCCGTCACCTTTCAGCCATTCGGCCTTATCCATGACCTCAATATCAATGATGATAGTTTCCTCCGATTCTTTCGTCTGCACTTTTCGGCTTTCGATTGCTACCGTCTGACTATCATCAATCCCTGTTGCTTTCATAATACCGTCCTCAACATACTTAAACATGTTGCTGGTGTCTCTGCGCCAGTAGTTTGTATTGAGCTTGAAAGTCAGGGAAAGCTTGTAGCACTTCTCAGGGTCATCTTTCAAGACATCATTTATCCCCTGACGTTGCAATAGCTCCTTGATTTTGGTTTGCATCTTTACAACGTCAGGGTTCAGATAAATCCATGCCTTCATTCCCTTCTGGCCTAGCTTATGGGCGTTGTTTGTAGATTCGATTTTCGGTAATGTTACGACAAATTTCATGAATTTCCTTTGGCGATTGAGCCCTTATACATAGCCAACTCTGCTTGAGTAATGCTAAGCATTCGGCCTGTTGGGGTCATACGGATAGCTTGAGTGATATCAGACTGGCCACGACGCATTTTGGCGATATTCATCATACCAATCTTATGATTGCCTGGGTTTCTAACCTTACCAATGGTAATCATGATATCAACGGTATGCTGTTTGCGTGAGGATTCGCCAGCGGAATCTAAGCCCAGAAGCTCCTCACCCCACAAGTGGGATTTCGGCTGAGAAGCAATCATAACCACACGCGCCTTAGCACCTGTTGGTCGGGCAATTTCGGTTGCGCGCTCATAAATCTCACCGCCTGTATGATACATATTGTCAGGGTCAGAGTTGTCAGCCAAGTTTGAGTCATAGTCAATTACAACCATATCATACTTGTCTGGTTCTTCCTCCACCAAGTTTTGAATTTCGGCTGAAGTCAGCTTCTTACTAGGCACCAACACCAAATCAATATTCTCAACGGCCTTTTTAACAGCATCAGTATAGTAGGCAGCTGGGTTCAGAATCACCTCGCTGTACGGCTTATCCAAGACTGACGATGAGATACGCGTGATGAAGTCAAAGCGTAACAAGTCACCCAAAGCAATATACAACACCCGATAGCCAGCCATTGAAGCATGGACTGACTCTTGAATCATAGCAGCCGTCTTACCTAAGCCAGGGACACCCACGACCATAACAACGCTGCCCGGCAGGTATCCACCGAAAGCAGAAGCATTCTTAACAGCGTCAAAGGAAGTCGGCAAGATACGGTCAAGTGTACCCAATTCCTCCTCAACCACTTTTGAGGCATCCAAAGATTTCAGCTGAATCACGTCAGTGGCTGGCGACAATTCTTTCGGAATCTCGCTAATCAAATCAACCATTCGGTCGATATTCTGACCTTCTGAAGTTACAATGTCGGCGATTCGTTCACGCTTGTAATAGTGAAACATGCCTGACGCCATAGCCCTGACTTGAGGCTCGGAGTTACAGGCACGGATGTTACTCGCAATCTTAATGAAAGTTTCCAGTTCAGCTGGTACCAATTTATTTGCTAGGACGGCTCGTGTCGATTCTGGCTCCCACTTACTGAGGTCAAAATTCGATTCCTTCATGAGCGTTTTTGCAACGTCCGTTTTCCATGGGAACGTCTTTACAATGCCTCGCGTCATCCGACTCATCATCGGGTTGAACAGCGAAGCCAGAAAGTTCATTTCTGAGTTCAATTCCATACTCAAATGTCCTTAGTTTGTTGTGTTTTCAAGATGAAGTGGTCTTTCAACATCTGCATTTTATGCCTCATCTGACGGTTCATTACGCCGTTATGCTTATCATACAGCAAGGCGCATGTTAACTCGGTCGTCCTAGCTGCACGGCCTACAGGCTGTACTAAGCCTTTGAACGATACGCTAGTGATGGGGATAACGCTGTTGATGTTAGGAATATCCAAGCCCTCAGTACCCACTTGGTTTGCTATCAACACTCTAAACGCTTTTTGTGCAGCCAAAGCTTTCAGCTGCTCCAATGTCATAGATACCTCGCCAACAGGCGATAACTGAACTTGGGCGGACAAAAAGACTGTCCGAATGCCCATAAGGTTCAAAGCATTACAGATAGCAGTACCAGTCTCAATTGAAGTCGTCTCAGGTATAAACACGATACCGTCTGGCATATCCCCAATAATCCTAGCTAACGTCAATGGGAAGTTAGGGTGCTTCAGGGTACAAGCTCCGATGAACTGAGGTGTTGGAACATCTTTATCAAGGTTTTCGGCCACTACTTGCTCATACTCAGCCTTGCTGATAATTTCCGCATTGTAGCTTACCAAATTGATAGGCACTTGTAGCTTCACATGGATAAGAGATTCCCCGAAATATTCCAGCATTGCGAAGTTTTGCTGAGTCAGCTGTTTTCTCAATACTAGGTCAGGTGTCACCTCATGTCCAGACTTAGCGTCAGCTGAGCCAGTGAAGCCATACAGGAAGTCTGGATTACACGCCTTGATAACCTGTTTCCAAGTATCAGCTGAGGCGTGGTGAGCCTCGTCAGCGATTAGAAGGCCGACATTCGACAATTCATCCCAGCGTTCAGGCTTGGTAGCAGCTGACTTGACGAAGCCTGTTGGGTGAATCAATTTCACTCGGCTGGTATCAACGTCATACTGCTTCAATCGCAGTTCCAATTCCTTCAGCAGGTTCTTGGTAAATGAAATCAGCACAACGTCTTTGTCGTGCTGTTCCAAGTATGATTCTACCAGCGCGGAAATGATAGTTGCTTTACCATAACCAACAGCCAGAGACACAATGCCTGAACTCTTCTCTTTCAATAGCGCAGCCGTCTGTAACTGAACTTGGTCGTATCCCATGTCCTTCTTAGGATGAGACGCAAAGATGCCCAGCCAGCGTTGTGTTATCTCAATTCCTTTGTCGTCAGTCTTTTCACCAACAACCTTATAGGGCATGCCGTTAGCAGACAACACATATTTCAGGGTGCTCAATAGGCCTTTGAAGACATACAGGCATTTATCCTTCAATCTGCTGTCGCGCTTGAGGTAAGCTACATCTTCATCTGCGACAGTCCATTTCTTGAGGTGATACAGATACCGTCTGTTTTGTTCCCTCTGGGTGAATATACGCTCGAAGCTATTATATTCCCTGTCTGTCTCAAACTCGATTCTAAGCTGGCCGTTTTTCAGACACTCAACTGTTATCATAGCATGTCTCCATATGTGATATCATACTTGTGTTCTCGGTTCTTCGTCAGGCTGCGAATCAGGCCTTTCTGTACCTTACCTTCAACGCGGAAACCATCATACTCATATGATGCGATTTTCAAGCCTTCGGCTCGTAAGCCCTCGATTGTATGATGGATGAAATCCAATTCTTTGCCTTGGCAGTACCATACCAACAGTTTGCTATGAGAATTGAAGATTTCAGAATCCTCTGTAATCACACTTACACCGTTGAAATACATCTTCTTGCCTGTAAAGCCTGTTACAACTTGACCGTTTTCAAAGATAGCCTCTTGGATGAACTTAGCTCGTTGAGTCGGAGCATCTTGACCCCAAACACGTGTTCTGCGTTTGATGTAGTCAATTGCGTGAGTATGGATTGCTTCGGATACTCTGCCCCAGTAGTTCACGATACTGTCCCAAACTCTGTCGGCTTGTTCTGCGGAGTCAGTTGCTTCCCAGATGCGGGTGTAAACTGATGACGTGGCTTTATCTTCCAAGCTTGCGCCCATGAAGATTGCATTGGTACAGTCTTTAAACAACTGATACTCCACACCGCACAAAGCTGCGATAACACGTTTGTCTTCCAAGTAGTCATCAATCAGCTCAGTTACTGTTCTGCCTCGTTGGTTGTCTTTAACACTAACGAATTGGCCATTTTCATCAAACTTGCGTTTCACTTGATAGGCTCGGAAAGCGGTTTTTCTCAACAGCATTGGGTAGGCTGATTTCATGTCCACTTTGGTTGCTTTAGCAAACAGGTGAGATTTCAGACGGCCTTTGAGTAAGGTCACACTTGAATTGTAAACTCGTCCATAAGCAGTAACAGTCACATCGTCTGCGTTGAAGACTTGCAATTTGGTAACATCCGCCTTGACTTTAACAGTCAACGGATTCACTTTCAGACGTTTGATAGCATCAATATCGCCCAAGTTGATATCAGGAATGCTGTTATCAATCTCAATCTCAGTAAATTGGCCTAAGGCTTCTACCAATTCTTGTTGTTTTCTGAAGCCCTCAGCAGTCAGTACAACACCGTCTTTGATTTGGCTCAGATGGAACTCGGGTTTGCGGTTTGCATACTCAGTTTCCATATAAACAACTTCAAGATTGTTTGCTTTCCAGATAGCTTTTCGGCTTCTTGGAGATTCATACACGCGTAAGACTTCTTGAATTGCTTTCCACATGAACTCTACAGGCAGAGCAAGCGCAGCAGGCTTAGCCTCGAATTTCTTGTTGTAGCGTTCAGTCAAGATGTCTGCATAATATGGGCTGATATGGTCTTCAGCATAAGTGCCCAGGAACAGCGCCAATGAACCCGCAGCCCATTTACAATTGCGGGATACCTCATCAGTCGGAGACTGACCGCGACCAGTCAGTACAACACCATCTTCGTCAATCAGGGTTGCACCGTTCAGGCCACCAGCTTGAGCTTGTTGGTTAGCTCGGTGACCGAAAGATACCAGCCAGTGTTCTTTGTCGAACTGGGCTTGAGTGATTACTCGTTTCAGGCCGTCTATCGTCAAATTGGCCAGGAGTACAGACAGAGGTGTTTTTGAGTTCAATTTCAGGGTTTTCACACCTTGTTTGATTGCGGATTCAGGCGTGTCCGCATAAACAACTTGAAAATCTGTTCTTGTATCAATGTAGCCTTGGATTGTCTCACCCAGAGTCACTTTCACTCTACGCATTATCGATTGAGGTAGCATGTTAACCAAGTCAACAATGCTAAACGCAGTATTTTGAGCCGTTGCGTCGTCAGGTCGGGCGGTGACCTTTGCGGCTTTGAATTCAACATAATTGTTGTGTTTAGCGGTTGACATGATTGTCCTTTCACGATTGAGAGGTTATTATATCGAAATTTGCTAGCAAAATCGAATGTGCCTCGCCACTGGAATATTGTCTAAGCCAAGCTCCTAGACAAAATTGTAAGTCATTGATTCTGTTCAGAAGAAAGTTTCAGGCCTTTCGTCTTTCTTCTCGCTTGGGGTGTTCACAATACACAAAGAACGGTAGGATGTAAAAGCGCATTTTCTTTAAAATAATTTCGACTTTTTCGATAACTCGTTGTTTTTACTAAGAAGAAAGTTTAAAATATTTTCGATTTTCTTTCCCTGCTGGGGATTAAGGTCAGGGATTGAGGGAAATTTCAAGCTTCAATCTTCAGGCCTCAAGCTTTCGGCTCGATTCCTCTTGTGATTGAGGGTTATACAGGCTCAAGCCTCGCTCAGGCAGAAGTTTCATGTTTCAACAGGTTTGAGGAGGATTCATGACTGATTCCTTCTTATATTTCCACTCTTGCTTGACCACATAGCAGAGCCTTTCATGTTTCAAGTCTCATGTTTGATTGAGGTAGCAGGGTAATGAATGATTGTTTCATCTCTAGCCTGCTACACCACACAAGCAGGCAGACGGTTTAAGCTAGGATTTCACTCAACATCAGGGTTGAGAATTGAAGATTTCAGCCTCATGGCTTGAGATTTAGGATTCATGATTGTTGAGGGATTGAGAGGGTTTATGATTCATGTTTCAACACTCAATAGTAGATTATAAGATATATAATACCTGAGGTTGATATTGTATCACATCTATGACATTGAAATCGTATATTTCGTGACTAACTTCTTATTTTCGCAAGGGAATTTTTAGCCAAAATCCTGTATTTATGTACGGAATCCCAATAGTTACAAGATTCAGCATTCAGCTTCTGTATCCCTGTCAACAGATTTCACCAGTGTTGATTGATTTCGCCTTTTAGCTTTCTATCCTCTGCTTGACACTCACCCAGACGGTCGGATTTCAGTCAGTCATTACTCATGCTTCAGCAGGGTTGAGTAGGATTCATGATTGTTACCCCTTCTTCTGCTGACTCAGGCTACAGGCCGTCTAGTTTCATTGCTTCAGCAGTGTTGATAAAGACTGATTCTGTTCCATCTCTAGCTTGCTACGCTCACACGCAAGCAGAGGGTTTCTTATCTCATGTTTCAGCATCATGATTCTCAAATTTCACGATTTCATTCTCATGGCTGATTGAGGATTGAGAGTGAATGACTGATTCCTGTTCAACAGCAGATATTAAGTCGGTATCGTTTTCTAATTTAATATATATATATATATAACCTGTAGTTTGTTATTGTATCACATCTATGACATTGAAATCGTTTATTTCGTGGATAACTTCCTAATCCGCCAAAAGAATTTTTAGCCAAAATCCTGTATTTATGTTCCGATTCCTGTACCCGCCAAGACCAGCATAAAAATATCGAAAAATCTTTCCCAATGTTGACTGCCTAAAGACGGTATCCCCTCTGTAAGCGCGGCAAGGCCAATTAACGTAATTTTTTGGTAACACCCTAATATCTATTGATGTATCGCCCTACACGATTTCGCAGAGCGTCGCTGCTAAGTCGTTGATTCTTCACGGGAATGATACAAATGGCCGTCAGTATCGGCACTATTTACAGGAAGAACTGAAAATGACCAATCAGGTAATAAGTCTAAATTCCAGTTCATTGCCAGCTACCTTGTCTGATATCGACAAGCATTTTGATATCGACCAGCTTCAGGTACACCGTATTGCAGCACAGCTGTTGTTGACTAAATTAGCCAACAGGGAAGCTGTACGGCTCGAAAAGCTCGTCAATTTCAGAGATGCTATTGAAGAGCAGCTATTTGATGAAGACCGCATCGACAAGTTGACTCAGGAAGAGTTGATTGCTTTGCACCAGTTGATATCAAGTAGTGAGAGTCAGGCATACGGCCAAATTCAGAAAGTTAGCAAAGATGTGAACCTCGAAGAAGTGAAAGTCCATATCAAGATTCTGTCACAGTCAATGAACGATTCCGATAATCCAAACCTAGTGGACAACTCAGAAGCCGCAGCTGTAGCACAACGATTGCTGTCGCAAGTGGAAAGTAAGAAGTAGTCCAGAAAGAAACATCATGACCCCGATTAAAAGACAAGCGTGTAATTTGACTGTTGGAAAAGCCGTAACCCTGCCTTCAGGCCGCAGGGCTATCGTGCTTGAGATTCAGACAGAAAGCATTTCATTCTGCTATGCTGATGAGGCTGAGCTGTTCTCATTTGAGCTATCCCGAAACAAGTGCATTGAACTGTTCGGCAATACCCCCGAATATCGTGACTACTGGACGCCAGCCAATCAAAGAATCTAGGCCGAAAGGACTGACTCATGAGCCAATCAAGCGAGATTGTAGCATTAGATAACAAGGTGCTATTTGAGATTGCCAAGAAAGCAGGCTTTAAAGAGGAAGTCCCAACGATTGAGCAATTTATTGATGACCCTTACTATCTTGGCAAAGTGTTGGGTGACGGATTGTATCCTATTTGGCGAGAAGCAGCCAAGAAGCTGTACCCCAACCCTTACCATTCACCATATGATGAAGTCATTCTATCGGGTGCTATCGGTTTGGGTAAATCGACTATGGCACTGCTCATCACTTTCTATGACCTTTGCCGAGTCATGTGCTTGGAAGACCCGCATAAGCATTATGACCTAATTTCCTCAACAGTCATCACATTCCCAATGATGAATGCAACCAAGTCCCTTGCGTCGAAGGTGCTCTGGTCGCAATTCGTGGATTGGGTAGAAGCAAGCCCATTCTTCAAACACCGTGTTGATACCCGCAAGGGTGCTAAGACCTTCTTCAAAGGCAACATTGATGTTTCGACAGGCTCACGCGGCAGTGACTACTTAGGTCAAGCAACCATCGGTGCAATCTTTTCGGAGATTAACGACATGACGGTTGTAGCTGGCCAAGCAGAGGACAACCTTGACACAATCTCCACTCGTAGGGATTCCCGATTTGGCGGTAAAGGTAAGGAAATTCTAGGACACATCATCCTTGATTCCTCTAACAAGGGCAATCGCTCATTCATTGATGCGCGCCTTGAGGAAAAGGAAAAGAAAGGCTCAACAGGACATATCGTCTTCAGCTTCTCACACTGGGAAGCAAAATGGCACTTGGGAGGATACTCAGGCAAATTCTTCCAAGTGTACGCAGGCGATGAGTTTATTGACCCTTTCATCATTGATGATTCCAATTCCGACATGCTTCCAAACTTGAAGCCTAATCGTATTGTCGATGTCCCTGTTGAGCATAGGGAACAGTTTGAATTCAACATCATCAAATCATTACGTGACTTGGCTGGTGTTTCAACTTTCGGCACGGCTTCCTTTATCTCATCCAATGAGGTTCTCAATCGCACGTTCATTCGGCCTAATCCTGTTACCAAGGATTTGATAGTGCTAGACTTCTTCAACGACCAGTCATTGCGGGATTACATCGACATCGGGTTGTTGAAGGCGTTATGCGACAAGCCCCGATTCATCCATATTGACTTAGGCTTGACTACTGACTCAACAGGTATTGCTTGCTCATACATTGACAGGTACGAAGAGGTGAAAGCTTATGACCCTGTCAAGGGCACTCAGACGGTAGTTGTTGAGCCAGTATTCGTCAATGAATGGCTGATGGAGATACGGAGCATACCAGGACAGGAAGTCCCAATCCACAAAATCAAGAAATTCATTCTTGATGCAAGGGCTGAGGGCTATCCAATTGCTTGCGTTTCAACAGACGGCTTCCAATCAACCAACCTGCGGCAGGATTTACTGTATGCTGGTTTTGAAGTGAAGCTGATTTCAGTTGACCGAACCAAAGACCCTTACTATCATTTGCGCTCAGCGATTCTCGAAGGCCATGCAACAGCTGTCGCCTCAGAAAAGCTCAAGCGTGAAATCAGGGAATTGGAAGAGCATGATGACAAGTTTGACCACCCACCACCTCCAGCAGGCTCGAAAGACTTGTCTGACGCATTATGCGGTTCAATCTGGTCAGCCAAAGAGAACATGCAGCTAGCAGACAAGACGAAAGTGACCAAGCAACAGGCTGATACATTGCTCAAAGTGTTGGAAAAATCCGCTCCGAAAGAACAGGCATTCAAAGCTAAATTGATGGGCGGTTACAATTAGCTCAAAATCAGCTACCTCACCAATTTCAGGTCAGGTATTGCTTGTTGAGAACAGGGCGTTATCAGCTGGAATTTACCATCGCTGGGGGATATACCAGCGAGTTATTTCAGTCATCAGAATCCTTGTTTTTGATTGATTTTAAGATTTCAGTCTCATGGCTGTTAAATCCCTTGTTTTCAGTCTTCAGGCCTCCTGATTTCTTGATTCTTGCTTTCGGGATTCTATCCTGACTGCTTGATTCTTCTCTTCGGGATTCCGTGAGGGCTGTTTTCAAGGATTCCAGTTTCATGGATTGTTAGTTTTCTTTATTTAATATATAGTATAACTTGTGTTGTGTATATTGTATCACATCTATGACATTGGAATTGGATATTTCGTGGATAAGTTATTATTTTCGCAAGGGAATTTTTAGCCAAAATCTTGGACTTATGTTCGAGATTCTGTCTAGGCCAGGATTCAGATTTCAACTCTTGTATCGCAGCCTCAAGTTTCATCAGTCAATGATTGATTTCAGGCTTCCAGCAGTCTGTTTTCAACTCTAGCTTGCTCACACTCACAACGCAAGCAGACGGTTTCTTGTTTTGATTTCAGGCTTCAGGCCGTCTGATTTCAAGGATTCCATGCTCATGGCTGATCGATAAGGATGAATGACTGCTCTCAAGTCTCAGGATTGATAGAAATGAAAGCAGGGTTGTTCTTTTTCGTCTATTAGTAATACTCTTGTGTGGTGTGTATATTGTGTATCACATCTATGAGTTTGGAATTGGCTATTTCGCGGATAAGCTTCTGATTCTCCAGCACTATTTTTCGCCAAAATCCTGTCTTTATGTTCGGAATCCTGTTCCCTACAAGATTCATCTTCCATTAACCTGACATCTGCAAGGAATAAGCCCTATGCACTTCAATGCCCGTGTGGACTCAGATGTAAGCGGCATCTTGTCCGCTACTATGAACAGCATTATCAATCCCAAAGGCCATCTTGTGCATAACTTCAGCGTGCAGGATACTAGGGCTGCAAGGGATTTGAACTCAAAGCTGACTGCGTTTGCTACTACTCGCATTCAGTATTACAAGACACTCCGTCAATTCCGCCGTAATTGGGTGACTGAAGGCGTGTATGATACTATCAATAATGACGTGCTGTTGGATAACACCTCAGACGATACTGTTTCAGTCGAAGTAATAGGCGATGATGCCTTGACTCAAGAGGCCAATGACCTGTTTCGCAAACTGAAGATAGTTGAAATCTTACACTCCATCATTGATGACCTGCTTCATTACGGTTCATACGCCCTCCGACCGATTGCCTACAAGGGTGTTGGTGTGGTTGACTTGGTTGACGATTATGAACCGCATCAAGTCATTGCTTTGACCGATAGCAAAAACAATCCAGTCATGTTCTTCATCTCAGATGATTATTTGTCTAGCGATTTCAGTCAAGCTGATGCTGCTGGTACTTATGCTTATGTACCTCAGAGCAAGAAGCCTGTATCTCAGCGTTATCACTCAATTGATGAGTTGGTTTATTTCGGCCTTGACTTGAGCTTCACCAAAATCCATATCGAAGAGGATTGGACACAAGCTATCCGCCAAGCTGCCCCGTTGTCGGCTTTCCGCGCTACTCTGCCGAAAACCTTTAAGCTGCGTGCCAGCCGTTCCTTTATCTTCAACAATCTCGACAAGCTTCAGGACATCTTGCTGATGGACAAGCTTAACACCTACCGCTCCATTGGCGACACGTTGACTCCTAACGTGTTGGGTGTTCCGTTGCCGGACAACTATGACTCGCAACAATCTACTGAAGTGACTAAACACTATGATGCTCTGTTGAATAACAACATCGACCAAATGACCGACTTCCTTGACCCTGAAACAATGTTCAGGGAATTAGCGAGAATTCGTGTTGTCCCGATAGTGGGTGACCGCTCGCAACCCGTCAAGTTAGAAACAAAAGAAAATGAGAGAGTTGAAGACATCGAATCGAAGAATCAGGCCTTGCGCAATTTCCTAGATTCGATAGGCGTGCCTGCAGCCGTCTTTTTCGGCGAAGGCGAGCATAAGGAAAGCTTGAAAAACTCAATCCGTTACGCCAAAAAAGTCAAGAGAATTCAGAAGAATATTTCACGCGCATTAACTCGCTTATTGATTATCCACTTTCAAAACCGTTATCCTGAGCTTTCGGGTAAACTGAATGAGGGTGATATCAGAGTTACACTGCGCAACAATACCAACCTTGATGAGCTTGAAGACTTGGAGTCACAAGACTTGACGCTATCCTCTATCAATTCAGCATTGGAGATGTTTGAAACTATCCGACCGCTGACGGAAGGTGAGGACAGCGAGTATAAGATTGACGACAACATGATTCTGCAAGTAATCAAAGATAGGCTGGGCACCTCAGGCTCGATATTTGCACGCGCTTTGACTAAGCTCGAAGATGAGTCAATCACGCTTGAGACTTCTGAAATCTCACCATCGAAGGATACACCTGGTGCAAACTATAAAGCAATTAAGAGGGCTATTGGAATCTCAGAAGGTCAGAAGCCTCCGAGAAAGCGGTGGTTCAGTCGCTTGTTTAACTCGTAGCTATGCAGACAACAAACAAGCAACCTATACCGTCACCAATATCTCTTCTGAGTATCAAAAACGCAGAATCCGAGAGACCTTGAGGGAGACTTGCGGCCAATGCTCAATCCGTTCAATAGACGGCGGAATCGAATTCACCGTGCCGTTGAAAGTGAAATTGGGCGAGTTGGCTCAGGCCTTGCAGAATCTTGGACATGCCCTTGAACGGAAGCATAAATGACACCCAATACATTGCAAAGCATTTGGGAGAGCAAAACGGCTTACACAGTCAAAGAAACTGGGCCAGAAAGCGTTGTTGACGGCGTTAACATTCTGGCTCGTGTGTCTGGCCCAACTTTTTTCCCCGAAACAACAAGCAGAAATGGCGTGTATTACACGCTTGAAGCTTGGCAAAATGCCTTGAGTGACCCAGAACTTCAACAACGGTTAGATAGCCGTCTGGTTCTGGGCACTTTCGGTCATGATATTGAAATCACTGATGAAGAGGTGCGCAAAGGCTTGTTTTCTCATATCACAACCAAACTCTGGATTGAGGGCGGTGTAGGATATGCGGAACACCTAGTGTTAAACACTGAGCCTGGCCGTAACTTAAACACTCTACTGCGCGCTGGAGCGCGAATCAGTACATCAACCAAAGCCAACGGTTTCTTGGCTGAATCTCAAACAGCTGACGGTTACAGTATGGTTGAGCCAGAGGGCTTTACGCTCGAAAGGATTGACTTTGTACTTGACCCTGGCTATCTTGAGGCCAAGCCTGAACTGCTGGAATCTTTTTCATCCAAAGGTAAACAAAAAATGGACAAAACTCGCACTCCGATTGAAATCATGGAAGCACATGTGAGCGACTTGCGCGCACGTGGTGAGCTTTCCGACAAACGCGCAACTGAGCTGCAAGAAGCCCTGAGCGCATCTCGTGTAGAAGTAGCTGAAGCTAAAGCAGCAATGAAGCTGTATGAAGCATTCGGCACTCCTGTTGAAATTCACGAAAAGCTGAAAAAACTCAGCGTGTACGAATCTATTGACGATGACCCAGAAGCCCTGGCCGACACCGTTGAAGCCGCAACCGAAACTATTGAAGACCTGACCGACAAGCTGGATGCAGCTACTCAGGAACTGGAACACACTCAAGAAGCTTTGGGTGACGAAACTCCTGAAACCTACAAAGCCCTGTTGGCTGAAGCTGACGCTGCTGTCGAACAACTGGCTGCCTTCAAAGAAGTCGCTGACACCCCTGAACAAGTCAAAGAGTTGATGGACGCTGCTGCCCAAGCAGAAGAAAAACTGACTCAATACCAAGAGTTGGGCACCGTTGAAGAACTCGAAGAGTTGATTGACACCGCTGAGAAAGTACAAGAGCAATTGGAAGGCGAAGAAGTCGCTGATATTGCTGACGAAGTAGGCGTTGAGCCTGAAATCGTTGAATCTCTGCGTCGCAAAGGCATGAGCCTGAAAGAAGCCCGCAAACTGCTGGTTTCCATGAAAGAAAGCTTTGGCGAAGTAGAAGGCCTACCAGAAGATGATGACCCTTACCTCGACAACGAAGAAGAGCATCAAGACGGCGAAGATGGCAACAACGAAGATGAAGACCGCTTCAGCGTTCAAGAATCCGTTGCACGCTTCAAACGTGGTCGTGGCCGCAAAGCCTTCACTGAGGCTAAAGTAAAAGCTAACAAGAAATCTCCTGCTGCTAAAGGTAAAACCACATTGGCAGAAGCTTTGATTTCACGTAACCGTGCTGGCAACCGCAATGCTCGCACTAATGTTCGCAGCACCCGCAAGTAATCGCTTGCCTGCACCGAGTAATTTCTAATCAAGGACACACCCAATGAATCCTATGAAACAACAAGTATCTATCAACGAATCCAATGTGGATCAAGTAGCAAGCCAATATGAACGCCGTTACGGCAACCTGTTTGAAGCCTATGTAGGCGGTTGTGCTCGTACAGCGATTGGCGAAAGCGTCAGCAACTTTGAATTGGCTGCCTTAGGCCGTCAATTGGACCAATTCCAACAATACCGCGCCTTTACTGAAGCCAACGCTTCTATCGGCTCGCTGGGCAAATTGCCTCAAGTCGCTTTGGACGTGATTACCGCAGCTGCCGCTGACTCTATCGTTCCTTTGCTGGCTTCTGTTCAACCAATGGCTGAAGAACACGGCATTGCTTACTTCCGCAACGTTGTTGCTGCTAACGCTGGTGGCGGTTATACTGCTGGCCAAGTAATCAGCGACCCTATGACCCGCGATAACCCAGGTGACGGCACCTTCGGTTCTGCCCGTCGCACTTCTGTAACTGACTTGGTTGACGGTCAAGCTGAATACGTTGTTCAACTGAACACCCAAGTCCGTCCTTATCAAACTGAAATCTTGGTTGATACCTATGGTATGGGTAAGGATGACGGTCAAGGCAATATCGCAGGCTTTGGTATCCAAGGCTCAGTAGATTATGCTACTGGTAAAGTGACTGTTAAAGTCCTGCAAACTGTAGCTGACGCTACTACTCAAAGCAAAAAATTGCGTGTAACCTACAACTTGGACGTTGACGCGCTCGAAGAAATCGACCGTATCCAATCAACCCTGTCCACTGTTGACGTGGTTGCTCAAATCACCGCCTTGTCTTCTGATATCGGCGCGTTCACCAACTTTGCGTTCACTCAACGCTTCGGCCGTTCTGCAACTGACGAAGTTGCTCAAGACTTGACCAATGAGTTGACTCGTCTGTTGAACACTCGTGCTGTTAAAGAGATTGCTGGTAGCTACAAACAAGTTGGTACTCCACTGACTTGGTCAATTAAACCGCCATCTGGCGTATCTTATGCAGAGCACAAGTTGACTTTCGTGGACGCAATTGCTTCTGCTGAAGCTCAATTGCATGCCGCTTCAGGCGTAAACGGTGCAAACCGCTACATCGTTGGTAATGGTGCAGCTGCTGTATTGCGCGGTATGCCTGACTTTGAAGTTGCTTCTGACGCAGCTACCACTTCTGTTGGTTTGTACGGTTACTATGACGGCATCCCTGTTATCCGCGCTACTGGCGTGGTAGCTGATGACGACATGTACTTCGTTGCCAACAGCGGTAACTACTTCAATGCACCTCTGGTGTACGCTCCTTACATGCCTTTGATGATCACTTCTACCATCCAAGACAGCCGCAACCCATTCCGCAGCCGTACAGCTGCCGGTGAATGGTCTGCTATGAAAGCTGTTAACCCTAACTTGGTGACCAAGCTGACTATCACTCGCAACTAATGTAAGCAGCCGTCTGGACGAAGCCTCAAAAACTCCGTTCAGACGGCCTAACTTAAAACTTGTGGGAGAGTGTAAACATGGTGGAACTTAAAAACACCTCAAAAGCTGTGGTCATCTTCTATGGCTTACTTGCTAACGGTCAGGCTATCGTCTTTATGCCTGAACAAACATTAGAATTTGCTGAATCAGCACTCAGACTGAAATGGCAAAAATTCATTGCGAAGTGGAACTCAGACGTCCAAGTTACCAAAATTGACGGGGTTGAGCCTCCGAAAGCTCCTCAAGACCCGCCAAAACCTAAAACTCAAAAACCTGCTCACGCTAAACCAGCTGAAAACAAAGAAGGAACACCGGCAAGCCCTTTTCCAGCTAACCCTACAGCAACTGCAGGTTCTAGTGCTACAGGACAGCCTACATCGCCTGCAGCACCTGTAACTAATCCTACAACTCAACAACCTCCAGCAGCTAACCCAGCACCTACTACTCCTCCAAAAGAGGGAGGCGGTAAACCTGCTGCCGCAGATTCCGCAGCTGCTAATGGCGGTGTGAGTGACGAAGGCTTGGCTGCCATCCTGAACGAATTGGGTGATTAATTATGGCCAAGCAACTGAACAACCTTGAAAATGCGTTGCTTTCTATTGCCCGAAAGACTAAAGCAGCCAAAGATGTCGCTGCTGAAGCTAAAGAGTTAGCAGCACCTGCCAATATTGCAACCGCAGTCAACGGTGCGCTGTCTGAAGTAGAAACAGCAGCCAAGATTGCGGCTTTACAAGCTGCGCATACAGCTGGTATGAAACTTGCTGTTGAGCGTGGCGTGTATTATCTCGAAGATGCGTTGACTGGCGATTTGCGCGAAAAAGTCTTGTCAGGCTATTTCAAAGACAACAAACAAACTCCTGACGAAGCAGCTGTAATCAGCCGTGCAATTACCGAGTTTATTGAACGCATCCCCAACGGCTCGTATATTACAGCCCGTCAAGGCTCAGTATTCAGTGTCGATAAGAACAAAGGCTACAAGCCTGAAGTTTTCGGCGCAGACGGTCGTGTCGTTAGTGTCGGCGGAATGAAGTTGACTATTGACGGCGCACAGCCTTGTATCTATATCCGAAATAAATCCAACTGTTACTTTGATTTTCGTGGCGTTACATTCATCGTTGAGTCTTTTGGCGTCAACGTGTTTGAAATGGACGGTGGCGAAGGTAACATCATTACACACGGCGGTATCATCCGATCACGCCGATACCTTGAGAAAGGCTATGTCGGCGGTCGTCAAGGCCTGTTTGCGCCTATCGATGGCTGGACTCCAGAAAATCCAGACATCGGTTACGGCTATGCCGACAAGGGCTTGTACGATTTAGGCTTTAACACCACAACATTGATGCATGACTTGGCTCGCTATCGTAACAATGCTGCTCAAGTACAGAACGTCAAGAAACCTGTTGATTTGACTTGGGCTCAAGTCAAAGAATATGAACGTCAACAAAGCGTCAGAAAATATCTGAGTGTCGGTGGCTATTGGAATGAAGACGGTACCAAAAACCAATTCCCACAAGAAGATGGTACAGTGTCTGAAGAGTGGGGTACATGGGCTGGCGGCCAACGCGGTTCATCTGCTTGCGGTTGGGTATTCTATGATGTCCATCATCTGGTCGTCTGGGATTTTGATATCCGTGGCATGACTAGCTCCGCATTGCAATTTGGCTTGTATTCTACTCGTGACTGTCGCGCAGTAGATGGTGGCGACATCGCAACGGCTATCCGAGAGAAAATGGTTTGCTATGACTGCAAAGTCTATGGCGGATTCATGGATGCTAACTATATTGGCGGCATCGGTGTTGTACGCGGTGTTGGTATTACGATTGAGGGCATGAATTGTATCGAAGGTCGTGTTGGTCACCCTGACGCTTCTTTAGGACACTCACGCGACAATAGCCAAGTAACTGTTGACCCAGGCTATTGGCTATGGACTAGTCGTTATCTGCCTCAAATTGGTATCCGTTTCCTGAATAACCATTTCGGCTTCGCAGCACGCAAAGTTTGTGATGCTCATACTGGTAATAACATCCAAATTATCGGTAACAGTGGTTCGTGCTTGTACTATGGTACAGGCGTGGTGATTGAAGAATCCTTTGCAATGGACGCAACCAAAGGCGGTCGGGCAGAGGACACCAGCTTCAAATACCAAGAGTCAAACATCGTCATCAAGGATAATGAGTTTGAATGCGGTTTGAACGGTATCTTCCTGATTAATGGCGCAACAGGCGTAAAAGCCCGCAGAGACAAGAAACTCTGGTGGCTGCGCGCAAACGTTACAGTTGAGAACAACCGTATTTATGCCCCACGCGGTATGCCTTGTAACTTCGGTCATAACCGATTTACAATTCAAGGCAACAGTTGTACCTTCGCATTGCCTTTTGGCGAGCCTTTCGGCTTACGCTATCTGAGCGCAATCAATATCAAGAAGGGTGGTCAAAACTACAGCCCTGATACCAAGCTTGTTATTACAGGCGGTGGCGAAGGCGCACGCGGTGCAGCTGCTACTTGTACTGTTACCAACGGCGTGATTACAGCAGTTAGAATTACCGCAACAGGCACGAAGTATGCTGACGCAAGCTCCATTTCTGTTCAAGCTGTTGACCCGACAGGTCAAGGCTCAGGCGCAGAGTTTGAAGCGTTCTGTAACTCTTCTTCTTACGCCTACATGATTGGGGCAGAGGCTCGCTATGGTACCATTGACGCTTCTTACATCGTCAACAACATGGCTCGCAACTCACAATACGGTAACTATGACCGCATGTTCTTGTCTGCTAACCTGACAGGCTGTACTGTACGCGATAACCGACTGGACACCACACCTTACACTAAAGGTGCTAATCCAGCCCTGCCGTACACTTCTGACCGCGATTACGTTCACCGCTCAGGCGTTGCTAGTCAAGGCTTCTACCAAACTGGTACTCACACTGACTGCTTCCATGAAAACAACAAAACATGGGATCAACGGTCAGGCGCGTGGACTGACTTTGTTTTCCGCAACGTAACGACTGCTAACGGTACAGCTGAAGCCAATGCCAAAGTATCCAAGACTGATATTCAAGCCTTGATTGATTCAGCCGTCGCAGCTGCTATCTCTAAATTGAATATCGGCAAGGCCGAAACAGCTAAACCAGCTGACCCTAAACCTGCCGATGCTCCAAAAGCGAATGAAGGCGGTCAGCCTGCTTCACCTCAACCAACTACTGAAACTCAACCGCCTGCTGCGTCTAGCGAGCCTCCGAAAGCCGCAGAGACTACAGCAGAAGCTTCTCCAGCACCAGCGTCACCTCCAACTGAGGCTGCTACTACAGCTGAAACGTCTATCAAGTTTACATTTGACGGGCTGGAAGCTAAGGCACCTGAAGCGATTGGTAGCAACGGTACAGCCAAGCTGAAATCCGTGAATAACGCTATCCGCGCAGGTGAACCAGAAGGCTGGGCAGGAGCATTCGGCGAAGTTGATGGTCATAAGACTATGCGCGCATTAGTAGCTGGCGAAGGCAAGGGCATCCGATACATTGAATCAGAAGGCTTGACTTCAGATGGTTCTGCTGCTTCTGCGTTGATTGTTCCGTTCAAGCAAGTTGCTGGTGGAGCTAACGGTGCTGGCTTCTCTGTAATTCATCAGAAAGGCCGTAGCATTATTGGTAATGGCTTGATCACTACCAACGAAGCAGACGGATTCAAACTGCGATTTGCAGAGGGTACAACCATTAACGGTAAGCCAATCTCAGCAACCAAAGTCTATCCTTACGACACATGGCACGTTGCTATGATTCCTGTACCTGCTGGCGCAGACAAAGCCTTCGACATGATCAGATTTGGTATGAACCATGCTGGTAACGTAGGCCGTAACATCATTATCGGTGCAGGCACTGAATTTGTACAAGGCGACATCAGCAAAGTTGGCGATAAAGTCGCTGCTTTGATGACTGAGTACAATATCAGCAACTAACAAGGCCGTCTGAACCGCTACAATCCTTATGAAAGAGGTAACCAATGATTAATCTCAAAAATATCTCAGGCTCCATGCTCATCTTTTACGGCATGTTGGAGAGCGGTTCAGCTGTCTTCTTCAAGCCTGACGAAACCCTTGAATTCAGCGAAGCTGAGTTGAACGGCAACTGGCGCAAGACCCTTGCTAAATACGGCTCAACAAGCATTGAAATTGTTGAAGCTGTTAGCAAGGCGGAATCGAAGCCTAAGGCCGAAACATCTAAAAAGCCTGCCGGCAAACCAGCTGCTGACTCGAAAGGCGAAACAAAGACTTCAACGCCTGCTAAGCCTAATGCAGACACCAAATCAGATGCTACTAAGTCTGAGGACAAGTCTGATGCTAACCCTAAAGGTGAAGGCAAGGCTGAAACATCTACTGACCCTGAGGGCGAAGGCAAAGGTGAAACACCGCCTGCTAAACCTGACGGAAAACCTGAGGCTGAGGACAAATAAGCCATTCGCAGAATTTGTCTGCGGCTAATCTCTTGAGAGGTTAGCACAACTGCTTACAACTATGTTAACCCAACCGACCTTTTGTCCCTTTTCATCGTGTTAATCAGTTTGTCTAGGCAGTTGTGCTAACCTTTTATTTTTCCAGGGGAATCCTATGAGATTGATTGATTTAGTTTCACGCACCAGCGATTTACGCAATCGCCAATACAAAACAGGTGCCGTGACTCAAGTTGAGTACTCTTACTCGCGCAAAAACAGAATCCTCTATGTTACGGCTCGAATCAAGTCAGCCTCATCCAATACCGTTTACAAGACTATGTTGGGCTTCAAAGGCGTGAACTGGTCAAAAGAGCGTGGTGGCGATTTCATCGTCAAATATACGGAGGATGGCGAAGTCATCTGGCTCAACCGTCCGTCCGTATTGATGGAAGTTGTAACGCGTTGTCAATGCCAAGACTTCAGACACCGATTCATGTGGCAAGACAAAAGCGTGAAATCCCTACACGGCAAGGCTATCCCATATACCAGAGTGCCAGGCAGTAATAGACCGCCTGCAAACCCTTTAGGGGATACTGGTTGGGGCTTCTGTAAGCATGAGCTTGCTTTAGTTAAACATCTGCGCAAAAATTACATCTTAGGCCGAAACGCCGTGGTTGATACTTATTTGCGCAAACGTGAAAGGAAGCCAGGTGAACCCCGTAAATAAATTGAGACAACTGCTTGAAACTAGTAACTCATACGTCAAGAAGCGCGTGTTGCGCGTGAGAAACGGTAAAAAGGAGCTAGTCACGCAGAAAGTCTATAAAGAGCCATGCCGTGACGGTTGGCGGAGAGACCCGAAAACCGACAGATGTGTCAAGATGTCGCCTCAGGAGATTCGCAACCGCAAGCTGGCTGCTAAGAAAACCGCACGGAATCCTATGACCAAGCGCAACCGCTCAATCAGCCTGAGACGGCGTAGCCAATGGGGATTGAACAAGAAATGATAACATACCAAGACATTCTCTATTCCGTCCTGTTGGAAACAGGTCAATGGATTGGAGGCCTTGAAGCGACAGCCATCTCAAAACAACAGATGGATATCATCATCAAGCGTGAATTAGGCCAATATTCCCGATTCTTTCCGAATGTAGTTACACGCACGCTACCAATCGGCGGACAATACCGATTCAGCGAAGAGGTTGACGGCCAGATTCCCCTACAGGTGACTAGCGTAGCAGCTGACAATAACGCTTATACGGCTGGCTATCGAAGAGGGAACAACACCATCGGTATCTCAAACTGGCAATACAATGCACCAGTCCTACAATTACGCTATCCTAGCATGTCTGACCGTCTGTATATTGTATCCTATACTGTACCGCATGTTTACAAAGATGATGTAATCCAAACGATTGATATTGAGAATTACAAGTTCATGAGTCTGGTTGCTGCTAGATTCATGATTACATTAGGCCGTTCACGCAGGGCTTTCTTGCTTAATGACCTGCCCTTCCAAATGGACTCAGACATGCTGATTACAGAAGGCCAAGACCTGTACGAACGCACAATGGAAGACATCAGGACTAACTCATCGTTTTATCTGGCTATTTTACACTAGGAGGCTGGTTTATGTCCTATGCTGTAACATTGCATGAGAAGCACGAAAAGGCTGCTTCTAGGCATACCGCCGTTGTCGTAAATAATGCTTTGAAATTCTCAGGCACTGAAGTCCTTATCTTTCGGCCTAAAATTGAGCTCACAACTGATGAAGTGTACGGTATCTATGCTGGCTCAGACCTCAGGGAATCCAATTCCTACTCAATCTATGATAGGGGCAGGGAGACTGAGGACATTATTGAGATAACAGGCACTGAATCCTCGACTGATAATGACCAGGAATACGCTTACAATGACCCAGTCAAGTGCCTAGCCTTGATAACCGCCAATACATGGCGTCAGATAGACGGCGTAGCAGACGGTTTCTTTGAAGACCCAATTGATTTATGGTGTAGTGCTAAGGTTGATATTGAGCCTGGTGACGTAGTTCAGATTACAAGGGATGATGGCGAATCACTCCGATTCAAAGTCATTGCCGCCAAGACTATCGGCGCGTCAACTGATATCGTCAGAAAACTTCAACTTTCCAACGTGGGGGATTGACCATGGCTACAACTGTAATTGCACCTGCGGACATATTCGTCACGATACTGCGGGCAATAGCCGTGCAATATCCATTCATCAAAGAGACCGTCTTTGACCCAACTCTGGATTATGAGCACACTGTAGCCCTCAACCGACTGAATAACGATACGCCAACCATTGAAAAGTCAAAATTGCCTTTGTTGTCTTGGAATCGTTCGCCGTTCAGGAAAGCTGGGACAGGCCGTTATCATAATTTCAAAGCCTACAACGGCAAGGCCGTACAAGACGTGAACTTTTCCGTGTTGGAAGCTGATTTCCGCTTCTCCCTCTTCACGTCAACAATGATTGATATCGAAAAGTTTGAGCTGGACTGGTACTTGAACAAAGGTATCCGTACAATCAATAAGGTTGAGATTGAAGTTGAGAATGAAAAGGTCAGCTACTCAATCATCTGGGGAGACAATCTTGATGATGTCCTCTGGAACTTGGAGAGCAACTATTACAAGGCCTTATCAGGTACAGCCATGATTGTTGGCCCACTCATCCGTATTGACACTGATGAATCTGAAGACGCCAAGTCAGGCTTGATTGAAAGTATCAAGTTTTCTTTCATGAACTGTTACGGCGATGAGGTCACTCTATCCGAGTTGAAACCTGACCCGAATGACCCTCCAACCAATCCAGACAAGCTCAAACTGTTTGAACTCTGGAAACTAAGACAGAAAGACCAAATATGAGTGAACAAACAAAAGAACAACCGCAAGAGTCAGAAGTGAAGCCTGCAACCACTAAAAAGGCCGAAAAGAAAGCACCGAAACTCATGCGAGTTTATAACCGTCGCAATGAAGACGCAATTTTGGGTGATGGTGAAGATGCTATCCTCATTCCGCCTCGTGGCCAAGTAGTAGTCAGCGAAGAGAATTTGCCTGAGGAATTGCCCGCAGGCGTTGTCGTTACTGACTTTACAGAGTAACACACAATTCAGAATCCTTCAGCTTGATTAGATTCAGGCTGAAAGATAACCCATTAATTTTGATAGGAAAAAGACTATGACTGCTGCTCGTGTCATCAAGCGAGAACAGGATTTGTCCATCTATGCCAATTCAACAGGTACTTACTATGCTGCCATGGTCGTGCCTGCGTTAAAAGGTAAACGCAACAAAGCTCAGTTGATTGCTACTCGCAAACAGCTGCTGCGCATGCTTACTCCTAACGACCGTGTTGAAGTTGGTATGAATATGGCACTTTTTGGCGCACTCAACGTTCTGCAATCAACCAAGAATCTGGTTGTAGTAGTGCCTGAGACCAAAAATTGTAAATATGCTGGCATCCAGTTCCATAAAGAAAACGCTCCACAACCAGTTTCAGACGGCCTAACGAATCCTGACGCTCACGAATTGGGTGCAAATTCGTTCCTGATTGCCGCCTCTTCTCAAGGTGCTTGGGGTAATGACCTGTTCATTACCGTTCACAGCTACAAATTCATGGAGCAAGTTAAGGTTGAAGCCCAAACTACTCCTGCGGCCTTGAGCCTGCCTACAACTCAAGACTGGGGCAACGGTTTCCCAGTTCAGGTTTACGGCTCGAAGCTTCCTGCTGAAATCGACCCGAATGCTACATACTTCGTCATTCGTGACGGTAACAACAAAATCAAGCTGGCGAAAACTCAAGCTGACGCCTTGTCTGGCGAAACTTCTGCGGCTATTGAAGTCAAATCAATCGAAGCCCAAACCCTGAACCTTTCCCCAGCTATTTACTACACGCGTGAACCTAACACTATGTGTATCCGCGTGTTTACCAAAAATGACCTGAACAACCCAGTCAAGACCTACATTGTTTCCAAGTCTCAATCTGCTAAGAATGAAGACGGCCGAACACTCTACATGGAAGACGTGATTACAGATGGTGAATTCATCAGCATTTTTGATAACACGCTCGTGTCTGACGCATATATCCGAGACATCATCAAGCCTGTACGCTTGTCTGGTGGCCATGACGGCGATGCCTTGACTACTGGTGATATGATTCGTGCCTTGCGCGCTTTGGATAATACCAAAGAGTTCAGCATTAAAGTGATTGGTGACTCAGGCTTTACTGTACCTGCTTACCATCATGCCCTGCTCGAATTGGCTAAGAAACGTGATGACTGTTTCGTTGCGCTTTCCGCTCCTCTTTCTACTCAACAAAGCCCAGATACAGCTGCTCAAGAGATTGTGAACTACGTCAATTTCGTAGGTAATTTCAACACCTCTTGGGGCGGTATCTATGCGCCACACGTGAAGATTTATGACGAATTCAATGACCGTGAAGTCTTGATTTCACCTGATTCCGTTGCTATGCGCGCTATCTTGGATACTGCCTCCAACTATGAAATCTGGTATCCGCCTGCTGGTAACCGCCGTGGCGTTGTTTCCGCGCTGGACGCTAAAGTTCACTTGACTGATGCCGACCAAGACTTGCTGTACGACAACAACGTCAACCCAATCGTGTTTGACGCTGGTCAGGGTATCAAAATCTGGGGTCAGAAAACCCTTTACCGCACCCCATCCATGCTCGACCGTATCAATACTCGCATGATGCTCATTACAATTGGCCCAGCAATCAAAGAGTTGCTGCATAGCTTCCTGTTTGAGTTCAATGATGAGGGCACACGCGCTATCGTCCGTGCATTGATTAAAACCTACATGGACGGCATTCAAGCTCGCAAGGGTGTTGAGAAATATGAGATTGTCTGCGATGAGACTAACAACACACCAGACCGTATCGACAATCATGAGCTGGTTGTAGATTTGCTGGTTTGTCCTAAATCTTCCATTGAGTACATTCCATTCACTATTGGCATCACTAACAACAGCATTAGCTTTGACTTGGCTAAACAGGCATTGTAAAGAGAGAGACCTACAACATGAGACCAACCTTTTCTCAAATTCGTTCTCTTGGTGACCCAGCCTTAAACAATGCTTGGTACATCCAATTTACCAAGATTCCTGCAGCTGCTGGTGTTACCACTGAAGATTTGAATTTCCGTTGCGAATCTAGCGACATCCCTAAAATGAGCGGTCAGAGCGTGCAAGTACAGATTCGTGGCTTGCCGCCTGTTAAGTATCCAGGCACTTACGTTCCTGACGGTACTTTCACTCTGAACTTCACCGAGACTGAAGACAACAAAGTCACTGCGGCTATTGCAGCATTGCGTCAGCTTTGTTACGATTCCGAAACAGGCGCAGGCCTTCCTAAGTCTGAGCTTGAGATTGAAGCTCGCTTGGTACGACTGAGCCGTCAAAACAAACCAATCTGGGAATACAACCTGCTTGGCGTGTTTATCGAATCGTATGACCCAGGTGGTCAATTACAAGGTGCGCAGGCTGATATCCTGAAGCCTAGTATGACTCTGTCTTATGACAGTTTCACCGAAAAAGCATTGTAAACTGATTCAGACACCAGTCTGATTGAAATAAACCCATTGACGCTCCAAGTGTTAATGGGTTTCTTTTTTGTACACACTGAAGGAACAGCCATGTATAACCTGTTAATTCCATTACATGTAATAGTGTCACGGATTCCTGAGGGCTTAGCAGACAAGACCTTATCTGAAGATGATGACTGGTTTTTCAGTTACATGTCTCAGACAGAGGGTAACGAAGATTTGCTTGACACTCTAGATGTTCTTGTACGGCTCGAAAAGATACACATCAAGACTTTGACCCGCAAGAAGTTCATCTCCATCTGGTTCAATGAGTATCCGCGTTCATTCATCGCTGATATTCTGACCACTAGTGATAACCCTCAATCAGTCATTGCTAAACGGTTGAACGATACCGATGAGCTGTTACAAGTCTATCAGTTAACAGGCGATGAGATGGCTGAAGAGTATAACCTGCATTCAGCATACTCAATCAAGACGAAGAAGTGTTACAGATTCTAAGTTATTAATATATAACTTGTGGTGTGTTATATATTGTATCACATCTATGAGTTTGGAATTGGACTTTTCGTGGATAATCCTTTGATTCACCAAAAGAATTTTTAGCCAAAATCCTGTATTTATGTTCGGAATCCTGTAGCCGCCAGTATCCTTACCAACGAACGGAAGCATATGAAAGTATTAACACGCAGTAAGGTTGCCTCAGTTCAATGGGGTAGCCAGAATCAATGGAATGTATCATTCCCAAACAAGGGGGCTAACGAAAAAGTTGCCCCTCTTCCTAATCCTTTTGATGACTGGTTTCCCGCCACTGACGTTACCTTGAATGAAGTGTCCCTTGAAACTGCTACCTCAAGGCTGGGATTGTCTGAGTTCAAATTCCCGCAGTCATACTCTGCGCCTGATTTGACCTTAACAGTTGTGGATACAGAAGATGAAAAACTGTACCACTGGTACAAAGCTTGGGTGGACTACGTCAGGGGCGGTGACACCATGAAAACCGTGGATGAGTCTTACAAGCTAGTCCAGATTGAGAGTTACTCAAAAACAGGCTCAAGTAAAACAGGCCTTCCTCACTCGATTGAAAGCCGTTGGAAGAGTAACGGCATTCGCACTTACAAGATAGTGCCAACAGGCATTGTAAGCTGGTCACGCGGTTCATCTGCTGAGACGGTGAATATTGCATTAACATTTGACATAGTAGGTATTGTACGATGATTCAAACAACAGGGGCTTACATTGTTGTAACCCAATTACCATCCAAATTCTTGTCTTATCCAGACAACGTATCAATCAAATTCAAGCCGTATTCATTCGGAGAGATTGAACAGGCCTCCCAACTCAAGGGTGCGCCTGAAAAAGAGGTCATTCAAGCAGCCCAATCAGGCATTATTGTTGAGGGGATGGATTTCCTTGACCTTGAAGTAGCAGATTTTGCGTATCTCGTATTGCTGCGCCATCTGTCCACTTTCGACCGTACAAAATTTAACCTTGAATTTGAATGTCCTGTCTGCCAACACAAGAACAAGAAAGAAGTACACACTGACGAAGTGGAATTCAATGAGCTGAACGACCGCTTCAAGTCATTGCCCGTGAAATTCAACTTGTCTAATGGTGTTCCGATTGAAGTTGGCGGTTTCACTCTGCGAGACCGTCTGAAGCTCGTTGAAGCAGGCGAAGAGACCAATGACCTTGCTAATCTGGCTATTCGTATCAAGAACATGCCTTTTGAAGAGGCCAAGCTAGTGATTGCTGGCTTAGACTCAGGCGAAGATATTGACCTGCTGACTGTAGTCGCTTCTGAGCTTGACTTCAACACCCAATATGTCGTATCTACTTGCGACCATTGCCACGCTGATAACATTTCTATTGCATTGGAGGACATCTTAGAGATTGCCACACCCTTTCGCCGAAACGCAAATGATGTTCTCAATCGCATACTTCCTAGCTCGCAATCAGGTAGTTGACCCTGTGACTTTGCGTAGGATGGATTGGTCGGAAGTCAATTACATGTGTGAACAATTATCCAAAGAATTAGAGGAATTGAACGATGGCTAAACTAACACGCATTGTTACGCACAGCGCAAAAACCGAACAGGCTGCTCACGAAGTCCGAATGCTGCACGAAGAAACAAGGGCTAACGCTAACCTCTATGCTGATTTCATGTCGAAAGAACAGAAGAAGCTTGTAGCAGCCTTTGAAAAGCAATTGGATAAACGCCTAACGGCTAAACAATGGTCTCAAAAGGATTCCGACCAGCTGCAAGCTATGCAAGAGCAGTTGGTTGAAATCTTTGAGAAAATCAAGACAGAGAATGCCGACAAGACAATCTCTGTCGTCAAGATGATTGAGACCTATCTGGAAATGCGCGCTCGTAAGGATTTATCATCATTACAGCGCAAGCATATCGAAGATGACTTGGATAAGCTGTTGCGTCAGTTAGGCCTTGAGAACATTGACCGTGACGATTACGACCGCAGCGCAGCTGACCGCAGTAGAGAGGCTCACAACCGTAGCATTCAACTCAAGCGCGCAACGGAATTAGCCGATAAGATTACAGCCACTGCTGAAGAGACTCAAGGCTTGAAAGACCATCTGTATGAGCTGAAAGTCGGTTATGACGAAGCGATTAAATCAGACGGCTTCAAAAACCTCAAGCGAGATGCAGTTGACCGATTGCTCAAAGGTACAGGCTTGGGCGAATTGGCTGAGATGTTTGACTTAGGCGGTAAAGCCAAGTCGGGCTGGGGCAAGCTCAAGTCTGGCTTAGGCAAAGGCTGGGATAAGCTCAAAGACAGCTTTGACGAAAAGAGCCAAGAACAGCTACAACAGCAGAAAGAGATAGCTGATGAACAGGAGTTGAAAGAGACAGAGCGACATGAGCACCTGATTTCAACGACCGTGTCAGAAAGCAACCGCACTCAACAGCTGTTATCCGAAAGCATACAAATTCAGCGGAATATGCTGAATGAGCAAGAGCGTACAACCAGCCTGATAGAGCAAGAGCAGAACAAGCAAGACCTTGTGCCCCTCAAGAAGTCTAAGGATAAATCTGAAGATGATGAAGAGAGCGAAGGCGGAGGCATCATTGAAAAGCTGTTTGATGTAATCGGCGGCAAGAAAGGTAAGCTCGCAAAAACTATCTTCAAAGGCGGTAAAGGCCTGCTCCGTCTTGGCGGCAAAGGCTTAGGCATGATTGCAACGTCTTTGTTTCCTAAAGCAGCACCTATTGCCGGCAGAATCGCCTCAAGATTCCTACCAGTCACAGGAAAGATAGGCGGTGGCCTATTATCCAAAGCAGGAGGCCTTGCAGCAGGCATGGCTGGGCGATTAGGTGTAAACGCGTTGAAAGCCGTTCCTGGCCTGGGTTTAGCTGCTACTGCGGCCATGGCTGCTTATGATGGCTATAAGGGCTGGGACAGCGAAAAGGCTAAAGCATTATATGGCGACGATAGCTTCAAGTCAAAAGCAAAATCATCATTAGCACATATCGGTTCAGGCCTGACTTTCGGTTTGGCTGACCCTAAACAGGTGTCTGACTTCTTCGGCAAGATGATGGACTACAGCCCGTGGTCACTCCTACAGAAAGGCATTTCTAAAGTCTTTGATTTTAAGGATAGCGACACATTTAAGGCATTGAAAGATGGCTTCAAAGAGAAATTAGGAGTTGTAAAAGACTTCCTGTTTAGCCCGATTGAGACTATTGGTAAAGGCTTCAACAAGCTGATGGATACATTAGGCTCGATTCCGATTGTTGGCGATTTCTTTGAGGGCTTGCGCTCGCCTAAGATGAAACAGCTGGCTACCAGTGTTTGGAAGATGTCGCCGATAGGCCGTGTGTTTGATACCCTGACTAAAATCATGAAGAAGATTGCAAGCTACTTCAACATTGACCTACCGTCTGGACAACAGCTGAAAGACGGCATGTCTAACGCTTTCCAAACTGCTATAAGCTCAGTTGGTGAGGCTTTCGGAGTAGATAAGGGCTTGGGCTCAGTTTCAGCCAAGTATGAAGGCAAGGTTGAATCGGCTAACAAAGACAACAAGGGCTGGGCATACGGTAAATATCAATTCAACTCAGCAACAGGAGGACTGGATGATTTCTTCAAGCATAATCCTAAGTATGCTGCTCAGTTCAAAGGCTTAACGCCTGGAACTGAGGAATTCAATAACAAATGGCGTGAGATAGCTGCTAATGACCGTGAGGGCTTTGAAGCAGCCCAACATAACACTGTCGTCAAGACCCGATATAACCCTGCAGCTGAATATGCGGGCAAGCTAGGATACAAGTTGGATAACCGTGGCGTGCAAGAGATGATTTTCTCAGGCTCAGTACAACATGGCGGTATCAACAAGTTGTTAAAACAAGTTGCTAGCACACCTGGCTTCGCTAACATGACGCCAGAGCAGCAGATTCAGGTTTTTTATGCAGCGCGCAAGCAATACGTTGCAGGCAATGTCGATGCTAAGACTAATGCGGGCTTACAATCCCGATATGACAGCGAAGTTCAGACGGCCTTGCAATACGCTAGGGGTGAGCAATCAACCAATATTGCAGGCGCAGCAGCCAACTCTGTAAGTACAGCAGCCAGCGGTTTGGCGATGAAAGTTTCAGGTATTATCCGAAACAACGCTACAGTCAATACCAAGCATGGCGGTACAAAAGCTGCTACCAAGTCTATCGGTAGATGTGCTCGACACGTATTCAACTCATTAGCCGCAGCAGGCTTTGAAGTCGGTAATGCTGATATCAATAAGGCCTCTGGTATTCAATCAGCCAAAGATGCTGTTCCGCCGTTGAAAAGGGCTGGTTTTGAGGTAGTCGGTTATCCGTCAGCCGATAACAGCAATGCAGGGGCTATGCCTGGTGACGTTGAAGTCTGGTCAGGTGTTCCTGGTCACCCAGACGGTCATATTGCTTTCTTTGATGGCCGCAACTGGATTTCGGATTTCGTACAAAAAGGCCGTATCGTTGCATCTGAGTATGCAGGCAGGGCAAGAGTTACTCGACTGAGACACCCAAAAATGGCGTCCAGCGGTAAAGCAAGCAGTGGCGGTGGCGTTAGTGCGCCTCCTATGCTGAAAGCACCTGCTAAAGCTCCGAGTAATTCAGGCTCACCTAATCTGATTCAGTCGATGAATAAGCCGTCTGCGCCTGTCGGTATTGCAGCCAATCCGCCTCAAAAGCCTGCTACAGTGAATACAATCCTGTCGGCCTTTGCAGCGAAGCCTGATGATAACATCAAGTCCACATTGAATCTCGTGAATGTCTTGTAAGGGAGGAAGCGCATGAGCTTGTTTTATGAAGAGATGTTGAAGAATCCCAACCTGTTAGTCACTCTAGCTTTCAGCGGTTCTGATTCCGTCCCTGCGTTTACAGTAAGCAGCCTGATTTCTGATGATTTCGGCGTTAACACTCAAACGCAATGGAATCATAATGACGCGTCAGTCAGCGATAACGGCTTGCAGACGGTTGCGAATGTGATAGCAGGCATGACGGGTGATGCTAAACGCTCAATGAGCACGCTGGTCGGTACTTTGTCTGACTGGTCGGGCAATAGCAAACCTAGCTTCACAATTCCGTTGGTGCTACCAAAATACAGCAAATCCGCACCTGGCCTTGATATTGCTTCAACAATGCTGGCTATGTGTGCGCCGTCCTACAATAAGGGCGTGTTGGTAGCACCTGGTGGGTACTATCGGGGCAATGCTATCACTCAAGTGTACGGCCAGATTCAAGACGCAATCAATGGCGGTATAGAACTGGCTAATGAAGCACTTGAAAGCGTTGGTAGCACTAGCGCGATTCCTACTGTTGGGGCAGGCTCAGACATGGGCTATGCAGACATCTTATCCCAACTAAAAGGCACCTGGTCAATCCAGATTGGTAATTGGTTCAGAGCAAGTCATCTGGTGCTGGATACCGTGAATTTCTCAGGCTCAAAAGAGGTAGTGACTGGCGGTGTACCTTTGATGGTAAACGTTTCCGCCAGCTTCACTACTGCGATTCAGCCGTCTGCTAGTATCGTCAAAGGCTGGTTCATTGCTGATAATGATACGTCTGTTTTCAAAGATACAGACATTGCTATTGCTACTCAAGGTACAACACCGTCAGCTGACGGTAACACTACACCTGCGGAGGCCTAATGTTTAAATTATCAGCTCAAGAGTTGGCGTATCGTTACGACATCTCCAATTTTATCCGCCGAACGGAATCAACATCATACTTTGATATTGTCGATTCAACCTTTCTGAGCGACTTGAAGTCATTGAAGGGTATGCAGACATACACGGTCAAGTTTGAAGCTAACAGACCTGACCTGTTGTCTGAGGCGATATACGGCGCAGGCATTTCTCAACTATGGTGGATTATCATGACTGTTAATGGCTTGAGATTACCGACTGAAATCAAGACCAACATGACGGTTCAGTATCCAACATTAGACCAGTTGGAAAACCTGTATTTTAAACTTAGCGCACGGATGTCAGCCAACAAGGTTGATTTCCGTGGCTCAAACATTGAATTGTTGGATTAATCATGATAGGGATACAAGGTCAATACCTTTTTGACGTAAAAATCGGCAGTTTGTCAGGATTCTTAACAGAGGCTGACCTTGTTGTCTTTAAGCTTATCGAAGAGGCCGGCAACAAATTGCCTTTGTTTGAGATGATTTTCAGAGTCAACGACCCTGCAATCTACCGTGTTATGAACCAAGGCAATTTGCTGAAAGTTTCTTTCGGCGTTCACCAACTGAATATGCATGACCTACAATTGATGATTGTTGAAAGAGATAGGATTTCTGAATCTGCTAATTCAACATACGTCAGACTAGTCGGAACATTGGCTGCTATTCAGTATTCGACCGCTAATACAACATACAGCAAAACAACCACGACTAAAGAGGCGATTCAAGAATTGGCCTCCAAATTCTTTCAATATGAGTCCAATATTGATAAGGGCAACGACCGTATGGGCTGGGTATCTAACAGCAAGACAGTCAGGTCATTTATCAACAAGCTATGGTTGCATAGTGATGTTGGAAACGATATTCCAATGATTGGTATTACGTCAACAGGCAAGTTTAGACATCTTGCCCTTTTAAAGCATGTAAACCAATCGAATAAATGGACGCTAACGACTAACACACCAAACCCTGGTGAGATACCTCTCAGCCAGCTTCCTAGCGTTTTTAGCAACGCAGCAGCTGTAAACCTGCTTGGCGGGTATTCTCGCAGCGTTATCGTCAACGACTTAGGCAATGCTAAGACGAAACGGATTACACCGCCTGAATTAGGCAAAGGCCTTCTTTCAAACTCAGAATCGTTGGATACTATCAATGCTGGTACACGCCTCAAGTCTGTATCTTACGTCAACGACAACGTGTTTCCTGAGTATCATCAACGCAGGGAATTCAATTCAAAACACTTGTTAATGTTAGATTCCCTCAATGCTAAATGCTATGTTGAGGGCGTATTCTGCGGAGTACAGGTGCTAGATGTCGTCATGCTGAGGGATTCAAGCTATTCATTAGGCCAATCTGTTGAAGATACCTCAGGCCTATGGATAGTCAAGAAAGTTGCTCGCATTATCCAAGACAAGAAGTTTCATACAGTCATCACCCTGACTAGAGACTCAATCAACAAACTCACATTGCTGAAAGCTTAGGAGGACAACTAATGCTACCAATTGATGAATGGTTCAGCGAAACTAAGCCGAATGAAAGCTATCAGCGCGGTATCGTGTTAGACAATAACGACCCTGAGATGAAGAAACGGTTGAAAGTGCGAATCCCTGGCTTCATGGAAGGCGACAAAGAGACCCTGCCATGGTGCGTCCCTATCGGTGACGCTTTCTTAGGGGATTCTGCTCAATCAGCTGAAGTGGCTGTTCCTGCTATCGGCTCAGAAGTGGTAGTGTCCCTGCCCACTACTGATGCCTCATTCCCTTTCTATATCGGCTCATGGCAATCCAAGCCTGTTCCTGCTGAGTTTCAGACCAATTATCCGAACAGACATGGCAGGAAGGATAACTCAGGCACTTATTGGTATAATGACCAGACGACAGGGGAATTCAAATTCAAACATTCCTCAGGCTTTGAGTTCACGATTAAGGCGAATGGCGATTTCACCCTCAAGACGGCTGGAAACGGTATCGTCAAGGCTGGTCAGCTGTTAGACTTGATTGCTGCTACTATGGTTTCGGCTCAAACGCCAATGCTGAAAGCCTCGCAAGAGATTATGGATGAAGTGAGAACCATGTCTGCTGACCGTGAGATTTACAACACTCACATTCATCAAGGTTACCATGGCCCAACCAGTCAGCCTTTGCAGCCTAAGTAATTGCTTTCTTGGCCTAGTCAGAATCTCGAACATAAAGACAGGATTTTGGCTAAAAATTCTTCTGCTGAAACAATTGCTTACCAACGAAATAGCCAATTCCAATGTCATAGATGTGATACAATATCAACACTACAGATATTATATTACTAATAAATCTTAGCTGAAAGGAGACAGCCATGCAGGTATTTTCAGACCTTGACCAGCATAACCCTGCTATCGTCACTGATATACAATCAATCAAGCAACACATCCTGAATATCCTGACTACTCGCAAGCGAAGCCTGATATTCCGTTCAGATTTCGGCTCGAATATCGAAGATTACCTGTTTGAACTCATGGATTCTGAAACTAGCTTGGCTGTACTGTCTGAGGTAACAAATGCGGTAGGCCGTTGGGAGCCAAGAGTTGAAGTTGACTTTGCTAACAGTAAGGCTTACTCAGACCCTGACAGGCATACATTATGGGTTGAACTCGCTTTCATCGTCAAGAAGACAGGTGAGTTTGAAAAATTCACGATAGGTTTTGCAAGATGAACATTTTTAATATCAAATCCATCTCATTTGAAGAGATTAGAAACAAGCTGTATGCTTGGATTGCTAGCAAGCCTAATCTCAACTCGCGCTGGCGTGACTTCTATGCTGGCGGTGCTGGTTCTAACCTTGTTGAGCTAGCAGCAGCTATCGGGGCTTTCCTCGCTTATTCCGCCTATATGAATAGGCGCGATTCCCTGTTGGAATACACGACTTTAGGCTCATCTGCTATTGCTATCGGCTCGTCTATTGGGTATCTATACAATCGCAAAGTAGCAACAGGCTTGCGAGTTAAGTTTCTGGCACACTCTTCGGCCTATCTACCGAGAGAGACAGTCATCGGGGCTTACAAGAGTCATAGCATATCCCTGAAAGAGAGCGTTCAGCTGAGGCCTGGTATCAATACACTTGATGTTGTTTTCGGGGCTTGGAAGTCTCAAACACAAGTCGTACAAGACAGTAAGGATTTCATCAGTATCATGTTTGAGGCTGATGTAGATAACAACCTGTATGAGCTGTTTACATCTTCAATCAGAACACCTGTTGTATTGGAAGCTGAGGAATTGAACCCTGATAATGCCCTGCTCCGCTCGTTTGAAGACGGCGTATTTGTTGTCTATGGCAACGGTCATCTTGGTAAACGGGTTCAGGCTGGTCAAACAGTAGAGTTGAAATACCTTCAGCCGTCTATCCTTGATGAGGATTTCCTGTTATCAGCCTTACAACTGAACCTAGACGGTGATGTTGAAGCAGCTGAGATTACAGAACATGGCTCATATCCCGATTCAATCGACAAAATCAAGGCTGTTGCCCCTGCTTACCATTCAAGCCGCAGGATTCTGACTGGCCTTGAATCTTACAAGGCGATTATTTCGGCCTATCAAGGCAACATATCAGGCTCAGCAAGACCGTTTCCCAAGTCATGCTGTAAATGGAATGTCTGTTACTTGCGGAAAGACGAAAAGAAATACACACCTGAGCAAGAACTTGAATTTATCAAGTATCTTAGCAAATACGCCATGTATGGTAGTGAATTCATTGTAGTTGACCCTGTACGAATCCCTGTAAGGGTGAAATTGCGAGTTGTAGTCAGCGAGTTAGCCGACACTCAAGCTATTCTTGCAGAGATACGCAAAACGCTGGAAAAGCAGTGCCTGAAGCTGGACGTAACATTCAGCCCTGGGGTACTACATGGACTAGAGACTGAGGGCATTAGACGGCTGTATCTGGAATACCCGATAGCCGATAAGACGGCTGACTACAACCAGTACTTCGCATTAGAAGATTTGAACGTTGAGTTTACAACCGACAACTATTTGACCCTATCCAACGGTACAGACGCAGGGAAAGGATATGATTGATGGAGAAACTAGACAGCGTGAGGTCATCGGATTACCTGCCCTCAAACCTGAAAAAGTTGCCCCTGTATAAGACGTTCACGGACATTCTCGATTACGCCATCCAGACCTTCTTCAAGCCTCTGTCTGACTCCAACCAGAATCTGTATAACCCAATCAGTGAGCATTATACTGCTAGGAACGTCATACACCTATTAGGCGGTGACCAGCTCATCAGTATGCTAGACACCGATATTGACGAAAAGACGGTGGCCTTGCTCTTGCCTGACCTACTTGATATCAAGGGTACAGAACAGGGCATAAAAACGCTTCTGCGCCTGTTAGGTATCGAATTTGAAGACCTGCTACTAATCAAAGACCGAGATGGCTGCGGCAGGGTGACTATCATCCTCAAGAACAATGTTGACGTATCCCTTGAGAAAATCAAGCTTCTGGAAAAATTCTCACATAGCATCTTTTCCCAGTGCGCTAGTCTAGCAGCGATTACCAATTGCCAAGCTACAAAAGACGCATTGGCTGACGGAGCTACAGTTGAGCAAGACCTCCAAATCAACACTCACTTATTGAGCTACAACTTCAGGTTGGATAGAAGAAGCCGAATGAGCCGTGCGGAAAGCTATCAGCTGCCGAAAACACCAGTGTATATCAAGCTTTGCAATAATGAGACAAATGTAATCGACTTTGCTGAGCATGATGAAATGTCTGTATTCTCTTCGACCCGAAACACTTATCAGCCTGAATTCGTACAGACAGTAGTCACTCAAGACCTCTTGAACGACACCTTAGTCTTGGATAGAACAGACTTGGCGCAAACCCAATTCATGGTTATGTCAACAAACAATTTTAAAGGATAGACAATGGAACCAACATTCATCGTTACTGGAAATGATATCCCTCCGTCAGAGGCCGTTGAGGGCAGCATTTTCCAAGAAGCTTCAACAGGCAATTTGTTCCGTTATCAAGACGGCCAATGGGTTGCTATCGTCAGCGAGCCGAAAGAAGAGGCTAAAGAATGAGTACAGTTTCTGAACGCCAAGCTGCGTTATTTACAATCACGGACTCAGGGCATATTGCTATCGCCAAGAAGATGATGGAAAGCGACTTGTTCTTGGCTTGGGGTACATTACCCGACAATCATCCAGAGAAAGCCAGCCGTGATAATTCAGCACCTTTCCCTAACCGTTTTGAGGCTGACCTGATTAAAGAGGTAGGCAGACGCAAGATTGTGCAGAAAGCCTATCTTGAGCAGTACAATGATGGCCCAATCGTAACGCCAATTGCTAACTATCGCAAGACAACTACTCCGACCCGCACCCTGATGTTGAGTGTGACTAATGAAGTTACAGACGCACCTAATGCTAAAATCTACCAATTGGGTGTATATGCGGACACGGTAGCGAAGCCAGCTGCTCAAGGTAAGAATTGGCTGTTGCCTGAAGAGATAGCAGACAAGGGCTATTTGGTAGTCATGGCCAACATTCTACCGATACAACGCAATAATGCAACTGTTGAATCCCGACAGTTCATAATCAATTTCTGAGGTATTTATGATTCAAAATCCACACCCAGATTACCGCAACAATTTTGATGAGAACAAGCAATATTCCGCTATCTCTTTCTTAGCTGGTGCGCCGTTGCAAGCCAGCGAGTTGAACGAATTGCAAGACATTCAAGCGACTAAGACCGAAAAGCTGGCTGATTATCTGGTTTCATCTGGTACTATCCTGTCGGGCGGTGAGGTTAAATCCCTGTCTGCTTCTCAAGTTGAGATGGCGGGCGGTACAGTGTCTTGTCAAGGTAAGCTCGTGTTAGTGCAGGGTGCTGTACTCAGCCTTGACCTAGCTGCTGAAAACACCGTAGGCGTGCGCCTCGTTGAAGAAATAGTTACAGCGCAAACTGACCCAAGCATTGCTGAGTTAGACCCTAAATCGCCACACTATGGCGAAGAGACAGCTCACCGAGTTAAGACTACAGGTGTTTGGGTTGTATCTGAAAAGACCAACCTGAACGGTGATTTGTTCTTTCCTGTCTTGACTATTCAAAACGGTAACATCACTGGCTACATCAGCAATACCAAAGTCCAAGACTATGTATCTTCATCAATCAGTATCTATGATAAAGGCGTTCACGGCTCGTATGTCGTTGACGGCTTAGTCATCACCAACGTGCGAGACGATACCCGAAACCGTAAACATGTCTTGGCTGCTTCCTCTGGTACTGCCCGCATTCAAGGTATTGAGGTCAAGAAAGGTACAGAGACCGTCTTTTATGTTGATACAGCAGAAGCCGATGACCGACAAGTCAACTCTGAGCCTGTAACTTTCAGACGTGGCCAACTGCTTTACGGCCTTCGCAATAATCCGTTGAAAGCTATCACTAAAGTAACAGGCACTAAACGGATAACACGCACGATTAATAGGGGCGGTTCAGCTGGCGGTGCAGACGCATTGCCTGATACTCCTGTATTGCGTATTACACAAGTGACTCAAGGCGGTACAACCTACTCAGCTGGTAAAGACTTCACCCAGACTGGTGACCGTATCTCATGGGCACCAAACGGTACAGAGCCTAGCCCAGGCAGCCAATACGTTGTTGAGTATGAATATGTTGCTACATTCAACGGCTCAGTCGTTAATGGTCGTCTGAATTTAAGCGCAACTGACGCTAACGCTTTGGTTGACCAATCGACACTGTCTGTATGGTACACATTCTACTTGAACCGTATCGACCGCGTTGTGATGTCCAATATCACTCGTGAAATCAAAGTCTTGAAAGGCGTGCCGAATATTCCGACCGCTGTATTGCCTCCAGCAGCTGCCTCAGATAGCGAGATTTCACTTGCTACAATCACTGTAAGCTATGGTGTTGCGCCTGTAATTGATATGGACTCAACCGTTCATATGATTCCTTTCTCGACACTGAAAAAGATGAACAGCCAGATTGCCGATTTGCAATTCAACGTTGCTCAACTGAGCTTGATTGAAGAGGCTCGTGCATTAGACCCTGTTACAACCAAGAAAGGCGTGATTGTTGACTCCCTGAGCAATGAGAACATGCGTGATAAGGGTATCCAACAAAATGCCTTGATTCAAGACAAGACCCTGACTATTGGTACACGTATAGCAGGTCAAGTTACCCTGACGCGCGGAAACATTACATTGGACGGCCTAAGCTATCCTGTAATCCGCAAACAAGAAGTGCAGACTGGTTCTCAACGAATCAACCCGTATGCCCGACCAGGCAGTTTGCCTAAGGCTAATGGCGCAGCAACTCCAAGTATCATCTATGGTAACGCTTGGGATGCTGGCTATGACTTGGAAGTCTTGCCTCGTTCAGTTGCTGTTGTAGTTGACCTGTCAGGCTACGAAGCCTCAGAAGAAGTTGTCTTGGTGTTGCGTGGCGAGCAAGTAGGCCGAGTTCAGACTTCAGGTGCTGGCGCAGCTTCAACTACAATCAATATTCCGAAAGGTTTGCAATACGGTACATACACGATTGAGGCAACTGGTACTCGCTCCAAAGCGATTGCTATTGTTCCTGTATCTATCAGCCGCAACGACCAAAGCTACAACCAGTTCCTGCTGAATCAGCTTGACCAGAAACAGACCGCCTTGCTTGAGCAACAGGCTAAGGACTTCCAATCCCAAATCGACCGATTGCGTCAGGATATGGAAGCTGAGGTGTCTGCTATCAATAGCCGTCTGAATGACCTGCAAGCGCAGTTGAATCAGATGAAAGACGCGTTCAAGAACTTCAAGTCTGCTATGACTGCTGAATTGGCCAAGTTAGGTTTCCGTCTGGATGATTTGCAAGGTCAGGTTGATGAGATTCGCAAACGCTTGCCTGGCTTCTGGTTGCATTACTATGACAGAGACAACCGCCGCACCGACCCTAACCAATTCTTGAAAGTGTATGCGTCAACTGAGTATAGCAAAGGCGCAATCCAATACAATCAAGGTAGTGCTGGTACGGCTATCGGCTCGCAAATGTGGGAAGTAGGTGTTACAGCTACTAGGGCAACTAAAACGCGCTATACGGTGGTTGCTAACGATGACCAAGTAAGTGTATGGCTCAACGGTCAAAGGGTGGCTTCTTACTCGAACGGTTCAACGCCTCGTTCATTCGACTTAAACTTTAAACAGGGTCATAACGTTGTTCAGGTAGTCTTGAATAACCAGGGCAACAACTTGAGCCACTTGCAGACTTCTGGCGATTTCATTGACGGTACAGTTATCCAAATGAACCCTGAATGGATGCAAGCTCAATTGACTGCTGCTCAAAACGGCGTGGCTGCTCATGAGGCTGAAATTGCTCGTCAGGAAGCTGCCCGCGCAGAAGCTCAACGACAGTCCCAGTCCCAACGCACCTTATGGTGGAGCATGCGCCGTCGCACTGACCCGATTGCTCAATCATTCACTCTGGACATCACTCGACAACTCAGCTCAATTGACGTATTCGTGACTGAATTGCCTACACGCGATTTAAGCCTGAAAATTGTCGAAACGACCGCTGGTCAACCCAATATTGAACGGTTGGTTGGATACGGTGAATTAGCACTCGCTAAGGTTCAGAAAGGCTGGAATACGATTCCTTTATTGACCCAGACTGTTCTCAGCGCAGGCGTTGAGTATGCGTTCATCGTCATCACTGAGTCGTTTGAAGGCCAGATTGGTATTGGTAAAGTTGGCGACAAATCAACAACTGGTACTTTCGTCCAAACCCAATTGGATGCAGGTGTGATGTTTATCTCTGCGAATGAGAATACATGGACTGCGGTACAGGATACAGATGTCTGCTTCCGTATGAAGTCTATCAACTTCGCAACTAGCAAAACAGTCAAGTTGGGTACTATCCCTGCTAACGGCCGAACTAACAACCTGACGGATTTCCGCTTGGTTGGTTCTCAATCTACAAGCTCAAGCACAAGCGTTGAGTACTACATGCAGATTGGAACGGCTCGCTATCCTTTAGGCTTGAATGAGACTACATTTGTACCAGCTGTAACGACCGCCGCAGGAAACATCGACATCTATGCAGTGTTGACTACAACCGATACATCTGAAACGCCAATCATCGGCTCAGGCTTGACTCTGGTTTACGGTTTGGCTGAAACTCCTGCTACTTATGTTGCTCGACAATTCACTATTCCGAATGGTTTGATTCAACCAGCCAAGATTCAAGTTGTATTGAGTCAGCTGTTACCAGCCTCAACTAACATCACTGTTAGCTTGCAGACTGATACTAACACTTGGACGGCTGTTCCTCGCAAACAGTCAGTTCAGGAATTAGGCGAAGGCTGGGTTGATGTATTGTATGAGATTCCTGACATTCAGAAGGCTAACGGCCGTATCAAGATTGAATTGACTACAGACAATTATGCTAATCGTCCAGCAGTCAAGAATATCAGAACAATGATTGTTTGAGAATTCAGCAACCTGATTTCATCAGATTTCAGGTTGCTGTTCTTTCGGCTCGCTTCCTCTTTGATTCGATTCTTGCTTGCTACACTCACACCGCAAGCAGAACATTTCATGATGATTTTCGGCTCATGGCTGTTTCAGGTTAGTTGAGTGAGGTATCAGTTATGTGAGTGTTTGTTATTTAGCTTATTAGATAATATATTAATTTGTGGTGTGTATATTGTGTATCACATCTATGACATTGGAATCGTATATTTCGTGGATAAGTTTCTAATAAATCAGGGAAATTTTTAGCCAAAATCCTGTATTTATGTTCCGATTCCTGTTCCCTACAGGATTCATTTCTCAACAGCACTGCTATGCGTGGGGATTTCCCCAAGTCGTCAGGCATAACGATGCTTCAATTTCCACTAGGAGTAACACTATGGTGAAACCTTGTATTCAAGAACAATCCGTCTTGCGTTACAGCGACACTGCCTCGCATGATAAAGCAGGCATGGTGCCTCTGGCTACACGCTGGGGTGAAGTCCCTGAAGACCAGTATGCAGTCACTGCTGCTTCCTTGCTGATGTTGGAGAATACTGTATCCAAAGTCGAAGCATTGGTAGCAGACGCAGTTGACCTTGCAGCCCAAGCTGGTGAAAAAGCAGCTAAGGCTGCGGTGAAAGCAACCAACACATTAACAGACGGCTCGTCAACTTACAGTCAGCTCAACGGCGAAACAGGCATGAATATTACAGGATTGACTTACATTCCTGGTCTGTCCCGCATTGAATTGCGTTGGGCTTTACCGACTTATGAACGTGCTGCTGAAACTGTAATCTATCAAGCAACAACTGAAGCCTTTGAGAATGCTGTTGTTATCAAGAAGGTGGAATACCCAATCTCAGGTGCATTCATTGATGAAACTAAAGCCCGATATTACTGGGTGCAACTGGTTGATAAACAAGACCCAAGCCGTCGCGGTCAAGTATTTGGCCCAATCCTTGCCGACCCTTATGGCAATTTGGATAAATTGGTAGAGACCTTGCGCGGAAAGATTACCGCAACCGAGCTTGATGCTGAGCTAGTACAAGGCCTGTATAAAAACATCCAAGAAGCAACCGACCGTACAATCAATGAACGTCTTGCTTCAATCCGTGAACGCTTGAATAATCTTGACAATCTGGTTGATTCTCGTGTTCAAAACTCGCTACAAGGCCTCAATCAGGTAACAGATGCGTTGGAACAGGAAATACGCCGTCTAGGTTCAAATTACTCAAAAGTTGTTGAGAATACCGAGAAAGCTCAAGGCTTGTTGGAAACTTGGACTTCCAAGACAGAAGAAGCCTTAGCAGGCGTTCAGAAAAATACTTTGGCCTTGACTGACGCCAATACGGCCTTATCGCAAACTCGTGAGACCTTGCTTGCTAAGGTAGGTGCTAACGAAGCCGCAATCAACAAAGAATCCGAAGCAAGGACAACCCAGTATGAGTCGATAGCTGACGATATTAAACAGCTGCGAACTAAGACTGAAGCGAATGAAGCTGCTATCGTTGAGGAAGGCCGATTGCGCTCAGACCAATTTGGCTCACAAGCTGAGACTTTGAAAGGCTTGCAAGCAACTTCTTCTACCCAAGCAGGCCGTATCCGTGAGTTGTCCCAGACTGTAGCCGATAACGAACGCTCATCAGCAACCAAGTTTGAAAACTTGAAATCAGGCTTGATGGGTAATCACCACTACAACTACAACTTTACAGCAGGCAAAGATAGCTGGGAAGCCTCGCAAGGCGTATTGGAAGCTAAAACATCCAATAATCCGAGTGACCCTTCAAACACCCTGCTGAACCTGAAAACTAACGTCACCACGCTGGTGTATTCTACGACTAAGACCGCTATCAACCTTGAGAATGTTTACAATGCTGTAGCGAGCCTCCGAAACATCGGTGCAAATCCCGTCAAAGTGCGTGTAGGCCTGATGACTTTTGACCATCGTGGCGAAGCTCAGACTCACTCAAATGTCGATTCCCGATATTATTGGGTCAGCGAGAAAACGCTTGCACCTAACAGTGGTTGGGCATCATTAGGCGGTGAAGCTAAGGGCGCAACCAAACAATGGCCTATCAACTCAGACCTGAAGCTGGCTGCTATCCCATTAGGGGCGAAGCAGGGCGTGCCTGTAGTTGAGATTGTAGGCGAGCGTGGCTCAGAGGTTGATATTGGTTCTATCGACTTGTTAGACATCTCAGCAACTGCCGCTGTTGGTTCTGAAATCTCAACCTTGAAAGAGACGACAACTACAGCCCTTGACACCCAAGCCAAAGAGTTTAAGAAGCTGAGCAGCAAATTCGGCGAAAACATCTCTGAGATTGAGAAGCAGCAAAAGACTTTTAGTAGTGCTCAGAAAGCCCAAGCTGAACAGATTAACAACATGACGGCAAAAGTCGGTGCGAATGAAGCTGGCTTACAACGACTTGATGAGGCTGTTACATCTGACCGTAGTTCAACTGCATTAGCCTTAGATAACCTGAAAGCTGGCTTCAACAGCACTATGGTTAATCACGTCAAGAATCCGTCTATGTCTAAGGATTCTACAGGCTGGACGGCTAACCCTACTGCTAAATTCAAGCGTGTTCCGAGTACAAGCTTGTTGCCTAAAGGTAAGACTGAGGCGGATGTTCCGTATTACACCCTCTTCAAATCAGAAGGCTATGTAGGCAAATTCTGGGGCACTGACCTGTTAATTGACTGTGATATTCCAAAGCTGGTATCCCCTACAGACTTGGTTCATTTCTCAGTTAAAGTAGCCAATCCCGCCACGACTAACCTGACCCAAATTAAGGTTAGAATCAACGGCGCGCAAACTATCCTGTTGGGTGAAGTTGCTAAGGGTAAGTTTGAGATTGTATCTGGCTCAGTACCATTGCCTGCTAATACGACCAGCTTGCAGTTACAGATTTCAACCCAGAACAGTGCGATTACTGAAGAGAATGCTATCATCATCGCTTTTCCTCAATGCCGAACCAATGCTGCACCGATTGAGTCTGATGCGAAGCTAGAACATCTGCGTCTGGCCGTAGCGAATGCTGACCAAGCCTTAGCTCGTGAGGTTAACAATTTACAGGTCAACTATAAAGCAGCTGCTGCGGCCATCAAAGAGGAAAAAGAAACCCGCGCTAGTGAGACTGAAGCCCTTTCCCTGAAATACCAGACAATGGAATCTGAGCTCAACGGTAGCAAGGCTAAAATCCAGAAATTGGAAACAACAGTCACTACTGAGACAGAATCGGTCGCAAAACGTGTCCGAGAGATGGGCACAGAATTCAACGGCAAGATTTCAACCGTGACTGAGGTAGCTCAACGCGGTGTTGATAATGCTGCGGAAGCCTTACAGAAAGCTAATGATAACTTGGGTTTGGCTAAACGGTATGCTGACGACAAGTCGCTAAAAGCTATTACAGATGCTGAAAAAGCCGTCCGAGATAAGCTGAAATTAGGCGGTCGAAACCTAATTCGCAAGAGTAATCCCGACACCAACGATAGTCAATATTTACACGCGTTTGCTATTACAGAAGCTCCAGCATTTGGTGATGATGTGACTGTAACTTTATGGGGCGATTTAGGCGAAGGCCGAACTGACTTTGCTGTTTACAACTCACGCGGTTTTGGTGAACTTGCTAAGTTGAAGAAGATTTCAGATGGTGTCTATCAAGCCCAGTTCAAATGGGCGGATAATACCTACACTGGTCCAGAAGACAAGCTGTCCAACACTACTCTGAACGTGTATGCCTATCCTAGTTCATCAACTTCAGCCTTTAGCATCAACAAGGTTAAGTTTGAGAGGGGTACAGTACCTACCGACTGGACACCTGCACCAGAAGATGTTGAAGACAAGGTTGATAAGGTAAAAGTTGAGATTGAACGTCAGGTCAAAGAAGCAAAAGACTTGGCTGTTTCATCAAATGCTAAAATCAAGGAGCATGAGACCTCAATTAATAATGCTGAAAAGGCATTGAACCAAAAAGCCGTTGAATTGACGGGTCAGTTCAACCAAGCATTAACCGAAAAAGTTGAGGTGCTGAACAATGCAGTAGCTAAAAAAGCCTCAGGCGAAGAAGTCAAAGCACTCTTGGGTAAAGTGACAGCCGTGGAACGTGAGGTCATTGAGTCTAAGTCCAAAATCAATCAATTCTCCGAGACCTTAGACAACGCCCAACAGTCTAGCACCCAAATAGTGCAAGATGCTGAGTCAAGGTTCAAGAAGGTGGTTGAGAAAAGTGTAGAGACAATCAACCGAGATATTGGTACAGTTAGACAAGCTGCTGCTGATGCAGCCTCAAAAGCTGACCAAAATCTGCAAGCAGCCCAGAATTATGCTGACGGTAAGAAAAACGAAGCCCTCGACGCAGCCAAGACCTATGCAGACGGTCAGAAAACAGCTGCAATTCAAGCTGCTTCTGCTGATGCAACCAAAAAGGCGAATGCTGCTAAAAAGGCTGCTGAGGATGCGCTGAACCCAGCTATTCAAGCAGCGCAACGAAAAGCTGATGAGGGTGTATCCAACGCTCAACAAGCCGTACAAGCTGCTGAGAGGAACTTGCAAGCTGCTAAGGAGTATGCAGACGGTAAGACGGCGGAAGCCAAAAAGCAGGCTATCAAAGACGCAGAAGAGCAATTGAAACAGGCCAAAGAGTTTCTTCAAGGCAAAATTGCTGAGGCTAAGACCTTGTACGATAACTTGGAATTTGGCGGTCGCAACCTATTGAGAAAGACTAAAGGGCTGACCGACACTAAGTTTTGGAAGTTTTACAAGGATGCTCGACAGACTGTAGCAGAACAACCTAGAACAGATGATGTCCTGACTATTAAGACAGGCTCAGCATTCTGGGCAAGCTATCGTCAAACCTCAGTTGATAATCCGTTGATTGCTCTTGAAGCAAACAAGACCTACACTGTATCATTTGAGGCAAAATCTAGCAACACTTTAGACCGCTCAATTAGATTGTTTGTTCGTGAATATTTTGGCGATTCAAACGACAACAGGTTTTCCTATTACTTCACACCTCTAGTAGCTGATGATTGGGTTAAGCATAGTTATACATTCACTGTTGATGAGCTTAAAGCCAATCATAAGGCGTGGCATGTTATTTGGGAACTGACTGCACCTGATACTCAACTTGAAATTCGCAACATGAAAGTTGAGAGGGGTAACAAACCTACCGACTGGACGCCTGCACCTGAAGATGTTGAAGGCCAAATTGCTGATGTTAAGCAGAAGGCTGAAAATATCGGTAATGACATGGAAAGGGCACTTGAACAAGTCAAGGGGCAACTTGAGACCAGAATCCAGGAGGCCGAAAAGAAAGCTACTGACGCTGAGTCTAAAGTCAACAACTACACCAAAACGAAGGACACTGAGGTCAGCGCAATGGCTGAAAGTGTCAGGGGATTGGAAGGCAAGTTTGTAGAAGAAGCTGAGAAAGTCCGTGCTACAGTGACGACAGCCATCAACGACATCCAGATAGGCGGTCGAAACTTAGCTAAAGATTCGTACAATCCAAACAAGGATAAACACGGCTATCTGAAAGCATACCGTATTACCAAAGCTCCTGAGTATGGCGACAAAGTTACAGTCACTGTATGGGGTGAATTAGGTGATACCCGAAACGGTCAGATTGGTGTGTACAATACTTTCGGTTATGGTGAGCTATTCAAGCTGACTAAGATTGCAGACGGCGTATGGCGTGGTCAAGGCTTTTGGAATAAACATACTTCACCAATTGCTGGTGGCCAAGAACGCCAGAACGAAACCCTGAATCTGTATGCATATCCAAATGATAATACAGACAGGAATTTAGTCAATAACCTGTTTACTCATGTGAAGTTTGAGCTGGGTAACAAGGCTACAGACTGGACGCCTGCGCCTGAAGACCTTGAGAGCAAGATTGAGGACATCACCACATGGAAGATTTCCGCCCAATCAGCACTTGAGCAGGTTCAACGGACGGTTAATAGCGCGCAAGGTTCAGCAGCTACACTTAATGATGCCTTGTCTGCTCGTTTCAATGAGGCGAAAACTCAAACGCGCAGAGAAGTCCGTGAAGAGTTGAATCCAGAGATTGCAAAAGCTAAGAAAGCTGGCGTGGATGCCGCAGGGGCTGTTAAGACTGAGCTGACTCCCAAGATTACAGACGCCAAAGACCAAGCCGATAAGGGTGTTGCGGAGGCTAAAAAAGCTAATGACGCCATACCTCAGAAACTAAAAGAGGCTAAGGACTATGCAGACACCAAAAAGACTGAGGCGATTACAGCAGCGGTTACTGAGGCGCGTGATTGGAAAGCAGTCAATGCTAGAACTGACCTGAATACTCTGAAAGAAACAGGCCGATTCTTCATTAAAGCAACAGCCAATCCGAATGCGCCGATTAACAACTGGCTGTACGTTACAGTTGATAAAGGCACTGACAGCAGGATTACCCAGAAGATTCAAGCTGATAATGACCCTAACATCCGCTATTACCGATATTTCAACGGTAGCAGTTGGACTGATTGGGTCAAAGAAGCTAACCTGTCTGATGTTAATGCTGTTGACGGCAAGGTGACTGAGACTAACAAGCGGATAGACAATCTGCGTGTGAGCGGTCGAAACCTTTTGGCTGCTACTCGTAAGCTGACTGCATTCTACAAGGGTGTGAATGTTTGGCATTACGCTAAACACCCTGACGAAAGGCAAGAAAGACTTGAGCCGATTTCGTCAGGTGACGGCTATGAATACCTTGACGCGGATAAGCAACCTGCTAATACCTCAACTAATTACGTTCAATTGATTAGTAGAGTAGCAGGCCGTTGGGTCAATTGGCATCAGTACAGTAGAGAGGGTAGCAGGGCAGCTAGAGACGATAGCTCACCAACATTAGCTAAAGTCCAATCAGGTCGTTGGTACACTTTGAGTTGCGAAGTTAGAAAGACAGCAACCAGTCCTAATACCCGATTGCAATTGAACTTGAGGGAATACTACACGACTTCAGGATTCAAAGACAATGGTGGTTGGGTTGACGTAAATTCTACCGAATGGCAACAGGTTCATGTAACTGTATTTGTTGAATACGGTCGAGGAATCTTGGGTCATGACTACTGGCTCGCCTACTTTGAGCTGTATGATGTCGGTGAAGTCCATATCCGCAAGCCGATGTTGGTTGAAGCTAATATCCCAGCCGATTGGTCAGAAGCTCCTGAGGATTTGGAACGCACTGAGATTGAATTCTCTGCTGACTTGCAAGAGTTCAAATCAACACTAGCAGATAACCGCAAATCTTTAGCTAGGCAAATGACACAATTGGAGGCAGGTTTAGGTATTTCTGCCAACCTGATAGCCGATTCCGAGTTTGTCGAGGGCTTATCTGAGCAGGCATTTACTGAAGACAGTAATACAACTGGCTATGTGCGAGGTATAGTAGCTGTTGATAATGGTAGGTCGCCCAAAAACTTCCTGCCTAATAAGGCTGTCCGCGATATCAATGTTGGTTATGTAGGCCGTCTGAACGAAGCTAATGACTCAAACTGCTATTTCGGTACTTATAACGTCCCTATAATCCCAGGCATTTACCAATACAGCATTTATGTCCGCAATGACGCTAAAGTAACTGCTGATGTGTATGCTAACTTCCTTGACGAAAACCGCAGTCAACTAGCTCAGCCTGAAAGTAAGTATTGGAAGGACGATTTTGGCCCAAGAACGATTCAGCCTGCACCAGCCAAGCCTGCTGGTCAACAGTTGACTTTAGGTGACTTCACTAGGGTTGTATTTAACATTGATACAACTCATATGACTAATCTGCACTACACCAGGATTGTCGTCAGACTGAACTCAGTACCAGCCAATAAGGTCGGAGAGAATGTTGTATTGTTCTGCCGTCCTCAAATCGTCAAGATTAAGAAGCTGGAACTGGCGGATGTAGTTGAGTACACACCTGGCCCAAGCAGGACTTCAGCCAAAGCCTTATTTACTGAGGAACGCCAAGCAAGGACAACTGAAACAGATAGCCTTGTGAAGCAGATTACCAAAGGCTCAGCCAAATTCCCGAATGGTACAGGCGACATAAATCAGGTCAGCGTGGTTATGAATCAAATCATGACTGCAACAGCCAATAAGGTCACTGCTGATTTGACTAAGAAGTATCAGTTAGATATTGGTGGAGACAACTTGGTTGAAAACTCTGACTTCAAGGCTTACGAAAACATACAGTCATACCCTAACTCAACCTCAAGAAACAAGACCGCTACAATCTATCAATACATGTACCCAAACGCAGGCACTATGACGCCACTCATCATTCCAGATGTTGGTTTGAACGGCTCAAATGCTCTGCGAGTATCTTGGACTGAATTCCCTGAATTCCAGAACAAGGGGCTACAGATAGTATTTAGCAAAAAGACTTGGGCAAGAGGTCAGTTTTACATCTTAGCGGTCGCTGCAAGGCTTCCTGCAGGTGTAACTACTAGAGGTTGTCGAGTAAGGTTGGACGTTTCTAATGCGCCTTTCTGGCAAGATGTTGAATACCTGAATCAACCTGAACTGACTAACGATTGGCAGTGGACTATCTGTAAGGCTCGCAAGACTCAAGAAGATAACCTCAACCAATTGTTTATCTCAGTCAACGGTGCTAATAGCCCGTCATTAAGAAGCGTTGAATTCTGCCTCCCTTATGCTAGTCAAGGTTCTACTTGGGGCGGTTACAAGCCACCTACAATCTCAGCTGTCTTAACAGAGACGAAAGAGATTGCACTTGATGCTCAAGGCAAGGTCAATGCTAAAATCGGTATGACGGTTGATGCAGGCGGTCGAGTTATCGGTTGGGAAGCTCAGAATAGAAACGGCTCAACTGAGTTTAATGTGTTGGCTGATAAATTCCGAGTATTGAACAGCTTGAATCAAGGTGGTTCTCCTTTCACTATTGAAAACGGCGAAGTTGTATTCAAGGGTAAAGTGCGGTTTTCAAACGTTCAAGACCCTCCAGCCATTCCTAAAGTGCCGATAACTATCACGGCTGTAGGTGTGTCCAATCACCTGGATGTAGCCAAGCGAGTAGCACTGCTGACTACAGATACCAGAGACTTGCACCGCTCAAGTAATGGTCGAGGTGTTTGGTTGTCCGTAATCAATAACCAGACAGGCACATTGATATCCAATGTCCTGTACGATACCTACACGGCTGCTGGCTGTACCGCATTTGCTAATGCAGTCAATAGCTTGAATCGAGGTAGCAATCTGGTAATTGTGAGGTCACAAGATGCGTCAATGGCTGATAACCAAGACTTCATAAGGGCTTTGAATAGCTTGGCAGCTGGCTTTGGTAATAACGTCAACAAGGCTTTGAAAAGCGAGGTTAGAACTAGCTTCAGCCTGATTAGCCAAGTCATTGGTACTGACCGCTGTACGTCAGAAGCTATTGATGGTCGTAAGAATCCTGACCAAGTTGCGGCTGTATGCTCAGGCTTGTTGAAAGACGGCGTTTACTCGTTCATTTCAGCACCTACAAACAACAGTCAAACCAGCTTAGTTGATATTGCGGAAGCTGAGGCCAATAAAAAGGCTAATGCAGCCAAAAAGGCTATTGAGGATACCTGGAGTCCTACAATCAATGAAGCTTTGACTAAAGCCAAAAAGGGTGTTGAGGAAGCTGATAAAGCCAATAAAGCAATACCTGAGAAGCTGAAAGAGGCTAAGGACTATGCTGATGATCAAAGAATAGAGGCAATCAAGAAAGCTGGTGAAGCAGCAGGCGAAAAGATTAAGCAAGCCAAAACTGATGTTAAAAATGACTTAGCACCTGTAATCAATCAAGCCAAGACTGACGCGATTACAGAAGCCCGACAATCTGTAGTATTCACAACTGCTCAAGACCTAAACAGTCTGGCTAATTCGGGTAGTTATGTAATCAAAGCAGCCAATAATCCGAATGCCCCGATAACTAACTGGTTATTTGTTACAGTTGAGGGTGACGGTCGTGACCGCATTTTACAGACCGTGACTCGAGACAACGACAGTACAGTCCGTTACACTCGCAGAAAGGTTGGCGGTACATGGTCAGATTGGGCTAAAGAGGTCAGTGCTGATGACGTTCAACAGTCAATTTCAGCTTTGAAGATACCGAATGTGTTGTATGCTCAAGGGGCTTACAATAACAGCTATGCTCAGATGAAAGTATCAACTCCTTCTGGAATCCGCAATCTACCGATTGCAGATAACATAGGTATTGCGGTACAGATTCTGAACATTTCAACGCTGGGTGTTGAGTTTGCTAAAGTCTATCCTGCTAATGCTACCAGCTATGCTCAGTTGGCTGCTGATTTAAGTAAGACCGCCTACAACGGCAAGATAGTCATGATTGTATCTAGGGCTAATGTCGGTAGAGTGGACGATACCAACCTGAGGTCAGCTTTGCGTAGAGCAGGTTCAACAGACCTGATTTACAACACGCTGAACAAGCGAGGCAACAATACATTTGCTTTGATTGGTAAGATTGGTTCAGAAGGCTCAGCCCAAGAATCTATCATGGCTGTTGGAGGTTCAGGTGGTGTCTTTGGCGATTTCGCTCAGGTTTCTGCAGTTTGGAACAACGGCGATTTAATGCCAGGCAGTCAGACACTGATTGACGGCGGTAGGATTACAACCAATTCTATCACTGCTAATCAAATTAGTGTTGGTAGCTTGTCCGCAATATCAGCTAACTTAGGTCATGTTACTGCAGGCTCAATTAACATTGGTGGTAAGTTTAGAGTTGATAGCAATGGTGAAGTAACGATTAGTTCAGGCGGTTCTACTGGCTTGAAGATTACTAACCAACGCATTGACGTGTATGATGAAAATGCTAGATTACGCGTCCGATTAGGCAAACTGGTTGATTAATCCGCAAGGCTGGCTTCGGCTGGCCTTGCTATCTCTTTACGGAGGAAACGATGTATGGACTTCAAATAAGAAATGACGATGAAGTGTCTGAGATTTCCGAGTATATCGGCAACACATCAGGTTACAGTGGTCAAGAGGGTTTCAATCCAATTGTAACAACAGAAGCTCCGTTAGGATACGGCTTGTCTATTAACGGTCAAAAGATTATATTGCAAAATGACGATACTTTCATATTAAGACATCTAAGAGCTTCAGGTGATAGCGTCAATTATTCAAACGATTTCTTCAATGACCCTGTTCCGCCTAATGTACTACTGCTAGTGAGCGTAGAAGCTGATAACTTAGCGCACCTTTATGCATTAGACCGCTTGTCGTTAGCAAGCAAGAAGGGGCAATTTGGTTTACAGTCAGACTCAAGGATTTTTGCGCCAACCCAAAGACCTGTTATCGTGCGCACTAACCAAATGGTAGCAGAAGCCCGTAAAGGTAAAGTGTTGACAGGGTATAGGGGCGAAGAACGCACCTTTGTTGTGAAAACAATAGGTTGGCCTGAAAATCTTTTTGCTAACTATTACGACTTGCGGGAAGCCTGTAAAAATTGGCGATTTACCGTTTATCGGGAGGGAGGCCTAGCAAAATTCCAAAGCCATTACCTGAATCAAGATACCCCGTCATCAATTATTAGGACTTACACAGGCATAAGGTAACCAACATGTATATCATTGAAAAAGAATACGCCAATCCAGACGATGGCAAGACTTCAGCCGTCTTTCTAGCAGGCAAGATTGAGATTGACTGGATTAACAACCTGTCAGAGATTGTAATCGCAGGATTCAGTAATCTCCAAGACTTCATTGACGGGAATCCTCCCAATTTAGTCAAGTTGCTATCATTCGCAACATCCCCAGCTCAATGTGAAGACCCGATTTTGTACTTGTTCCGTGAGCTGACTTTACATGACGGCTGGTTGCCACTTAAAGGCGGTAATATCAAGCGATTGTATGACCTTGATATCAACTTCAATACAACATATGCGAGGAGCGCAAGATGAGAGTGATTATTATGGGCGACAAGCCTGTATTCTCAGAGATTAACCGCAAGGAAGAGATTACACCTGAAACCTACTTGCTGACTGATAAGGAAGAGCATGATATCAGGGAGAGCCTTGAGAAAGGCGGTGAGGTGTACGTTACAGCAGACAAACGACTTGTCTGGACAGGCGCAAAACCTGATGACTACTACGCTTATGATAAAGCAACTGAAACTTGGGTTGTAGATGACCAGAAGTTTAAGGAACGCTTGGAGCAGTACAAAGCTGACTTGTGGGAAAAGACGAAGGCCGAACGTGAAACCAGATTAGTATCAGGCTGCTATGTGCCTTCAATCGAGAAATGGTTTCATACAGATATGGTTAGCCAAATGAGCTACACTAGAGCGTTGGAATTCTTCAACTTGAACCCTGAGGCCAAACCCGTCATGTGGAAGACAATGGACGGTACTTTTGTTGAAATCAACAAGGACAAAGTAGTTGAAATCATCTCAACCATCTTCATTCGCAGCCAAGAGATTTTCAAGATTGCGGAAACTCACGGCGCAAAAATTAAAGCCTTGACTAGCTTAGATTCGTATGATATTATGACTGGTTGGCCAAGCTCATTCTCGAAGGCAAATAACAATGAATAACATTTTCATCGCATTTTATCGCGGCAAGAAACCTTACAAACAGGGTGAATCTAAAATCAAGACACGTTGGTTCAGACTTTTAGACCGCCTGACCCGATTCTTCACTAATGGCAAATATTCGCACTGCGAAGTAGCTATCAAGGATGAAGAGGGTACATATAGTATCTATTCGGCCTCCGTCCGTGACGGCGGTGTCCGAGTTCAGCACCATAAGAAGTTGACTGCAGACCAATGGACGTTAGTACCAGTCCAGCTATCGGAGGAAGAAGTCATCAAGTATTTTGAGCAGAACAAGGGCAAAAATTACGACTTCTTTGGGGCTATCGGTTGTGCGGTAACCTGGATTGATAACAGTAGCAAGCGTATGTTCTGTAGCGAGTTTTGTGCAGGCGTATTGGGATATGATGAGCCATGGCGATTCGACCCTAATGAACTATACTCAATCCTGACTAGACGGACATATTAGCAAGGAAAGCTATCGTGATGAAAAGGAGTTGATGTAAATGAAACGGATAGACCTTGAGTGGTACAGAGGTGACGATGAGATGGAGACTTTTGTTTTTGAAATAGACAACAAGCCTGTTGATTTTACAGGATGCTCCTTCAACATGAAGATAGTCCCTGAATATCTAGGAGAGCCGATACTATTGAGCACATCTGAAGGCATTGTAGTGAAAGATAACATGGTGCAAATTTCAGTCCCTCATCAAGCAACTGAAAATGTTTCATGGGATTCCGCCAATTACGACCTGCAGATAACTGATAGTACAGGTAGGATTAAAACCCTGTGTTACGGCAGCATAAGTCTATTACAAGACACCACGAGGTGAAAGAGATGGATGAACAGGGTATTTTTACTGCACGGCTATTGCGAAAGCCCGCAATAAAAGTGAAACTAGACCCAAGGGCTGCACCTTTTAAACCTCAAAAGCAAGAAGGTAAGCCCTCAGAGGTTGACTGCGAAGAACTGCCTGAACTGGCAGATTTACTACTAAACTACAAACTTGGAGCATTGTAATGAGCTTAAAATCATTGTTAGGCCAATTCGCACAATTTATCGGCGAAAAAGACAAAGAATTAAAACAGGAACTCTCAGGCAGCATTAATACGGCTAAAACTGAAGCCATCAATACTGCGGCCACTGCTGCTGACGCTAAAATCAATACGGCTAAAGGTGAAATTCAATCCCAAATCCAATCAGCCGTCTCAGCCTTGAAAACTGAATTGATTGGTGGGGCTTCTGAAGAATTAGACACATTCAAGGAACTGGCTGAAGAACTGACTAAGTTGAAAGCAAACGGTAGCAGCGTGCCTGAATCTTTGGTCACCAAGATTACTGAGATTAAGGGTACTGCTGATGGAATCAAATCTGATATCGACAGCATCACTCTTCAAGAGTTGAAGAACAGCTACACTGCGGCTCTGTCTTAACCGTATTCAGGGTGCGTCCCACCCTGTTTAAGGAGGTTTAATGAGTTTACAAACAACATTGAACGACTTTTCGGCCTTCCTAGCTACTCAAATTGCAGATGCTGGCGTATTGAAAGGAACAGGAAGGCCTGATACAAATCAAAGTATGGCTGATAAGCCGAAAGGAACGCTGTACCAAGACAAAGCAATTACTAACGGCGCAGCACTCTGGCTTAAAACTGGCCCAGCAGCCAGAGATTGGAAAGTTATTTCGGGCGATACTGGCTGGAAAACGCTTGAAATTGTTTCAAAACTAGGTAATTCTTTTCTGAGAGTGCGTAGGCTCAACGATACAGTAACATACCAGTTTGGTGGGCTGCAATGGGGTTGGTTTGGTATTGTTAGACGTGGTGGCCCAGGGTATCAACTTCAACCGTCTGACCGTGAACGGAACGTGTACATTTTAAGTCAACAAAGAGTACCTCAGGGCTTTCGGTCAGAAGCCAGTATGATTGGCGGTATCTACAACGACAAGGGCGTGCCTTATGGTACGTGGTATCTGGGTGGCCCAGGTGATGGTAACATGCTTCGGTTTCAATTCCTTGACCCTGTCCCAACTGATAGAGACATTGGGGATATCAGGGTGAGTAACATCATGTATACCACTAATGACCCATGGCCAAGTTAAGACGGACTCAACCTAGTGAACCGCATTCAATCTTATTTTACAAGGAAAGACAACATGAATAAAGACGTTGCATGGCTACAAGAGTGGCTCAATAGCAAAGGCGCAAATCTCAAGGTTGATGGTGTAGGCGGTTCTTTGACCCGCGCTGCATTCATCACCCTGTTTACCAACAAAGAAGCAAAGGCTATCACTCAGGCTGAGCTTGACCAGATTGCTAAGGACTTGGGCGACACTAGTGCAAAACGCATTCAAGCCGTTGCTAAGGTTGAATCTGCAGGCTCAGGCTGGTTCGATTCAGGCCTACCTAAAATCCTGTATGAGCGTCACAAATTCTATAAGCATACCAAAGGCCGTTTTGGTACGACCTATTACAGCAATCGCCTGCCTGGCGGTTACACTATGGACGCTGACCGCAACGGTATCAACGACAGTTGGGAAAAGCTCGCAACAGCCGTCTGCTTAGACCCGAAAGCTGCCCTGATGTCTGTTTCTATCGGTAAATTCCAAGTGTTGGGTGAGTATTACGCCTTCTGCGGTTATGAGCACCCAATTGAAATGCTTTGGGCTGCTCGCAATTCTGAATACTCGCACTATACAATGCTGCGAGATTTCATCTTGAAAGTGGCCAATATCAAGCCGCAATTCCTCCGACTATCTACCAACCCATCAGACAATATCCCATTCGTATCTCGCTACAATGGACCAGCATATGCTAAAAACAACTATCACGTAAAAATCGCCCAAGCAATGCGGTAACAGCTTGAGGCGATTGCAATTCAAACCATTAGAATAAAAGGAAAATCCAGTGGACTTAGCAAAATTGATTGAGTCTTTGAAGGATTTCACGGTCAAGCGCATACTACTGCTGGCTGTTATCGGTATCGTTTCATTGGTTATTTGGAAGATAGACCCAATCCTGACCTACCTAGCCAGCCGACCGCCCAAACACACGGAAGCACCGCCAAAAACGGTTGAAAAATTGCCTGCGATTATCTACGATTCAACCACTGACATACTCAAGGTTGCGAGAGTAGATACAGACAAACTGTTTCAGGCTGTTGAAAAAGTCGTTACAAACACTAGTTTGCCTGTAACCTCTGTAGCTATCTACAAGTTTGTGCCTGGCAATATTCCACACGAATATCAAGGGCGCGTGTTAGTGTTTTATTGGAACAAACAGATAGGTAACGACCGAGAACAGGCAGAAGCCAAGATTGATGAAATCAACCTGAGATGGCTGCCTATCTGGTCAGGTAAAGATACGATTGAAGAATTATTGGACGGTCATCCGACCAAGTCCAAGCTTGTTGACCAAGAATTCAGATTTATCAATTCTAAAGGCCAAGAAGAGCTAGACAATATACCTTCAATCAACCAAGACAGCATGATTCTGGACGGTGTAAAAGGGATTTATCGCTTTCCAATCAAGCGCAATGCTCATATCGTAGGCTACATCTCAATATTTTTGACTGAAGATAATGTACCTGACGCGGATTTGCAGAAATACGCTGGCCTGATTTCGGCTAAGACCGCAAGGATGTTAGAGGACAACAAATATGAAGACGATTAGCATGTACTTAACAGCATTACTTTTGGTTATCTTATACGGCTGCGGAATACCGATTGACCAACAGACTAGCACTCAACCTGTTCATGTTGATAGTAACCGCTGTTTCAAGGATTTGGAGCTATCGAAAGATTCCAACCATCTCAATGAGTTCATCTTCGTGTACCGTATGAAGTATTCATCAGAGATAGCCATGACGAAGGAACTGGTATATTCAAGCCTTGAGGGTAAGTCCTTATGGCGTTCAGACGTCCAAGTGAAAACAAAAGACCCGAAACTACAGGCTGCTATCTTCAACAATCAACCAACCATTCTCAGGGTTGCTGAGTTAACCAATACTGAAGCACTTGACCTTGAGCTTTTACGCAAGAACAACTTAGATTCCCTGTTGGTTTATCCGATTGAAACCAGAGACAACAAGAAGATTGCAGGCGTGATAATCATAGCCTACAATTGCCACAACTTGGAGCGTGAGATTTCGGCCGAGTATATCTTGTCTATTCCAAAAATGGCTATCAGGGAATCACTCATCTATGGGTGTAATTAACCATGAATCTTTTGAAAGCAACAGGGAGCGATACGACCTCCCTGTCTAAATTCGTGATGTTTGTAGGCCTGATAACGACAACAGGTGTTGTAATTTGGCAGGCCTATCAAGGAACGCTATCAACTGAAATCTTCAGTTGGTACGTCCTCACGACCTTTGGGGCTAACAGCGTGAACAAGGCTATTTCGGTTGCCGGCAAGGTGACTGAACTCAAGCAACTTGTAAGTGCAGGGGTAGTCCCAACAGCAGAAGAGGAAACTCCAGAACCAGCAGACGTTCAGCCTGCGGAGTTTTTCTATGCAACAGGTGTAACACCAACTGAAGAAAGGAAATAACCATGTGGGCTGCTATCTTGGCAGCCTGCGGTCACTTCGTAAAAGGTAACTGGGCTTGGCTAGCAGTTTGCTTCGGCTTACTTGCTTTTGCTTGCTATGAAAATGTTCAGTTAGCTCGCACTATTGAAGAGGCGCACCGCAAGGCTGTAGAATGTAAAACTGCTACTGATGAGGCAAATAGACGGATTCTTGATTTGCATAACAAATTGACCTTCCAAAACATGTCTATCAGCGAGTATGAATCGCGTTCAAAATTCTTGGAGCTTGAATTGAGCAAGGTTCAAGAAGAGAATCAGGCATTGGCTGAGAAAACTAACAAGACGGTTGAAGAGAAATGGCAGGCCAAGCCGTTCACCTCAAATTGCGAAGCTAATGCAGACATATTGAAAGGTCAAGCAGACGGCCTAGCTAAGAAATGGAGTTCAGACTAATGAAACCGCTTATCGCAATATCAGCAACACTGGCTATGACTGGCTGCGTATCTAAGGCCGTTCATGAAGCAGAAGTGAAGCAACTTACAGTCGAGTTGGAGAAAGTCAAGACACAAACAGTCATTGTTAGCAAGCCTGTTATCTACTGTCCTGCCCCGAAAATCCCTGCGAAGCCGAAACTCGCTATTCAATCTATCAGCCCCCAATCCCAGAATGCTGATGTCTTGAGAGCATACGGCCAGTCAGTAGAGCAGTTGATTAATTACAGCAACACTCTGCGTCGCAATTTGAAGTCTTACGAAGGCCTAGACAAACGTGTAAACAAGGAGCAATAGGATGTATGCCCAAGAGATATTAGACCAGCTAGAACGCGAAAAACGCCATCAAGAAACGCGCCCTTGTAAGTTTTGCTCAAGCCAACCTGAATTTCATCGCAGTGAGCGACTGATAGTGCTGCGTTGTTCCAAATGCTCAATGATTGCTAGAGGCTATATTTCCGTGGGCTGCATCAAATCAGACGGTCAAGCAAGAACAGCAGCAAGGAAGTTGCTGATCTCATGGAATGAGAGGAACACATGATAAATCGTGAGATTTTGGAAGTATTTGATAATTGCGAAGGCACTAAGAATCCGCTCAAGACTCAATCAGTACTGCTAGAAAGCAAGACGGCTAAGGCTAAAGAGTCATTGGCTGAAGTGACTGCGCTGTTATTCCCTGCTGAAAGTAGCGATTCGCCCAGACGGCCTCAAGCCTCTGCTCAGGCTTCCTCTTCCGATTCTTCTGCTAACTTGTCGCCGAAACAGAAGCTCATCAATGAATTCTTGAAAGGTACAGGCCTTGCTAAACAGCATTTAAGCCGTATCAAGCAGGCTACCAACAAAATCAGCCATGCTACAGGCTTGATTAAGAATTATTCGATTGAGAATCTGGCGGACATTCCAACCAAGTTTTCCGTAGTCGGTCAATACATGGCTGATAGGGGGCATGATTGTAATATCGTCAATTCAGTCTTTGGGGTAATGATGGGCGGAGGCAAAGCCTTGCTAGAATCCTTAGGGATTGAGACGCAGTTCATTACCGACTTATCAAGCAAGCTCAACGGCTTCGTTGAGTTAGCTAAGAGGGGTGCGGAATACGTCAATGGTGCTATTGAAAGGTTCAATGCACTGGTTGGGGATGTTGAGTCTTTCATTAACAATCTTGAAAGCAGGATAACCAATCTTGAGCAGCTGATTAAAAGTACGATTCAGGCTGAAATAGACAAGCTGAAAGAATTGATGATACGCAATCTCAATGCTATGTGGGCTAGGAATTTGCCTGGTTGGTTGAAGAATGATTGTTTCAAGTCAGTCTTGTCTAATGCTTTGTCAGATAAAGTCGGTCGGTTGACTGAGGAACTGCTATAACAACAATTCAACATAATGCTAGGCATACAGCTGTCTAGCCTCTGCCCCTTTAGCCGTGATTGGTTGAAGGGGCTTTTTTATTGCGACTAAAATTCTGGCGATTTTAGCTGGGTGCAGAGGGTTGAATGGTAAATGATTTGGTCAGCGAGTAGAAATTGGCTACCGCGTTGAAATAGACAGCAAACTTTCGATTCTAGCGTGATTGGGGAGGGTTCAGCAGTCAAGTATCGGATTTTCACTCCTGTTGGGTCAGGGTTCAGACGGCCTAAGCTAAGATTTCATACTTCAGCAGGGTTGAGTAAGATTTCAAGTCATCAGGCTTGTTTTGATACTTGACTGGCCCATCACACAGCCAGTCAGACGGTTGATTGACTTCAGCAGTATCATGTTTTTCACTCTCATGGCTGATTGATGATTGAGAGATTACAGTTAGTGTTTGTTTATCAATTTATTAGTAATATAATATTTGTGTGTGTGTGATATTGTATCACATCTATGACATTGAAATCGTTTATTTCGTTGGTAAGCAATTGTTTCAGCAGAAGAATTTTTAGCCAAAATCTTGGACTTATGTACGGAATCTTGTAGGGAACAGGGTTCATCTTTCAAGTCTCAACAGTCAGTAGCAAGTTTCATCACTCAATGTTGGGTGATGTCTCCTCGATTCCTGTTGTTGCTTGAGCAGGGGTTCAGACGGTCGGATTTCTAGGTTGCTGCTACAGCAGGGTTGAGTAAGGATGAATGAGTGTTTTCATCTCTTGCCTGCTACATTCACACCAGCAGGCAGACGGAGGAATCCTTGAAGCTGAGATTTCACTCTCATGGCTGTTTGAGGGAGGAATCAGGGCTGTTAGAATTTATTATAGTTATTAATAATCTGTGATTATATATTGTATCACATCTATGACATTGAAATCGTATATTTCGTGGATAAGTTTCTAATAAATCAGGGGAATTTTTAGACAAAATCTTGGACTTATGTACGGAATCCTGTACCCGCCAAGCTTCATCTCTCAATCGTCAACAATCAGCCTCAAGTTTCACTAGTCAGCAATTGAATTTGCTTTTCAGCTTTCGGTCGGTGCATGAATGCTGCTAATCAGTATTGATATTAATGATTTTCAGCACTCAATCGTCATTCGGTCGGAGGGTGTCCCAACACGGTTGAGATTCAATTCTTGCCTGCCACTCATCAGTCAGGCAGAACAGTCTCATGCTTCAGCAAGCTTGAGGGAGGATTCACCCTTCAGGGCTGATTGCTAAGATTTCATGCTTCAGCAGTCTCAAATTCTTGTTTTCCAGTCTCATGGCTGTTCTCAAGTCTCATGGCTGTTGGGGATTGAGAGTGAGGGACTGATTCATGACTGTTAGAAGTTTATTAGTTATATAATACCTGTTGTTTGTTATTGTATCACATCTATGACATTGAAATCGTATATTTCGTGACTAACTCGTTATAAAATCAGGGAAATTTTTAGCCAAAATCCTGGACTTATGTTCGGAATCCCAATAGTTACAGGATTCATTCCTCAACCATTGCTGTTCAGTCTCAAGTTTCACCAGTCAGCAATTGGTTTCATGATTCCGTCTCAATCACACCCTCAGGCCGTCTGATTCCATTCTCATGCATGACTGTCCCTCTTCTTGCTTGCTCACACTCACACCGCAAGCAGAACATTTCATGCTTCAATTTCGTTGCCTCAGCAATCTCATGCTTGACTGTTTCCGTTTCTTAGGCCGTCTATTCTTCTGATTGATGATTCTCAGTCTCATGTTTCAAGGATTCCATGCTCATGGCTGTTGTTTCTCAAGTCTCAGTCTCAATGGTGTGTTAAATGTTTGTTGATTCTTCTATTAGTTATTATATACTTGTGTTGTGTATTTGTATCACATCTATGACATTGGAATCGTATATTTCGCGGATAAGTTATTGTTTCTCAATCGCTATTTTTAGACAAAATCCTGTCTTTATGTACGGAATCCCAATCGTTACAAGAAGCAATCATTGCAAAATTGAAAAACACGCTAGAAGCGAAAATTAGCCACTCTGTATCTTGAGTCAAGTCGTTATCTGGTCAGAAGTCCTAAACTGTCTAATTTTCGATTCTCGCTGTCGCAAAATCCCGATTAGGCCGTCTTGAATAGCTACTCAGTAAATAGACGCAAAAAGAAAAGCCCAACACTCGATTAAGACTGCTGGGCTCAGGGTCAGATTAGGCCGTCTGCTACTCTTGAATTCCGCATTGACCTGCGTATTTGCTGGAGGCTTTGAGTCGCATTATGATTTCACCGCTTGAATAGTGAGTGCGTGTGACTTGGTCGTCGCATAGCTTAGCAATGACTTGCGGGGATTTCAGCTCATTCTCGTAGCGTTTAACGCAGGCTACAATGGCTTCATCACGCGCTTTGGCTGCTTGTAACCAGCCACGCCTATGCTGGCACATATATGTCGGATTGTCTCTTGCGCGGTCTTGGTAAGTGACGAATAACGCAAGGCCTACTACAGCCGCAGCTGCTACTGCAACCAGCCCTATGAACCAGGTTAAGCTAGTGGAAGCCCCATCTTCGCTGTAAGGCTCAAAGTATTTCTTAGACATCGCAATCTCTTTCGGCTCGTCTAGCGTGTGAAAGCGTCATAAGCTGCAATGGCTGCTACTGTAACACAACCTACAGCGGTGACGATTCCTACAAGTGTAAATAACAGTGTAAACATTTCAATTGTCCTTTCTAAAGTGGTTATTTCTGAACACCGCATTGACTAGTGTCATGGGAGTGGGAAAGCTCAAGTTGCTGTTCGATTTTGTACCTTGAACAGGTTATTTCATGTTTGTATTCTAGGTATCTGATAGTCAGTAACATTGTAATTCCAAATAGTATCAGTATTACAGCACTGATGAACCTCAACTCATTGATGTACTTAGCTTTTTCAGCTTCGCTCAATTCAATCATTTCATTCGCCAACTTTGACGTAAGTACAACCAATAGAGCTTACAGAATAGTGCTTGCCTTCCTCGTAAGGTCGTTCAAATTTGAAGATACCCTGTTTCTCTGTCAGACGGTAAACAACGCCATAGTCAGTATCACTGCACACAAGATGATATTTGTAGTTCAATCGGGTTTCTTGATAGCGGTGTTCGCCCCAGAGGAACAAGACTGCTAGGCCTACCAGAGTAGCCAGTATGACGAATAAGTCCATATATGCTCTCATGTTGTCCTCCTACAGACTTTCATTTTGCAGCTTAGACAGAGCAGCGTCAAATTCGTTCATTGCTTCGTATGATTGGGTGCTGAAGTTGTTACCAATCCAGTTGATTTTCGGAATGAACTTCTTGTCGAGATTTCGGCTCGCTTTTGCTAAAGCAACCAGTTTCTCATACAATTCTTTGTCGACAGTCACTTGCGGTTTCATGATGTATTCCTCTCAGGATTCAATCGGGGTCAGACTTTGACGGACTGCAAAGGTGTTGTTTCTTACCAGCCAGCTGATATTTTCAACCAGCCATTCAGACAGACGATAAGTCAGCATTTGTCTTCGCAGGATTTCAAGCAGTACCAAGTCATCGTGATGAACTTCTACAACCTTTGCTTGTCGCCCATTAGGCAGGGACATAAACAGGTCTGTAGTGTCTCTCGATAACCAGTCCAAGAAGTCGATTTCATCTTGGTCTGGTGTCTCAAAATACGCCTGCTTAGCGTCATCTAGCAGGGCTTTGAATTGTAGCAAAATCATTTTACATCTTTCTCTTCTAAGTCGAAGTCAGACAGTTCAGGTTTGTTAGGGCAAGCAAATTTTACAGGGCTATCTGCTCGGCGTTGTACGCATTCTTGGTGTTGAGCTAATTGCTGTTTGTAGTCTTGAACATCAGAGGCTTTCAGAGCAGCTGTACCGACGATTGCGAAAACGACTGCACCAACAGCGATAAAAAGAATAGATTTCATTTTTGACTCCAGAATGTATTAGTTGTTGTATAGGGTATTATCTTGAGCACCAATCTTAATTTTTAATCTAAAATCGGCCTCCGTTATAATTGAATATCGCAGAGGCCAACTATAATTTTTATTGGTCGTTCCAGCCTTGCATCAGCCATTCAACGACTAAAGTGAGTTTGGCGTCCATTATCGCCCATAAGTGGTCAAGCATGATTGTCTTTCAGATATTGACGCTTGGCTGCTAGCAGATTCCTGAAGATACG